ATCCAGGTCAAGGAAATACTAATGCAAATTCACAAGCAACTGGTACTGGTTTAATGCCTAATTATCCTTTTAATGATTTAAGAACTGATCCTTATTTAGTTGGTAGAAATTCTAATGCAAATAGTCAATTACCTTGGTATGCACAACTTACTGGTAATGGAGATTTTGTAGAAAATAACTGGCATAGAGGTAATATGCTGCAAGCAGATGGAAGAGGTTTAGCAGCAATTGACGCAAGAGCATATACTTTTCATTCACCTGAATTAAATTTTTCTAAATTATATTTAAATCCTACTGAAGTTAAAATTTATAAAGTTGCTGGTGCTAATGTAATAGGTAGGTTTAAAAAATCTGAAGATCATCCTAAAGCAAAACTATTAAAAAATAGAGCAGCAACAATTGCTGCATTAATAGGTGTTGGTTATGCTTTAAGTGAAATGCGTGGTAGAAGAGATTATAAAGTTGATACCATGCGTTCTAATTCTATTGGTGAATTTGGTGCTTATGCTGTTGGATCTGGTACACATATGTCACCATTTATTGGTCCTGGTACAGCACAAGCTGCTGGTAACGTTGGTGTATCATCTGGTTCACTTTGGATTGGAGCAGCTGCAGATTTAGCTTTTAATACTGCTGTAGATATAGCTGCTATATTTGGTGCAGGTAAATTAGCGAGAACAATAGGTACTCCTATTTATCAACAAGTAGAACTTGCAGCATCAGCATTAGCAGCAGGTCATTTAGGACCAAGAAGAGAAGTTGTATATAATGGTAGTGATTTTTCATCAGTACCTTCAATTATGTCAATAGCTATTGGTATAATATCTTTTTTAAATTATGTTGCAGTAGGTGGTGATAAGATTATTGATTTAATTATGAATCTTATTGGTTTCCAAGATTATGCAATGAAGTATATATCACATGGATATTATAATCAAGAAATAGCTTATCAAGGTGTACAATTTAGAAATCAAATTGAAAGAGCTAGATATATCAAAAGTGCATTACAATCTTTTGATGGTGTAGATGTAATTCAAAATAATTTAAGACCATCAACTGTTGTATTTAAAACAGTAGATAATTGGGTTTCATCATGGCCAATTAATAATGGATTAACAGATAATACAAAATTTACAATAGGTTCACGATGTGCAGGTAATATTGTAAATGGACAACCTAATAGTAGTATGAGTTGGTGGAATCCAGGAGAAGAAGTTGAGTCAACTGCATTTGCAAACTACGGTGCATTTAAAACTTTAATGGATAATCAATATGGTCAACTAGATAGTATTATTCAACTTACTACACAAAATTGTTATTACTTTAGAGATCAACAAAATATAGATGCAGATGGAAATTTAATTCCAATTACACCAATAGATACTTTTAGTACAGATACAATATATGCAGGTGATTCTTATGTAACAAGATATACAGAAAAAACAATAATGCCATTTTTCTTTACTTTTCTAAAAGAAGGAAGAGATGGTGTAGCTTTTGATTATTCTAAATATGCAAATGTTCCTTTTCCTAGATTTTGGATGAACACGGAAAAATTCCGTATGGATCAATTTGTAAGACCTATAACAAACTTAAGTTTTAATTGGAGTAATTCTGAAGCTTTACCTTCTGGATATTATAATATGGATTGTCCAGAAAATGGAGGATATTGTGGTGATCCAGGTGTTCCTTTTAATTTTACACAATTTGGTGAAGGCGCATTAGCAGGATCAACTTTACAAGATGGATCTACAGCTAATAATTCTTCTGTTCCTGCTGGCAATCCATCTGGTCCAGCTACTGCTCTTGGTGGAGCAGCTTTTACAGATCTTCAAGATACATGGAATGTACAAAATGGTAATTTAGCATTTAACAATAGATTTTTAGTTTTTAATACTGGTGCTTTAGCTGATGTACCTTATCAGGTAGATATGGATGGAAGCAGTACTGAATGGAAAATTGTAGGATCAACCTCAACAGAAGTAACAGTAAATCCAGCTGCTGGTGTAACAATTGCAAACCCAGTTGAAGTATATCCTATGTTTAATTTAACTATAGGTACACATGGATATGCTACACCTTTAGAGCTTGGTAATGGACCAAGTCCAACTGTTCAAGATGATTCTGGTGGAGCACCTTGTGCTTGTGTAGGTTTTCCTGAATTTGTAGCTGGAGATTGTGATTGGGAAGATGGAGATATTCCTATGCCTGGTATGTTTTCTTCTAATGGTACTGTAAACAATTGTAGACTTTTATTTGATTTTTCTACAGGACTTATTATAGGACAAGTAGATTTTCCTACTGGTTATTACGAAGCTGATAGTACAGTTTTAGTACCAGGTCAACCACCTGGTGAATCTATAAATACAAATGATATACCACTAGATGATCGTTGGTTTGCTTTTAACTCTGATGTAGAATTTAATAATGTTAAAGGCACATTTTTATGTGGGAATGGTCATAGACTACCTGCTGGTGAATTTTTTAGACAAGCAGATACCAATAGACTTGTAGAAGGTGATATTCAAGCAGGTGGTCCAGGTAATATTGATACAATAGTTGATAATGCTGAAGATGCAGCACAAGATTCAGGTTTTGCTCAAGGTAATACACAAGTAAATGGTGGTAATGCTACAGGAGGTTTATTTGTAATTAAAACAGGATTTATGTATACTCACAATTGTGGTATAAATGATTTTTGGGTTGAGTCATCAATGAATCTTGCATTTAGAGATTATGAAGATGTGCCAAGAAAACAACATTATGATGATGAAAATTATACAGATCTTGTAGAATTATTTCATACTAAAATTGTAAACTTTGATAATTATTATTTTTATGATAGATCAACATCAGTAGATAAATTTTGGGGATCATCTTGGGGACGTATTCAAGAAAGTTATTATGATCCATTAATTGCAGAAAACTGTTTTATTAAATATCCTAAAAGATTACTATATTCAGTTCCGGCTACTGGTTTTAAAGATAAAGCAACACTTCAAAATAAAAATGATGCTAAACAAGATTTTTGGAGAGTTTATTTAACAGAAAACTTTAGAGACTTTAAAGATAAAGTTACAACTATAAAACCTATTAATGAGACAGGAGCTATAATATTTTTTCCAACAATGTCTCCTAAAATGTTTACAGGACAAGATAGATTACAATTAACTAATACAAAACTTACAATTGGTGACGGAGGATTATTTAGTCAAGCTTTTTCAAATATAACAAACTCAGATATATCACATGAATATGGATCTTCAGAAAGTGCAAGAAGTGTTTTAAATACTCCGTTTGGTATTTTCTTTGTATCTCAAGCACAAGGTAAGATTTTTCAATATAGACCTGGTGGCGGTTTAACACCAATATCAGATCAAGGTATGAAATGGTGGATGAATAAATTCTTACCATCTAAATTATTAGAATACTTCCCTTTAATAGAAGATTGTCCTCAAGCAGTAGATAATCCTGTAAATGGTGCGGGTGTTCAAACTGTTTATGATCCAAATAATGATATAGTATATTTCTGTAAAAAAGATTATATACCATTACCACAGTTTCAAGGTAATGAGTGTATTCAATATATTCCTTGTGAAGGTTTTATTTATAATGCAACAAAGTGTGAAGGTTTACCTCAAATTGCAACATGTCCTGACGGATATACATTAATACAAGATCCTGTAACTGGAGAAGACGTATGTCAATTATTTTATACTGCACCTCCAATTGTAAATCAAGAACCAGGTTTTGAGTATGGTGCTGCAATTGGTGAAGGTACAGATTCTGGACTTGGTTCTATAGGTAATAGTAGATTTGGTAGAGATATGCCAATTGTTATTGATAATGTAGCAGTTGATGGAATGCCTACTAATCAAGCTGATCCTAGTACATGGCATTACATAGTAGATAACGGAACTAATACTTTTTGGAGAAATTCACTAGCAAATGCTACTGATGGTATTGTAAATAGATTAATGCGTGGTAATAATCTTTTACCTGCAGGTCCATTTGCAACAGTAGAATTTCAAATTAATATACCTGTTACTAAAACTGTACACCTTTTAGCAGCAGGAGATAATGCATTTTCAATTGATATAGATACTGGTGGAGGTTATACTACATTTGTAAGTCCCGTTGATGCTACTTTATTTGGAGCTGTTACTAATGGAGGTGGTATATGGAACCCTCAAGCAGTTGCAGGTGGAAACTTTGCTTGGTTATCAGGTGATGTACTAGATGCATCTCAATATTCTAAAGCTTGGATATATAAATTAGAGTTACCTCAAGGATGTACAAAATTTAGAATGACAGGTACTAATGCTGGTACTCCTGGCTTTAATAGTCTTGCTGGTCTTGCTGCTGCAGTTATTGATGTTAATGATTGGTCTGCTATTCAAAATGTTAGTTCATGGGAACAACTACCTAAAATATGGGATTCAGAAACTTTTGATTTTATAGTACCAGGCACTTTAGAACGTTTTACATGTGAAGATGGTTATCAACAATTTACAGATGGCACTGATGGAGGAACTGAAGAATGTCCTGTATGTAGACGAGATAAAATAATATATACATGTGAATGTGAAGATGATGCAACATCTGGTATACCTGGTGTTTTATTTGGTTTATGTCCTGTTGATAATAATGGAAATGTTGGAAGTTCATTTTGTCAATATGAAGGATACCAAGATGTAACAATGGAAGATCAAACATTTCCAATAGAAGTGCAAAATGAAAGTTACTTTAAAGATATATCATGGACATTAAGTTATGATCCAAAAGCAAAAGCTTGGTTATCATTTCACGATTGGCACCCTGAGTTAGCGTTTAATAGTATAAGGCATTTCTTAACTTCAAAAACAGAAACAACAGCTGTACCACAATGTCCTCCAGGTTATACTTGGAATGGTCAAGAATGTTGTTTACAATTAACTCATCAACAACTAGCTGAAGTAAATGTAGATGAGTTTTTATCTGAGTTTGAACTTGTTGATGCTACAGTAGAATCTTGGGAAGAAACAATAGATATTGCTATTGTAATTGATGATTCAGGATCTACAACTCCAGCAATAATGCCATCTCAATTAGCATTTGTTCAAGAATTTATAACTGGTATGACTCCAGGAATGTCTACTGGTGCAAATGTAGTAAGAATTGGTCATGGTAGATGGGGTACTACTAATGCTACTGTACAAGCAATGACAAATGTTGCTGCTACAGCAATAACAAGTTTAGGTTTGCCAGTAAATGCAGCTGGTGGTACAACTAATTATCCAGGTAATCAAGGTGGTACAAATTATAATCAAGCAGTTGCTCAAGCTAATACTTTATTAACAGGTAGTACTGCAGATAAAAGAATTGTATTATTTATAACTGATGCTACAGTTGATGCTACACAATTATTTCCAAATCCAAATGATTTTACTAATGCTACTCAATGTATTGCAGTATTTGCTAATAATGATGCAGTAGAGTTAAATTGTGCTAGTTATAACAATAATTTAAGTACTATGATAACAGCAACAGGTTTAGCTGCTCCTAATAATGTTGCTGCATGTAATCAAATAGGTAATACTCCTCGTAATATGTATCATGTTGGTGGTCAAATACCATCAGGTCAACCTGGAGCTTTTGACTCAGTTGCAACTAATATTGTAAATGATCTAACAACTTGTAATTGTCCAACAGGTACGGTATTAGATACTGCTGCTACACAAAATCCTTGTGAACCAGAACCAGCTCCACCTCCTAATTGTATTAGTTGTTTATGTCCTGATGGATATACAATGGTAGGTGATTGTAATAATTCACAAGCACCACCTGTATGTAGAAAAATGGATTGTGAATGTGAATCACCATATTTTAATCCTAATGAAATATTAACAACAACTGGTCAATGTGATGATATATATTTATACTATAATGAATTAACAGGTGTAGGTGATCCAACTTATGTAAATGATAATCCATTATTTTGTGATTACGTATACACTGATTGTGTTCCTGCTAATTATGAAATAGGATTTTTCTGGAAACATAACATTAGAACAGATTTATTTAATAATTACTATGATAAAAATTATCCTTGGGAAGTAGATATTATAGAACAAACTGGTCAAGCAGTTACAACTCTTAGAAGTGTTGAATATCAAATGGAAGCATATCTATATCAAAATGAAGGTAAAGATAGATTCCATGATTTAGATTATAACTTTGATGAAGCTATTATCTATAACTCTGAACAAGTATCAGGATTATTAGAATTAGAATTAGAACCAAAAAATAATGTTCAATTATCAATGTTATATCCTATTGTTGGACCTAACAGTATAAGAACATTATTTAGTAAAGTAGAACAAAAATATAGATTTAATCAATTCTTTGATATAACAAATGATAGAGGTGAGTTTAGTGCTGCTACAAATACAATTTGGCAAACAGATTGGGATGGATATGTTAGAACATTGAATCCAGCTAATTTAGATTATAATAAACCTCAACATCAAAGAAAAAAGTTTAGACATTACTTTAATCATGTATTATTAAGAAAGTCTGATGAAGCTGCTACTACAAGAAAAATGTTATTAAAATTAGAAAATACTAAATTAAATATATCTTTTAGATAATGAAATATAGCAAAGACGGATATAAAAGAAATAGTAAGGATAGAAATAATCCTTTTAATATAATACCATCAGGTAATATAACTATGAAAGGTGTAGACTTTCCTGTATTTGGCATGGATAACTTAGGTAATAGTAGAGTTATGATGCCAGGTGCTAATTATATATTTCCTGGTAGTTCTGTTTTTGAAGTTCCATTAGCAAGAGTTGGTATAGAATTACCAATATATCAAAATAAAGGAGAAGTTAATCTAGCTGAAAAATATAAATATATACCATCACAATTTTTTAATGTACCAGAAGGAGAGTTTACATTTGATTATAAAGATAAAGATGGTAATGTAGAAACTAGAACAGGTGTTTATAATCCACAATGGTTTGAACAAGGTTTTGAAGATTCAGATGCTTATTATGCTTTAAGTGATGATGAAAAAATTAATTTTGCTAATAATCCATATATAAATAATGACGGTGATATGATTCATCCTTTATTGTGGGATAAAGAAACTTTAGAAAAAGAAAATAAAAAAAGATTTCTTCATGGATTATATCAAAAAATGTATACCAAACAAGATGACGGTAGTTACATTTTAAATCCAGAATATGAAACTGCGCTAGGTGATGCTAGGTATCTTACTACAACAGATATTCCATATTCAGAAATTCCAGATGAAGGGGCATTTTCTAGTACATTAGCTGCTGATCCAAATAATACAAGTTGGTATAGAGAATTAAAACCAGAGATTTATACTGATGGTAAAACAATGACAGGATACGCATGGGATAAAGATAGTGAAGAGTTTGTACGTACATCAGATATGACATATAAAGATTTGTTAAAACAGTACAAATACATTAAAGATATGCCTGGAATGGAAGGCATTTCTAGAAGAGATTATAAAAAAAGATTACAACAAGGAGATATATATTGGCCTCAACTTCAAAGTCCAGCACAATTAGCACAGTTTCAAGAGCAATATAAATCAATAATGAATCCAATTAAAAATGAAGATATAGAATTACAAAAAGAATTTTATGATAATGCTATAAGTGGAGATTTATATAAACAAAAATTAATTAATCAAGGTTATGATAATGTTGATGAAATTATAGAAATGAGAAAAGATGCTTTAGCTAATTCTAAAGTAATATATGATGCAGATTCTAGTTCTTATAGAAATGAGGCTTATGATGATGATCCTAATTTAATTAAAAAAATTCTTGATAAAGTAACTTTTTTAAATGATCAGTATAAAAATTCAGGTATAGATTATGATTATAAAGATGTATTTTTTGCAAATCCTTATTATACAAGAATAGGTGAGGAAAGAACAGAAGCAGATGCAAGTTATGATAGTAGAGAAGCAAGAAATAATGCTGAGCCAAATATATTTACTGATGATCAATTTAAAGCTATAGTACAATCACAATATGGTCACCTAGATGTTCCAGCATTTAGAGAGCTTAGAAATAAATTAATAAAAGGTGAAACAGGCAGTAGAGCTTATACATCAGGATCAAGACAAGGAGATGTTGTATTAGATCCAAGACAAATTCAAGGTTTAAATATAGATATGGGCTTTGAAGGAACTCCTGCTGAATTAAAATCACAATTAGAAGCAACATTAGCCCATGAACTTGGTCATCAAATGGGTTCAAGTAAGTATATTAAAGATTTTAATTTAAATGAAAATGATTATAATTATATACAAGACAGAATGAATGTTTCTGATGATGCAAATTCTCATGATAAATCTGTATATGAAAGAAAAGCAGACTTAGAAGCTTTAAGATATGATATGTATAGAACTATTGGATATGATTATAGTAAAGATGTTTTAACTCCTGAAATACTTGAACAATATAAACAGTACATTAAAGATAATCCTAGTCCAAATTTACCAACTGAAAGAATGTTTCAGTTTTTTGATGATCAGGATATTATAGATATTAATAATGCTGTAGCGCAAAATTATGAAATAGGTGATGACATTTCTGGAAATCTAAGACAAGCTAAAGATGGTGGTGAAAATGATGAAAACATTATAGCTTATTCTAGATTTTTAAAAAGATTTATACCAAGTGCTGCTGTTCTTGCAAAAAATCCTTTACTAACATTTACAGGATCAATGCTCTATCCTAATACATTAGGAAAAGGTTCAACTTTAGAAACTCCTTCTTTAGAAGCCCAATATCAAAATTATTTGATTACAAATAATCCTGAAGAAAGAATAAAATCAGAATTAGAATATGAAGTAATGACAGGTAGACCTTTTGTTTTTGATCCTGTACCAATATCAAATATTAAAGAACATGGAGGTGAACATGATGGTTTTGATTGGAAAGGCTATTTTAAAGGAGAGCAAGGTTTCATTCCTGATTATGGAGGAAAGTCTACAACACAAACATATCTAGATAATAAAGATACTGTGCAAAAAGGACTTGATGCTGTATCTATGACAGGTATACCGGGAGTAAGTCAATTTGCAGGATATAGTAGTGCAGCTATTGATTTTGGTGATGCAGCTATGGCATATGCACAAGGTGATTATGATACCGCAAAAAAAGAATTTGCTAAAGGAACTACAGGAGCTGTAATATCTACAATTCCAGGTGGAAAAACTATGGCAGGATTAACAAAAGCTGGTTTACAAGCAACTGGTAAAAATTTAGCCAAAGGTACAGTAAAAGGTGGAGTAAAAAGTACAATTAAAAATATAATAGATGAAAACAATGATACACCTATATATGCTGAAAATCTAGAACAACCAATTGATGGAGGTATGCTTCCAGAAATTACGGTAACACCAAAAACAAAATATGGTACAGAGTTACCTATAGCACAATTTGGTACTTTTAAAACTGCAGCACAAAAAGCATTAAATGCATATAACAAATATATGTTTAATAAATCTAAAGATGCTTTTGGTATATCAGGACGTATGCTAATGGATGATCTTACACTTCCTGTTGCAAATAGTGCTAATTTAATGTTGCATAGATCATTAGATAATACTTATATTCCTAATTTATCTGGCTCAGACTTAGATAATTATCATAAATTAATAACTCAATATACTATAAACTCTGAACCATTTAAGTTTTCTTCATTTCCAGAAAATAAAGAAGTAAGTTTTCCTATGGAACCTTCTTTTATAAATAAAGATGGAACTCCTCTTTATACTTTTGATAATAGATTTGCAACACAATTAAATGATATTATTAATTCAAATAAAGTTATATTTAAAGGTGATCAAAATAAACCTCTTACATTAGTAAGAGAGTTTGAAGGATTTACTGATGTTCCTGTTGGCAAAGATTTTTATTTTACTAAAGATTATTATGGTGATGTGGATAAACTTAATTTATATATAGATGCATTAAAATCTGGAAAAATTTTTAATCTTGGTGATATATCTTCATGGTCTGTAGGTGCTAATACAGGTTTAAATAGATTTGGAAGTAATAGATTTATTATTGAAGATTTTCCATTAAGTCAAAATGCATTAGTAAATAAATATGACTCACCATTATTTTCAAAAAATCAAAAAGGTATATTCCGTGAAAGAGAATTATTATTACCATCAACAACACAATTTAAAGTAAAAGATATACAATTTAATGTACCAAGAAAACCTTATCATTATACTAAAGATGATGCTGGTAAAATTACAAACTTTAGTCCACATTATGGTGCTGATATTATATTAGATGTACAAAACAACACTAAAAATATTAAATTCAAAAAGAAAGGTGGACAAACAAAATATAAAAAATCTGTATTTAATAAAAATAAAATGTCTTTGTCTAATCCTGGTAGATTAATAAATCAAATGCTTAAACAAGGTATATTTAAAGCTGAGTTTAAGATGGGAGGTGAACAAAAATTAAATAACGGATATACAGTTAAAAAAGAATTTGATAATGCAAACAATATACCTTTTATATCATATACAAACGAACCTGATATAGAAGGTAGAGTTTATTATGAAGCTGATAATGATGCTGAAATAAATGTTATTGATATAGAAACAAAATTAAATCAAATAAGATCTAAACATGAAAGAACAAAAAAGATAATCCTTAAACGTAGACAAGGTGAAAGTTTATCTAATGCAGAAAAGCAGCATTTAAACTCATTAGGGTTATTGTAGTAAAATTAGTTAAATTAGTTAATTTTTAGTATATTAATAGTGTAACATATTGTCTATATACAAATTATGAAAAGAAATAATAAAAATAAAAATATTCAAACTTCTAAAGTTTATCCAACGCTTCCTGAATATCAATATGTTACAGGCATGCCAAGATATAAAAATGGTGCAGAGTATTTTAGTTATGATGATTATATGACTGATACAATATTAGCAGATGAAGGAACAGAAACAAAACTTCCACCATACTTAATGAAATACAATGTAGATTCAAGTAATCCTGGTAATGTACTTTTTGGGGAAAAGGTAGAATATGGTGTACCTGAATTTTTAAGAACTAGTAGTCCATTAGCTGCTCTTTTAACTGGAGTAAGTAAATTTAAAAATGTAGGAAAAGATTTTAAAAATGCACTTGCAAACATAAATCCTAAAACAGGAAAGCCTTATAGTAAAATGGATTTTGCTAGAAATACACTTACTAATACTACAGATGGGAATGTTCAAATTAATATGGAAAATCTTATTAATGCATATGACAAAAAAGGAAATATTATAGATGAAAAAAATACTGCTGAAAATTTATTTATAACACAAAAAGATGCTAGAGCTAATTATTTTAATGAGTTAGCAAAACAACATTCAGAAACATATGTTGATGATGAAGGAAATCCTTTGTTAAGTCAAAAACAAATGGATAAATTTGGAAATGTTACTTATGTTGATCCAGATGGTACTAGAACAGTTGGTGATAAAGTGCAAGATCACATTAAAGATATAAATGCACAAAGAATAAAATTTAATGATGATTTTACAGAAGTAACAGAATTTTCAAGATATAATGATGAAGGTAAAAAAGAAGTAGGAACGTATGATCCAAATGCAAGATATGAAGAGATGGAATATGAAGATATATATAATGTTCAAGATGAATTAAATGAAGCTAGTCAATATCTTAGAGCTGGAGGGGGTTTTCCAAGAAATAATCTTGCTGCATTTATATATGGGGGAGAAGAAATACCTAAAGCACAAATTGGAACAGGTAATTTTAGAAACTATACACTAAGAGATCCTAATGTTACTATAGGAACTAAAACCATAGCTCCAATAAATAGAATAACAAGAAATTTACCATTTGGTGCTGTTGATAAAGGTGTTCAACAAGGACGTGGATTTAATATTAATGTACCTCTTATTTCAAGACAATTACTTAAAACACCAACTTCACAATTAGTTGGTAATATAAATATAGGAACAAATGCATATAGAACACCAGGATCTGAAAAATATGCTACAAAATATGTAGATTCAGATATGGATATTATGATGGAAAATGCACCTCCACATTTACAAAATGTACAATCAGCATATGGTGCATATCAAGATTATTCTGCTCCTTATATGACTAATGTAGGTCAACGTATAGGTATTGGTGGTGATTATACTTATTCATCAAGAGGTCTTGGTAGAGGTGTTGGTATTGATTTAGGTGCTGATATTGGATTAAATTACAGCAGAGGTGAACTTGGTTCTGATTTTGCATATGTAGATAGATTTGATAATTTCCATGGTTTGCCAAATGATGCAGCTATAAATATTTTTGACTCAGTAACACCTGACATTAGAGCTGATGAATCTATGTTTGGATTTGATGCAGGTGCATATGCAGGTTTAAGAAATCAACGTACAGGACTTTCAGGAGGTTTATATGGTAACTATGGTACAATGAGAACAATAAATCCAGGAATGCGTTTAGGTGTTAAAGGTAATATACCATTAATTAGAGGAAAAGGTAATTTACGTGGATTTAATATTTCTGCTAGTCCAGATGTAAGTTATGATTTTTTATCAAACACGCCTAGATATGGTTTTGGAATTAGTGCAGGATTTGAAGATGGTGGAGAAAATTTACCAAAATTTCAAGGTAATGTAGGTCCAAGTGAAACAAGTGAAAAGACATATACATTTAATGGTCAACAAGTTACTAAAGAAGAGTTTGATAGATTATCTAAAGAAGCACAAAATAATTTAAATTCTTCAAGGCCTAATTTTATGAATCAAGGACCATTTACACAATTTGATCAATTTAACTTTGCAGATAATGAAGGAGACGGTTCAGGTCCTACTAATCCAGGTGCTACAACTTCTGGACAATCAGTAAATCCTGTTGTAACTGCTCCTTCTATGGATGAAATTGCTGGTGGTACTCCATTAGATTTAGATTTACCAACTCCAGATTATATGAATCCTCTTGGAATGAATCAAGAAGTACCAACTAATCCTAATCAACCTGTTACAATGAATATAAGTGAAGGTGAACCTGTTGATAATACTAATATACCAGTTGTAGAACCAGAAAACCCAGCTGCTCCTCCAGCTGCTCCTTTAGAAATGAGTTTTAGTAAACCAGATCTTACTGATGAACAAAAAGCTAATATGACTGAAGAAGAAATAAAAGCTTATGAAAGACAACAAAAAATGGATTCAGCATATAATCAAGCAAATGCATTTATGAATACAGGTATTGTAGGAGCAGGTAAACAACTACTTAGAGAAACAGGTAAATATGCAGCAATTGCAGCTGATGTAGGTAATTTTATTTTAGGTGAAGGAAATAGAAAGATAGATGAATTAGAAACAGAAAATGAGCAAGATGAAGTTAGTGATTTTATGAATCCTATTGAAGCAAGTAGAGGTGATAAAGGTGATTTTGATGTTAACACCGGATTGTATAGAGCTACAAGTTTAGGATATGGTGATGGACCTCAAGGACAACTTGCACAAATGGGTACAGAAACAAAAGGTATGCCAGAACCAGATTACAGAAGTTTACAAAAATTCTTAAACCAAGCTGTAGTTGCATACGATCCACAAACATTATTAATGCAAGCAAAACAAGGTGATGAAATTATTGATGCAGATATGAAACTAATAAAAGATTTAATGGCAGCAGGTGCTGATTTTGAAATTATATAATTATGAAAATTAAATTAAAAAATATACCAGAAGGATTTGAAATAAAAAACGGTAGGTTAATTAAAAAAATGGCTGAAGGTGGTACCGTAAATAATACTTTACAACCTGTGCCACGTGATGAAGCTAATGTTGAAGCAGAAAAAAATGAAACTGTTTTAACTGATGCAGATCAAGATGGTTTTTATGAGTTATATAATATTGGTGGTAAAAGACATTCAAATGGTGGTACACCTTTAAATTTACCTGAACAATCTTTTATTTATTCTGATACAAGAAAAATGAAGTTCACAAAAGAAGAACTCAAAGAACTTGGAGTACCATCATCAAAAAGACTTACCCCTGCTGCAGTCTCTAAAAAGTTTCCTATCAACAAATATATGGAAGTTCTTAAAGATCCTAGCTCAGACGATATTGCAATTCAAAGTGCTGAGGCTATGATAAAAAAGAATAAAATAAAGCTTTCTCAAATTGCTTTTATGCAAGAAAGAAAAAAAGATTTTGAAGAAGGTTTGCCATTAGCTGCGTATCCATATTTATTAGAGAATGGTATAGATCCAAAAGAGTTTGAAATGAAGATTGAACAAGCAAAACAATCTGAACAAAAAATGGCTCAAGGTATGCAAGAAGGTATGCCAACACATACTATGCCTGATGGTACAGTACATCCTGGTGCAACACATGAAGAATATATGGCTATGCAACAAGGTCAAAGTATGCCTCCTCAAGGTATGATGCCTCCAATGTCTCAAATGGGTATGGCTATGGGTGGTATGGAATTACGTGATTTTATATATAGTAAAGAAGGTAAAGAAGTGCCTACTAATAAAGGATTTCAAGCATTACCACCAGCAGTACAAAAAAATATTATTGATAATATGCAAAATGGTGGACAACCGTCAATTATACCTGCAGATATGATGGAGCAATATAATGCATGGAGAACAAAAAATAGATTAAAAGATATACCTGAAATACAGATGATGTTTTTAAATACTATGGAAACTGGAGCGCCTATAATGCCTGGTCATTCTGATATGTTTAAGTCTACACCAAATACTACAAATAAAATGGCTGTAGGAACATTACCTGGTTGGAAAGAAACATTAAAAGGTTTTATTCCTGATGATTATGATTATGTAGTAGATGATCCAATGCAAGGAATGAAAGATTTTATAAATTATATAAATCCATTTGAAGAAGGTGGATCATATAGTGGACCAAAAGGAGAAGCAGCTTATTTAGCTAGAAAAGATGCCGCTATAAAAAAAGCTATGGCTGAAGAACAAGATGGCGGAGATCCAAATGCAATGACTCAAGATCAGCAACAAATACAAGCGTTAGTCAATGCACAAAAAGAATTATCTCAACAAAGAGAGATGATTATGATGGCTTATCAACAAAATCCTGAACAATTTTCTACTCCAGAAGCTCAAGCAGGATTAGAAGAAAGGTTGATGATGTTAGATCAAAATTTAGCTCAAGTACAATCACAATTACAAATGTTAACTGAGAAAGAATTTTTAGAAAGCACTATGATTCCATTATCAGAGTTTGTAGGAGAAACAAATGTTCCTGCAAATTTAAATGATCCTAATTATCAGTATTTTAATCCTGAATTAATGATGGCTAAAGAAGGTAAAGAGTTACCAACTTATCAAGGAGGAAATGGTGAAGATTCAATGTTTCCAAATTCATTTTATTATGGTGATGATAATGATGGTTATCCAATATCATTAGATCCTTATTTTAGAAACTCTCCTACTGGACGTTTTTTACCACAGGAACCAGGACCAAATGGTGGTTTTTCTGTTGTTGAACTTGGAAAAGAAAATCCAAACTTTGATCCAGAATTTGAAAGTAGTGTAGATAGAGGTATAGATGCTCATCAAAATTTTTATGAGATCATGTTACAAGATAACTTTAGTGGAGTTAGAGATGCATGGATACAAGCATATAAAGATTTAGATGATCCTAATAAAATAACAGGTAAATCTGAAAGAGAATTATATAAAGCATTTAATGATATGAATATATTATTTAATGCAGCATATTCATCTGGTGTAAGTTTTAAAGATGCTGATATTACAGCACAATTAAAAAGAAATGCTGAAAGATTAGGAATGCCTGTTCCTACTGAAGAAACAATTAAAATGTATCAAGGTATGTACAATGCCTTAGCTACTGTAAAAGAAACTGGTACTGAAGAACAAAAGAATTTACTAAAACAAGTTAATGTAAATTATAGTGATAATACTGGGGGTGCTTATGAAATTGTACCAAATAGTGGTAAATTTGTTTCTAAAATTGATGGTAAAGTTGGTGATAATACAAGTCAACAATTTGTTTCTGTAACTGATGCTGAAAGAAGAGAAACAACTACAGTTGAATATGAGTGTGATGAAGAAACTAAAAAAGCAAAAATACAAGAGTGTATGGAAAAAGGTCTTCCTTTTGAAGAAGCAACTTGTGAATGTGCTAAAGTTCCAGAAACAATACCACCAGGAGAAATTCCACCATATTTAACGTTTCCAGGTGATGACATGAAAGTAGGTGCATTAGCTGCACTTACAATGCAAAGAGATAAAAAATATGGAAGAATGCAAAACTATGATCCTCTTATGAGAGATCCTGGTTATGTAGATGATAGAGCTGCTGTAGCTGCTCAAACTGCTTTAGCAAATCAAGCTATGGCTGTTTCTAGAGATCCTTCTCAAGTGCAAGGTGCTGCACAAGATCAAATTGATAAAATTCAAGCTAATAGATTTGCAACAAATACTAAAATATTTGATAATACCCAAGCTTATAATGTTGCAGAAGAAAATAAAGCTAGGTTAATGAATGATCAATTTATGTCAGATTATATGGATATGGTTAATACTGTAGATCAAGAATATGATAATGTGAAAGCACAAGATATGATGAACCTTGTTGATGCAGAAATAACTAGAATGGATAATGCTGATAAATTATATGAACTCAATTTAAGAAATCCAAACTTTTATTTTGATCCTCAGCAACATAGAACTATTTTTCAAAATGCTGCAGCACTAGAAGCATTTAGAGGTAATCCTAATACACAACCTGTAACATTGGAAGATGCAATTGCATCTTGTAGAAAGTCAGGAGTACCAGATAATCAACTTGTAAATTGTGCTAAATTAAAAATGGAATCTGTAAATAATCCATCAGGTGTTGATTATACAAGAGATGAAATAGCAAATAACAATATTGAAGATAATAATCAAAATGATGATAATACAACATCTGGTAGATATGGAGGATCATTTAAATATGGAGGAGCAGTTAGAGAAAAAGATTTAATAAACAGTAGAATTAAATTAAGAAATTGGATAATGGGTAATGAATAAACTTTAAGAGTTTAATTTATTATACATTAAAACTTATAAAATTTTAGTATTTTTGTAATATGGCAACATACCTACCAAACATAAAAGATTATGTACCTCAAATGCAGGCTTACACGCCTGATTTTAAGTTTTTATCAGACTCATTAGATTCTAGACAAGACAGGTATAATAAAACAACCAAACAATTAAATAATTTGTATGGTGATGTTGTATACGCAGATCTTTCAAGATCAGATAATCAAGAAGTTAGAGACAATTATGCAAAAAGACTTGCACCTAAAATACAACAAATATCAGGATTAGATTTTTCATTAGCACAAAATGTGCAAGCTGCAAAAGGATTATTTAAACCATTCTATGAAGATGAACATATTGTAAGAGATATTGTATATACAAAAACTTACAAAGATCAAATGGCTTTAGCTAACAGTTATAAAAAGTCACCAGTTGATAAAGAACGTCAAAGATATTGGGAAGATGGTGTACAGTATATGAATTATATGATGGATGATTTTCAAAATAAATCTAGATCAGAATCAATGTCTGTACCTTTACCTGAGTATTATGAAAATCCTAATTTGTATGAAAAAGCTATGGAAGTTTTAAATACAGGGGGTCCTGATGGAAAAGGTTTTAAATCAATTGAAACATATGTTGATCAAACAGGTCAGTTTATTGTAACACAAGAAAATGGTATAGCATTATTAAGTAAACCTACAGGAAGAACAATAGAAAATCCCAATTTTGATCCTAATAAAAAAGAATCTGCTTCTAATCCTAAAATGATTGAAGAAACATACAATCCTGCTGCTAATCTTATAAATCAAACTATAACTGATGATCCTACTGTAGTTCAAGGTTATCAAATAATGGCTTACAATGATGCAAGAAAGTTTTATGAAGAAGAAGCAAAAAAATCAGGTATACCTGTTGATCAACTTAAAAGACAATGGGTAGAAACACAATTAGGACAATTTGAACAAGAAACTCAAGAAATACTTGATAAAGAAAATACAGAGTTAAATAAAACTAATCAAGAACTTGCAAGTTGGGATGCATATGTAAAAGAAGCACCACTTATTAAAGATTCAGAAGAATATCAAAAGTGGTTTATTGCAATGACAAAAGGTCAAACAATTCAAAAAGGTATTGATAAACTAGAACAAAAAAGAAAAAATATTTTAAATAATCCTGATGTAGAAGATTTAGATGCATATATGAATAGTGGTTATGCAGCATTTATTTCAAATAGATTAGGTAAAGATATTTTTACAGCAGCTAGAGACTATGCTGATCTTACATCACAACATTCATTTGAAGAAAGTAAAATATATATTGAAAAACTTAGAGCAAGAAATAATGAAAATCTTGCAAGACTTAAAAGATCATGGAAACTTAATGATGAAATTCAAAAAGCATTAGCAGAACAAGATGCTGCTACTGTTATTCCTACTCCTATTGGTGGAGATGCAAGAGAAAATATTGTTGATTTTGGTAGTAGAACTGAAGCAAATGCAAACGGTGAATTAAAAGCTCATAGAGATATTAATAGAAGAATGATTCAAACTATTACTGCATTCTATATGGCTATGGCTGATGATTTAAATACTGAAACAAATTTAGATAATATGGCTAACTATACTGTTACGCCTACTAATAGAACTACTGGAGAAATAAAAACATCAGGTATATTTATTCCTAATTTAAATGCTAATAAATTACAATTTTATAGATGGGAAGATGCAGGACAAGTATTACTTGATAATCCTGATTTATTAGAATATCATTATAACAGAGTTGTTCAAATAACAAAAGATCCAGATATGGCAGCTTCATATAAAAAAGGTGTCAATGAAGGTTTAAGAAACACTATAGGTGAGATGATTGGTGATGTTGATATGAGAACTAAAAAATTAGGTCAAGTTAAAGATTTACAGGCTAGAGTATATAAAAATGTTATTGAAAGTTTAGATTTAAGTAGAATACCAGTTGGCTTATTAGATCTTAATTTACAAGATTTAGAAATTGATTTTTTTGATAAAGATGGTTACTTTAAAACAGATACTGAAATATTTGATGGTGTATATACTGGTATAGCTAAAGAATATTTAATAGGTACTAATTCAACTGTAGATAATGCAAGTGTTACAAATTTAGCTAATCAATTAAGAGAAGTTTTACCTTTAGAACTTCCTTCTGTTCAAGAACTTACTGATCAGTTTTATGATGAAAAAAATAGAAATTGGATAACTAAAGAGCAAGATCCACGTTCTCCTGCTACTACTGATATGTTAGTAAAATTTTCAGGTGGTAATGCTGCTAATATACAAGGTATTATGCAAGGATATTATGCTGGTTTGCTTGAACCTGTAGCTGATGCATTAGGTATAAGAAACCCAGGAGGATTGTTAATGCAATTTTATGGTCAACCAGATAATGCAGATGAACCTATAAAATTAGCACCAGAGTTTCAAAAAGTAATTAATATAATGAAAGATGAAATGTCAAAGGTGATGGATAGTGAAACTGCTATTCCTTTTGAAACTACATTTGATTTTAATTCATTTTATTATGGTAATCCAACTGAAGGTGATATAGCTATAGCTCCTGTTATTCCTTTTAGATATGATGCAGGTACTAAAGATAGAATAGTAAACAAAGAATTAGATAGATTTTTTGGTGCTATTGATAACATGCCAGATAATCAGGTATTTATGACTGAAGGAGATGCTGGTGCAAAATTTAGTATGGAGTTTAGTGAAAATGATAGAAGAACTGCAGAACTTGTTTTAGAGGCCATTAGAGCTGATAGAAATTATAAACCAGGTGGTGGAGCTGAACAAAGCGGTACACCTGGTTATAGAATAGAATATAGTTCTGTTGGTGGTGGTGAAGAAGCAGGCGGACAGTATGCAATGTATAAATTTATACTAGATCCTGATTATGCAAAAAAAATTGCTAGTAATATAGATGTTAATTTTGGAGATGGTTTTTCAAAAATTAAAGATCAAACTATTACAGTTTTTCTTAATAAAGATTTATTTACTAATGTAGACTTTGATCCAGAAGCACAATATAGATCATATGTAAAAACTTTAATTCTTGATCCAACAAATCAAGGCACAGCTTCATTATTAGTTCCTAATGGTGGTCAAGTAAATTTTGAAATGAATCAAGGTATTGTATATGCTAAAACGGCAAGATATAGATATGATGTAAACACAGGTAATATGGTATTAGATGATTTTGTTACAACACCTATGATTGATAATACTACAGGTGTTCCATATTCTGACCAAGGTATTGATAAAGTATATAATCAACTACAAGAACAATTACAAATGTTTGCAACAGAAAATTTACAAGCACAAAAAAATCATAAACTAACTCAAGGTTCTGCTGATGAATCTGAAAATGAAGAATAAAGATGGCTGAAGATATTTCAAATCTAAACATAAACTTTAATCCTCAAGTAAATAATCAACCAACTGAACCAAAAACAGTTAGTACTGAAGATGTTAATGAGGGTATAATTGAAAGTCCTAATTTTTCAATAAAAACTCCAACAGGTAAATTTACTCCAACAGATATACCTGCTGTAGATGTAGATTTTAATGCTATTAGAAATGAATTATTTATACCAAATTCAGGAGAACCTATTCGTACAAGTATTGATCCTACTGTTATTAAAAATGCAGAAGTATTAGCAAATACATTAAATTATAATCCTGTTGTTATGGATTATCCATATAATATGGATCCAAACTCAGCATTATTTAAATTAGATAAACCGCAAGATGATAGTTTAGCAAATACTATATTAAATTTTGATGATGTTACAACACCTTCTGTTGCTGATCCTGTTTCTTTACAACCATTAAAGTTTGATAAAAAAGCAACAAACTATGATAGATATAATGCTCCTGGTTTTAAACATTTATTTAATAAGATAGGTTTTCATCCATATGTAGATAATGAAACTGTATATAATGCAAATTCTACATGGTGGGATGAAAATGCTAGAATGAGAGGACAGTGGGGTAGAATATTTAGTACTGGGTTTATGAGTACCTATGATGCTATAGGTGATGCATTTGCTGGTAATTATTTAACAGGGGATCGTGATGGAGCTGAAGTATTTGAAGATGCTATGAGAATTGCTAACTCTTCTAAGAGTGGTGTAGGTGCATTTACAAATAATCTTATGCTTAATTCAGGATATACTTTTGGTATTCTTGCAAATATTGCTGTAGAAGAACTTGCACTTGCTGGTCTTGAAGCTGTAACACTTGGAGGTGCTACTCCTATTGTTGCTTCTAGAACTGCTTATAATATAGTTAGATTAGGTAAAACAGTAGATAGAGCTTTAGATGTAGGAAAAAATACTGCTAATACAGCTAAGTTACTTGATAAATTAAAAGATGCTAATACAGCAAGAGATTATTGGAGATCTGGTGGTAGATGGGCTTTAAATATATTTACACCTCAAACATATAGAGCTATAAAAGAAATTTCAACTGCACGTGAAGGTGCAAAGGCTTTATCATTAATGGCTAAAACTGCTAAGACAGCAGGTGGTTTTTACAGAGATGCAAGATCAGTTAACTTAGCTATAGCAGAAAGTAAATTAGAAGGAGGTCTTGTACAAAATAAATTATATAATGATCTATATCATGAATATGTAGCTAAATATGGAGAAAGACCTACTGGTAAAGCATTAGAAAAAATAAATGAAAAAGCTGCTGAATCCGCATTTACTACATTAGCATGGAACTTTCCTATTATTTTCTTTTCTAATCAATTTGTATTAGGTACTGCTCTTAGAGGATTTAGAGGAGTATCAAGCATTTTAGGTAAAACAGCTGGTTCATTAGGTAATAGAATAATGAGAAAGTCTGCTAAAAGACTTGCAAAAGAAACAACAGAAGGGGCTGTAAAAGAACCATTTAAATTACTAAGCAAAAATAGATTTAAAAGAATTTTTGAAAGAGGTATATACGGTAATCTATCTCAAGCAGGTGCTAGCTTATTAAGATATTCTTCAGCTAATCTGGCTGAAGGTTTTCAAGAAATAACTCAAGAAGCTATTGCTGTAGGTGCAGAAGATTATTATAAAAATCTTTACAATGATCCAGCAATGGGCGGTCTTGATGCACAAATGGCATCTATATATTCAGGTTTAAGTTCACAAATGAGTGGTCAAGGGTTTGAAGTATTTATGTCTGGATTTTTAATGGGTGGTTTAGTTCAAGGACCACAAAAATTAGTATTTAACGGATTACCTAATTTGTATAATAAATTTTCATCTCCTGAAGATTTTGCAAAACAAAAAGAAAATGAAGAAACCTATATAAAAGAAGCTGTAAATACATTAAACAAAATGTATGCAGATCCTATGATGTATTTTGATGCAAACAAAATGAATGCAATGTTTCAAAAAGAAGCAAGCCAAGATATGTTTGATTCTACATTTGATGGAGACATAAGATCATTTATGGATAAGAAAGCTGCTTTAGTATTTAATCATTTATACACTGCTGCTGAATTAGGTAAACTTAGTGATTTTGCATCATTATTTGAAGATATGCTTAAGTTAGATGATGCTATGTTAGCTGAAGCTATGCCTGATCAAACAACAGAAGATATAAAATCAGGTAAAACAAGAGAAAGAATTCAAGATATGATTACTAAAGCTGATGATATGCGTAAAGCATATGACAAGCTTAATGAAGAAATTATTAATCCTTTTGACCCATCAACATTTAAAAAAGGTACAAGAGATTATAATGAAGAAGCAATTAAGTATTCAGCTTTTGATCATGCTAAAAAAATGGCAATGTTTGCCAGATCACAGTTTGAAAATGCTACAGTTAGAATTGCATCAATGTATTCTGAACTAAGTACAGATCCTATTATTAAAAAAATGGCAGCTAATGATATTGATGTGCTTACTGATTTACAAGCATTAATATCTGAAATTAATTTATTAAAAGATGAAATAGAATTAGCTACTGCAGAAACAACAACTACTGAAGAAGTTGTAGATGAAAAAACAGGTGAAACCACTATAAAAGAAACTACTGCAAAACCTGAGTTAAATGCAGATGAGCAAATTGCATTAGAACAAAAAACAAAAAAATTAATTGCATTACAAAATATATTTAATGTATTAACTGATCCAGCCAATGTAAAAGAAAGAGAAGTTTTTTCAGATGCTGAATTAGAAAAAATAGAAGACTTAACTGAACGTGCAAAAGAAAAAGCATCACGTGACAATAGATTACAATTAATTGATAAATTAAGAGAAGATATTCTAAGCACAGGAGTTAGAGATAAATCTCAAGAAATAAAAGAAGTTCTTGTTAATGCATTTTCTAATTCTAATTTAATGAATTCACTTGGTGAGTTTGATATAGCTAACCGTGATAAATTTAAAACTGTACTTGAAGAATATTTAAATGTTCTTGCTGAACAATTAGGTGAATCAATACAATCAGATAAAATTGATCAATATGTAGATGCAATTTTAGATTCTAAAAGTCTTACACAAAGACAACAAATTTTAAGTAGAGCAGTAAGAACAATTTTAGCTCCAGAAAATCTTGACAAACTTGCAGAAAGAATTGAGCCAAGATTTAAAAGAATGTTTCTTGATAATAAAAACAAAGTTGAAGCAAGATTAAGAAAATACCTTGATGTAACTAAAACTAATATTTGGTTAAATGAATTATCTGGTATGGGTGTTTATCCTGATCATGCTGAATTAATTCAATATTTAGAAAACAATGGTCCTATTCCTCAAACGTATTATACAGAGGAAGGTTTATTAACAGAAGAATCAGCACAATGGGAAAAAGCTAATTATGTTATATCTGCTCAAGAAAATTTAACTAAAAAAGAAACACCACAAGAAACAGCTCAATCTGAAGATAGTGCTGATATAGAAGATAATATTGACTATGAAGAAAACTTTCTTCAAGAAGATACTGAAGATATAGAAGGAGTTGATGTAGAAATACCAAGCAATCAAGGTGATTTATATTTAAAAGGTAAATGGATTAAATATGTAGAAACACAATCAGCAAATAATAAAAAATATTTAGAGTTTTCTGATTGGGTTAAAAGTAAATTATCTAAACCAGATAGATTACAAGCTGCTGCTATTGAAGATATATATCAACAAGTATATTCTCCATTACTTCTTAAAAATCCAAAACTAGGTTCTTTTTATACATGGTTAGGTACTCAAGCTGATAATGAAAAAATTCAAGATATTCTTACATTTAGAAATGTATCTCTTTATAGTTTATTACCAGAAACTAAAAGCTCAACTATTAAAGTTGCAAATGAAAATGTAATTGATAAAGAAACAGGTAAAAAAGTAAAAATATATTATCATACTGATGAAAAAGGTAACCGTATAGATAATGAAGCATTTCTTACAAAGAAAGAAGCTGTTGAAACAAAAAAGAAAAAAGTTAATGAAAAGAAGAAGAAAAAACCAAATGAATTTACTTATGGAAAGTTTGATGGTATAGATAATCCAAAATTAGCTAAAGGTACATTATTAATTAAAGATAATATTTTATATGTAGTAAAATCTACTGATACTATGGTTGCTAACAAAGGTAACTTATATATCAGAGAGTTATCAAAACAATCTAGTAAAGATAGTAATAACAACATATACTTAACTGTTGAACAAGCAAATGATTATGAAATAGCATCAAACAAAGATGTTAACTATGTAAAAAATACTTCTAAATTAAAAATAGAAGAAGCAACTAAAGTTAATCCAACTTATGATAGATCAATTACTAACAGAACAGAACAAATAGAAGCTGGTGTAAGTAAACAACAAGATCTTTTTAGAAATCTTACTTCAGATGTAATAGGTGGTTTAAAGTTACGTATATCTTTAGGACCTAATCAATCAAACATAGATATACCATTTGAAGATAAAGAAGCTTTTCAATTTGGTACTCAAAATGAAAATCCAAAAATAAAAAAGAATGCTCAACTATTATCTGTAGAAATATATGATGCCAATGGTAGTTATGGTTATTTTCAAGGACCTGAAACTTTACTTTTAGCTGATGCTCAAGGTAATCCTATGTCTCCTTTTCAATTAACTGAAAATAATTTAGCTGAGTATTTTGATATTCCAAAAAATATGTCAACTGCTGATGCTCTTAATTATGTTCAATTAAGTTATGCAGAAGCTTACAAAATTTATGATATATTTAAACCTTTATTAGCTACTCAAAGTTTAGTAGAAGTTAGCTTGAGTGATTTTCCTGAATTAATGGTAACACTTTCTGAAGGATCATTAACTAGAAGTAAATCAAATCCTTTGATTACATTTGATTCTCTTGATACAATGTTTGTTGGAGATGATACTTCAGTTACTGTAGATGGTGAAAAGCCTTTCTTTATAATGGATTATAGTAGAAGGTACACTAGACCTAAGAACAAGAAAGAAAAAATGAAAGTTCAAGGTGTGCCTGTTACTAACATTGATCAGTCATCAAAATTCTTTAATGCTATGATGGCTGAAGTTGATGCTATGGAAGAGAATTATGATGTTCTTAACAGAATGGGTAAGTATATTGCTTATGTAAAACTTCCTAATGGTAAAAGTGCTTTTGTAGGTTTAACAGCTCCAGTATATAGTCCAGAAAACTTTAATGCATTATTAACAGAGATTCAAGAAAAAGCTTCTGATCTTTTAGATAATAATGTAAACGCAGATGGCACAGTTAAAAGTAAAACTGCAGCTAAAGCTATAAATGAAAAAATACAAAATGAAATATATTTAGCTGCTGAACCAGGCATATATGTTGAATTAACTCTTGCTAATGATGGATCATTACGTGTTAAATATACTAACATGAATGAAACTAAAAATAGTAAGAAAAGAACAGCGCAAGGTTTTATCTCTAATGAAGAGTTAATGGCATTTAAAGATGTTCAAGAAGTAATAAATAAATTAAATGCTTTTATACAACCTGTATATCCAAAAGGATTTAAACTAGATTCTATTAAAACATCTATACAAAAAGGTGAAACAGATATTGCTATCTTTGGTACATTAGAAACTCAGTTTACTCCAGAAATAAAAAATAATTTTAAATTACAACTAAGAGTAAATCCAAATGTTATTAGTATTGATCAACTATTAAGAAATGCTTTTAATACTAATATACCTGAGTCAACTGAAACAATAGATGATTCTACACCTGTAGTAGAACCAACTGCTGAAGAAAAAGAAGATATAATATTAAATGATTATGAAAATGTTGACCCAGCTTATCTTTTAGAAATTGTAAGAAAATCACAAGAAGGCAAAGACTTAACAGACTTTGAACAATCTATTTTAGATAATACACCTGCAGAAATGATAGCTGGTTTATCAATACAGGTACAAAGTGAAAATACTACTGATATAAGTAATGCAGAAGTTCTTTTAGATCAAAACTATCAAGGAATTAGTTTTAAAGCTGAAGAAGATTTAAAAACATTTATTAATAGATATTATGAATCAAGGTATCAACAAATAAAAACAAGTCAGCCTGAATTAAATGATTCAGATATTATTGATATTGTAAATGCTGAAATGAAGGATATTGAAACAAATCCTAACAATCCTTTACATTCAGGTTATGTTACATTAAAAAGAATACAAGAAGATGCAGAAGGTAAAGCTTTTAAAATTACAGAAAATTTTGATGGCTATGACATTGAAGACATTAATACTTTTACTGATTGGGTTCGTGACAACATAAATACTGATGTTATAAGTTTATCAGTTGATAATCTTCAAAACAACATGATCAATGGTCAAATGATTGCTGGTCAATTTTTAATACATACTCATAATTTAGGTTTATCTGGAGAAATTTCTGTAGGTACTAATAATCCTTTTAAATATCATGAAGCATTTCACGCTGTATTTAGAATGTTCTTAACAGAAGCAGAAATAAAAAGATATTTAAAATCTGCAAAAAAAGATGTTCTTGCAAAACTAAGACGTGAAGGTAAATCATTAACTGATGAATTAGCATTATTTAGAAAATCACATGGTGTATATGCTAAACTATCTAGAAAAGAATTAGAAGAAAGATATTTAGAAGAGTTTATGGCAGATGAGTTTGAGGCATTTAAAATGAAACAAAAAACAAATGCTAGCTCTGAAACTAAAAGCTTATTCCAAAAGATTTTAGATTTTATTAAAGAGTTATTAGGTTTCCCAACATACAAACTTAACAGATTATATAGAGACATAAACAATGGTAAATACAAACGTGCAGGAGTGCAAGAAAATAGATTTACCACTGCTGCATCTTCTACACCTTCTGTTGCATATAAGTCTCTTACTTTAGGTACTAAAAAAATTAAAACAGTAACTAATACTGGTGAACAATTTAAAACTATAACAAATTTTATGCCTAGTGATGATCAGCATATTATTACATCATCTGCGGCTAATTTGTTTATTATGAGAAAAAACAATGCAAAAGGCAATGTTAATACTGCTGAAATGCTAGATGGTGTTTTAAATGATATTATTGAAAACTATAACCCAGAAAGACAGTTCTATAAGGACAAAGGTTTTATGTGGTATAAAGATAATATGCTAAAACTTCAAAATTATTATAACTCATTAAAACTTCAAAAGGATGATTTAAAAGAACTTGTTAGACTAAGATTAGATGAAGTAAGTAATTCTATTTTATTAAATCAAGAAGAATTAGAGCAAGAAGAAGCAGATCTAGGAGATATTACAGTTGATCAATGGGACAAAACTTCTGAAATGATTGGTGGTTTTGAAAGTGCACCAAGATTAATTAGAGAGTTATTTGCTACGGTTAGTATTGATAACCAAGACATGTTTGGTAATAAGATTATAGGAGAAAATAAAAATGAACCTATTAGAGTTGGTGTTAACTATAGTAAAGTATATGATTCAATTTTAAAAGCTGTTGCTAATGAACCAAGTGCTAAAAAAAGAATGAAAAAACTTTGGGTATGGTCACAAGGTAGCAATGTAGAAACAAGAGCAGTTGTTATAGAAATGTTTAAACAACTAGGATTATTAGAAGCTGCTCAAGATGGAACATTATTTGATCCAGCTCAACCATTTCCAAGTTTAGAAAGTAAAACAGGTATAAGATCTACATTGTATAACATGATTAACAATCAGTTTGAAAATTATACCGTTCCTTATTTAATTCAATTAGTTGATAAAAATACAGGAGTTGTACAAATATTTGAAGCTAATAAAGCAGACGATGCTCATAATACTTTAGTTCAATGGGCAGAAAATTTTAATAGAAAATATTCAGAAATAAGAATAGTTGGTAGTAAAGAAAATAAAGCTGCAAGAAATGCTATAAATAGATTATCTGGATTTTTAAATATGCCATCTATTCCTGAAAAAATGGATATTATAAATGAATCAATAGCAATATCTGATTTAATTTTTAATACAACAGGCATGAAGTTTGATTCTAACTATATTTTGTTTAGTCTTTATAGTAGATTAATTGATTTAAATATAGAAATTCCTGAGTCACAAAAATTACTATTTGATATGAATCAATTTGCTGATCCTATTTCAGCAGAGGAATTATCTGAAATTGTACAAGCATTAAACTCAGGTGAAAATTTATTTTTAGATAATCAAGAATTAGATAGTGAAGATGTTGATGAAGCTACAGATGATACTCAACAATATTATGAAGGTGGTGTTAAAGGTAGATTAAGAAAAATATCTTTAAACAATGCTTATTTTGATGAAACAGTTGGTGCATCTACATTTATAAATGAAGAAGGTAATAGAATTTATGGACATCAAAGACCTACATTTCATCTTGTTGAATTAGCAAGAATGACTACAGAAGAAAATTATGTAGAAAATAGAATTGCAGAAGATCCATTTTTAGAAGATAACTTTTTGTTAACTGATGAAAAGTTTAAATCAATGCAAGAAAAAGGTCAGATCAAAGTTATGCGTATGTCTGGTCAAAAAGTTGGTGTAGCAAATTTAACTGCAGAAGGTATTGTAAAAGAAAACAAAGGCTATAATAAAGCAAACAGACAAGGTACAAAGTATGGTTCTTTTACACCTCAACAATTTATTGTAACATTAGTAAATAATTATACTGCTGGATATAATAGAGTAAATCCTGATAAATCACTTAAAGGTAGTTATATTGATCCAGTAACTAAAGAAACAGTTGAGTTTGCTATTTCTCCTAATCTTATACGTGTTATTGAAGCTAGTAATACAGGTGACTTTGCAATGCTTCCTATACATAAAATGATTGAGTTTGATGCAGATGGAACGGTTAATCTGACTGATCAAGCATATAAAGCATTTGAAAATATTATTAAAAGAGATGTTAAGGCTATCCAAAAAGAATTAGATCCAGAGACTGAAACACAAGATGATATTATTGGAGGTAACACAAACAGTAAGGGACAAAGAACTAATTCTGGTAGATTATTTGAATTATCACATAATGGTAAAAAATTATTATCACCATTAAAAACTAGAATAAGAAATGTAAAAACATATAAGAATCCTGGAATAGGTCAAGATGCTCAAAATTCTATACGTTCTGGTAAACAAACAGTACATTTATTAGATATAGATAAAACAGATAAAGTAGGTTTAACAGAAGGTACGGAAGGTTTAATTGATTTGACAGTAGTTGAATCACAACCTACATCATTATTAATGAAAAATGAAGGATTGATTAATATTGAAAATTTATCAAGCGATCAAGTAGAAAAATTAATTGAAGATCTAGGTCCATATGTAACTAAAGAAAAACAAAACAAAAAACAACATGCATTTACTTTATTTAAAGGTACTGATGCAGAACAAGTTTATTATACTTATGGTTTTGAAGTTGCTGAATTTTTTAGAGGTAAAGTTTCTTTAGTAAAAATTAATTTTACAGATCCTGTTTCAGAAAAATCAGATGTAAAAATCCAAACAGATAAAACAGGTCAAGAAACTATAGACATTCTTGAAGTTGATTCTACACCTGCTGAAATATTTGAACAATTAATAAATGATGGAGCATCATTTGCAGAAGCATTTAAAGCTATAGATGGTAAGAAAATTATAGAAAATAGATTGTTTAATGAAGCAAATGAATTTGTAGCATTATTAGGTGATTTTAAAGCTATAGGTAAAATATCACCTGATATTAGAAAAGGATTAGGTGTAATTGAAGATAGTGGAAGTGGTACAATTATTAACGATATAGATATAGAGTTGACAGGAGAAATGATGGAGTTATATAATTTAAAGGTTGATGATTTAAGATATAATCTTACTCAGATATTTTTAAATGATTATATAAATACTATTTCAATTAATGATGCATTATTAGGAGATCAACGTTTATCATTAAAAAATGCAATTGATGCTATCAAACGTGCAAAAATGCAAAATGCAGCTGGTTCTAATGTGTATTCTGATATTATAGATCCAGCACTTGGTATAGAACAAACTACTGAAGATATAGACATGCTTCTATATAAAGATAGTTTATATGAAAAAGAGTTTGAAAATATACGTAGTGAAGATAAGCAATTAGACTCAGACCCTGGTGAAAGAGGTGATGGTCAAATGTTAATTACACAAAAAGCAAATAGACATTTCTTATATGGTCTTGGAGAATTAACACCACAAGTTGCAGCTGTGTTAGATAAAATTGAAGCAGGTAAAGAAGTAGAAATAAATGAAGAATTTTTTGGAACATTAACAGCTGAATCATATAAGCAAATGAATGCTATTATGAATTCACAAAAGCTTGTATATGGCGATGGTAAAGTTTATCTAAAAATGTCTGCATTTGTTTTAACTCCATTACTTACTTCTAGAATGGATGAAAACGGAAACTTTACTATTCCTATTCCTGGAAGAGAAAAATTACATAATTTAAGAGTTAAGTTAGAAAAATGGGAACAAGATAATAATGCTATTGCAATTGCAGTTCCTGCTTCTGCATCTAAGATGATGAAGTCTAACATGTTAGGTAACACTGAAACTTTTAATAATTCTAGTATTAGTGAAGATAATATAACAAAGCTTAATGCTAGATATATGCGTAAGCAAATGGTTGTTCCTTCTAATAAGGTAGAAATTGTTGATCCACGTCAAATAAAAAATCTAATTACATCTGAGCAAGATTTAAATTCTAAAGTAATTTGGGATGGTGTTGAGTTTTCAGTAGGTGATATTATTAATTTATATCATCAAGCTCAAAATAATAAACTAGCAGTTAACTGGTTTGCAAAAAGAAATTTAGTATTTAATTTTGATGAAATATTAAATGATTTCTTAAACCCACAAACAGCACAAAAAATAAATATTAACTTAAATGCATTTTTAAAGTTTGCTATAGCAGGATTAACATCTTCACAAGCTAAAAGTGATATGCTATCATACTTTGAAATGAATGAAGATGGTACAGGTGAACCTAAATTTAATTTAAATAACCAACTAACAAGAAAAAAATTCCAACAACTATTCTTTACATTCTTAGGAAAAGGAACTATTTCTGCTAGACAACCTGGTATAAGTGCTGCTCTTGTTTCTGATGATGGTATGTTATTTCCAAAAAGAGTCAAAAGAGTAGATGAAAACGGTGTACCATTAGAGTGGGAAGTAATAAGACAAGCAAAGTGGGAGCAATTAGAAGCACAAGGTGCAGCAGCAAAGTTATCTAATATTGGTTCTTTAAGTGGTTTACCTGAAGGGTTGCAAGTTGGAGATTACTTTTTTGATAGACTTAGATCTGATGTTATGATGTATAATGAAGATGGTTCTGAGTCAGGAGTAGTTTATACTGAATCTGTCATGCCTCCTCATTTTAAATCTATATTAGAAAATTTACCTGCAGATGCGGCTATTCCTGATGTATTAGCAATGGCATATGGTATTAGAATTCCATCTCAAGATAAACACTCTGCTGTAAATATAAAATTTGTAGATTTCTTACCTGTATACTACGGATCATCTGCAATGTTTGCTAGAGAGTTAGTTGAATTATCTGGAGCTGACTTTGATATTGATAAAATTTATATGCAAATAAAATCTTTCTTTGTTGACAAAGGAAAGTTTGTAGAATTTGGTAAAGCAAAAACAGAAAAAGAAAAATACAATCATTATTTAACATGGGCTCTTAATCAAGCTAAACAAAAAGGTACTCCAATTAGAGAATCTATTGATATATATTTAACTTCTAATCCTGATTTAGAATTTAATTTAAATGAGTGGTCTAATATGACACCAGAAGAAATAAATATATTAAATGAATCTGAAATTATTGCTAGAATAGGTATGGAAAACATTGGTTTACCAGTTAGTGAAGAGCAGTATAATGCATATAAAGAAAAATATAAAGGAAGAGAGCCTTATTCTGACGCTAATGACAATAAAATATTAGATTATAAATTTATTTTACAAGGTAATCCTGGTATGATTAAACCAAGAAATGGTAGAGAACTGGGAGTAGCTCAAGAACCTGCAAACTTAAAACCATTAACTGATGCAAATGCTGCAGAAGTTTTAGGAGCTGAAAATGCTGGTGTATGGGATTATATAAAAGCTAATTTACCACAGCTAGCTGAAATTGTATCTGAAGAAGATATTGATATAGATAATCTTAGAGGAAAACTTTTAGTATTTAAAGCTAATAAAGAAGGTGCTAAAAACATTGGTTCATCAGTATCACCAAACTTAGTTATTAATATAGCTAAAGAATTTGGAGTATCTGTAAGAACATTAAAAGATAAAAACGGAAGAGATATAATTCCTGCTTTAACTATTGATGGTATTCAATATAGAGATTTTGTTGATTATACAATTGATCCTGAAACAGGTAAACAAGATAATCAAGGTTACAGAACTCAATATGTTATTTCTGCTTTAATTACTGCAATGACAGATAATGCTAAGGAAAGATTAGCTGATAAACTTGGTTTAAATAAAACTGCTCTTGCAATGGTAACTATGATGACTGGTATGGGAGTTGATATTAAAACTTCTATTTTGTTAATGAATCAACCGGTTATTAGAGATAATTTCTTTAAAGCTATAAATAAAGAAGATCCTACTGATCCAGGTATTAGAAAACTATTAGAAAGAAAAGCTATAAGTATTATTGAATTTATGAAAAACAATAATATTAAAATACCTAAAGTAGCAATAACAAGAACTTTATTAGAAGAAAAAGCAAATAATCCATATGAATTATATGATATATCTACATTAGATGTAGAAGATGTAACTGAAGATGTTAGATTTGGTTTAGCTGAAGAATTACTTACTATTAAAGAATTCTTAATTGTATATGATCAGCAAGAAATGTTAAGAAATGTTACTACTTTATTAAATTTACAAAAAACATTTGGTGAAGATTTAATAGATGCAGATAGAATACAAGAAGCAGCTGAAAGTTTAGGTTTTTTAATGAGCGATAAAGAATGGGCTGGTAGTGCAAAAAATCCTAATACAATTCCATTTGATTTTAGACCTGTGTTTATGTCTAAATATAATGTTAAACCTTCTTTACATGTAAATTATTATACAATATTTAGAGAATCATATGATTATTTATTTCCTAAGTTATTCTTAGAATCTTCAAAAGATTTTAAATATTTAAAAGATCTTATGATGTCTAACATGGTTAACATGAGAGAACAAAAAGATCAAGAAATTTTAGTTAATAATATAACTACTTTCTTAAATACACTAGCATATATTAATTCATTTGAAAATGTTTCTGAAAATGAACAAGAGGGTTCAGGTAAACAAACTACACAAGATAGCTTGAATAATGCTCTTATATATAATGGTGATCATTATGGTAATCCAATTAATCAAAATCTTCACATAACTGAAGTATTTAATAGATTAATAGCAAACAAAAAATCATACAATTATTTTTTAGATGATTTTTTACATTTGAGAACTGCATTAAATGAAGACAATTACACTGGTATAGATAAAATTGTAGCAAATAATTTTACAAAGTTAAGTGATTCAGATATACAAAACATACAAAATTCATTTTTAGATTTGTATAGTGATCCCAACACACATATAGATTCTGTTTCTTTAATACATTATTTATTAGTTAAAGATGGTTTTAATAAAAACAACCGTGGAACTTTTATTGATTTAATTCCTGCAGAACTTAAAAAACAAATATTAAATTCAATAGATGCGGTACAAACTTTATTTAATTCTAATAAACAAACAGATGCAGCATTTAATAGAGTATTTGGATTAACTAAACAAGAGTTATCTAATTATTTAGTTTTTAATTATCTCCAGTCAACATCAGCTCAATATCATGTTAAAAATGTAGATGAAAAAACAGGAAAGAATAGTCCTGTTGTTGAAATTAAAACAGAAGAAATTATAGAGCCAGAAATTAGACCTAATGTAATTACAATATTAGAATATGAACCAAAAGGATCTACAATAGTTGATAATGATTCTGAGTCATCTGCTTTATCAATGACAGCACCAAAAGCATTTATGTATAAAGGTAAAAAATACTTTAGTGTTGATCATGCTTATCAGGTTAATAAAACAGGTAAATTTAATAAAGCTGCTGATAAAGATTATAGAAAAAAAGCTTCTGAAGGTAAGATAGGTGGATATACTAGAGAAACAAAAGGAAGAGAAAATTTATCTTTATTAACTTTACTTGTTAAATATGCTTTTCAATCTGAATTAAATAAAAATATAGGTGGAAACTCATTAGCAAGTTATGGTGATATTTTAACAGATGCTACAGATTTTACTACAGTAGATATGAAAGATGATCTATCAGCAGCATATATAAGAGGATTAAAACAAGCACAATCTCAAATTGTAATTGTTAAAAATAACAAAGGAGAAAATATATACAAAAACAAAACAAATATTCAAATTGATAAAAGAAAACAAATTGATGCAAGTAGTGAACCATTTGTAATTGACTTAGATAAAGGTATTGCAACTATAGCAATGTATGCAGGACTACCAACTTTCTTTAATAATAAAGTTAAAACACCAAGAGGACAATTTAGTCAAAATCAAAATAGTGATGATGTTAAAGTTATTCTTAGAGAAAATTTAAATAAACTGAGGCAAAAAGGAATTACGAGTGAATATGTTAATATAAGATATGGTAATAAGCCAAATCAATTTATTAAAAAGACTCAGTTATATTTACCTTTAGTAATGAGAAAAACATTATCAGATGGAAGAACTGTACTTTTAGTTTTAAATAAATATCAGCAAGATGGTAAATATCAATCAACTTCTGATTTAAATCAATTATTAGACGAAGGACAAACTCAAGTTGTAGGTAATTATGCTGAATACACAATTATAGAAGAAGGTCCTCAAGGATCTAAAGATCAAAATCCTACTGGATTCTTATTTGGTAATAGACCATCTGAACAACAAATAAATAAATTTGAGGAAGATAAAAGAGATGCTTTTGCTATTGATATGGAAGGTGCAGAGTTATTAGATGATATTGATGTAGAAGAACCAGTGGATGATGTAGAGGATATTGATTATGGTGATCCAGAAGATGTTGATATTGAAACTGATGATGATGTTAATCCAGCAGATGTTTTAATGGCTATACAATCTACACAAGATGATATTATAAACGAATTAGAATTAAGCAATGATGCATTAGTAGAATCCTTTTATGATAGCTTAACGTCAGAAGAGCAACAAAAACTTGGATCTAAAGATGAAATAATGAAAGCTTATTTATCATATCCAAAAGATCCTAATGAATATATAGAAAACCTTAAAAAATGTTATCTTAAATAAAAAGACCTATGGCTACTTGTTACAATAAAAATACAACTGAATACAAAGCATTGCTTGGAGAGTATGTTAGTTCATATACTGTAGATTCTATTATATCTGATTATCAAAAAATAGAAAAAACAGATACTATTCCTAGTGTTATAGATGCTAAAAATATGATTAGGGCACAAGCTTTATTAACAAAAGCTAAAGCTAAAAATGAAGGTAAAGTATTATTAAGAAATTTACAGTCAAAAGGTTTTATTAAAAAAATAGGTAATGATTATTTTATTATAGAAACTAATAAAAGTTTAGTAAGAGATACACATAAACGTATTAGAGATTATTTAACGTTTAACGGTTTTAAACAAGATTCAATAATATTTAAAGGAACAAAAAAAGCACATATGTTTAGAGCTGTTGTAAATGATACAGTTCTTAATGGCAACACATATATATCAAAAGATTCTGCTAAGTCTTTACCAGTGTTAGATCATTTAACTAAAATGTTTCCACAAGTTAAATATACTGTACTAGAGGCATCTCAAGCAAAAACAATATATGATGCTATTCCTTATTATAGAAAAAGAAATGTGCCTTGGAATAAAGTTAATTCATTCTTTTATAATGGTACAGCTGTTTTAATAAAAGGTAGAGTTACCAATGCAACAGCTATTGAAGAAATGTTGCATCCTTTTGTAGATGCATTATATCTAGATAACAGAGCACTATTTGATAATTTACTAGTAGAAGGATTAGAGTTAGATAGTGAGTTAGCAGAAGAAATAGCTGGTGTATATGATCCTGCATTAGGCTTTCAATCAAAAGATACAGCATTAGAATTTGTAACACAGCTTTTATCAAAACATTTTAATAAAGAAAGTGGCAAACCTAAAATAGGATTTTTACGTGCTGTTAGAGAATTTTTAAATTGGTTTGCAGATGTTGTTAAATCTTTATATAGTGCGTTAACAGGTAAAAAACTTACAGTTAAAGATTTAAATTCTAACATGACTCTTACTGATGTAGTTAAAATGTTAAACACAGAAAGCTTGTCATTTGAATTAAATCCTACAGCATTAGAAGAATTAAGATATTCATTAGCACCAGAACAAAAAAGTATATTAGATACAATAAAAAATCAAGCTGCTACAACCGTACAAACACAAATTGTTGATCAACTTTTTCATCAAGCATATAGTTCAAAAACTGAAATAGATCAACTTGCTACATCTAGAGTAAAGAAAGAAAATGATCAATTTATTAATGTTGATACAGCAGAAGTATTACCAAATATAGAAAATTCTATTCTTGGTGTAGAAAATCATCCTTTAGAAAGTTTAATTTTTGATGAAAGTACAACTGCTATTTTTAATGGTTTATCAATAGGAGCTCCTTTTGATTCTGAAAAAATAGATTCACAATTTGAAGAAGTATATAAAATGATGTTAGCAAGAATGGAAGGTATGAGAGATGACCGTTCTGTATTTCTTCCTAATGTTATTGTATCAGATCCTGCAACAGGTTTGACTCAAAGAATAGATTTATTAAGAGTAGATCCTTTTGGAAATATGCAAATTATAAATTTTGCTAATACAGGATCAATTTCAAAAAGTGAATATAATACTACAAATTTTGATTTAGGAGCTAATAGTATACTAGTTAAGAAAAATATTCAAACCACTGTAACAGCAAAAATGTTTACAGGTTTGCAAATGGCCTTAACAAAAAGAATATTGGAAAATCTTGGATTTATGGTTGATGAAGGAACTATGACTATAAACTTAGATAGAACAAAAGATGGATTTTTAGATGGTACAATACTACATGCAGCTTCAGAAAATCAATACATAGTTGATCAAATTATTCCTTTAGATATAGCTGAAGAAAATAAAATGGTAGTTGATCAAATTATGGATCAAATGAGGAATCCAGAAGCAATAGAAGATTGGGATTCTGATGAATATGCAGAAGACGTGTTAGACTTTGCATCAGAAGAAAATAGACCTTTATACGATTCATTATTTAAAGCTTTAAAAAACTATAGAGAAGGTTTAATTACAAAAGAACAAGCAATAAAAAATGCTAGAAGTGTAATATCAATGGATAAAGGTAGAGCTGCAATATTACGTTCTATTAGCATGTCTAGATCTATGATTGAAAATAGTTTTTTAAATCCAGAAACTATTGACAAAGTATATATTGATTTAGTTAGAGAAAGCATTGACCAAATAGATGAGTTTTTAGATTATGTAGCTGATCCAGATAATTTTGGTAAACCTGATTACATAAAAAAAGTTTTAGCTTGGCAAAAATTTGTTGAATCATATAGAGGATTAACAAATATTACAGTTAGTGATGGTTTATCAAAGAATCAACTTATTTATATTAATAAACTAAAAGATAAATTAAATCAAATTGTTGGTATTGTAAGTCCAGATGGTACAATAGTACAAAGAGGATCAATTGATCTTGCAATAGAAAATTATGTTAGACAATTAGTGATTGATCAGTCTAGTAGAGATTTTACTCCAGCTGAGTTAGATGAACTATTAACAACAGCTAGAGATATAGGTTATGTAGAATATCAAACAGGTGATATGGCTACATCAAGAGATACTCTTCTTGCATTAATGGACAAAATATTTAAAAGAGATAGACAAAGAGTATTAGATAAAATACAAGCAAGAGCTCCTAGAATTAAAAGAGCTGCAATGAAACTTGCAAAATTAACTGGCTCAGAAAGAATTGATTATTCATTTATGATTGAGTTTGATGAGAATGGTGAACCTACTGGTAGATATGTAAAGAAAACTTCTAGTGCTTTTTATGCTGAGTTAAATAGATTAAAGCAGCCTCTTATAAATGAAGATGGTAGTTGGAAAGAATTTATTGATATTGAAAATCTTGAAGATGCAACGCAAGAGCAAATAAACTACAATAGAAAATTAATGGCAGACCGTGATGCTTATTTTGCTTTTAAAAGAGCAGAAAACAGAGGAGATGACGGTTACTCAGATGGAGATAATTTTAAATATACTGATGAGTTTAAAAGAGCTAGAAGCAGATTTGAAATATTTGTAATAAATGCAAATGGTGGTGGCTTTTGGACTAAAAAATCTACTGTAAGCAATAAAGCTTATTTAAGATATTTAGCTAAGTATTATAATACATTTGGTGAAGAGGCTAGAATAGCAAAACCAGTAATAGATGTAAACGGAAACTTTACCGGTCAAGTTTACTATGTAAAAAATGCATCTTATGTTAAACCAGAGTATAAAGAAATAAATTATAATAATCCTAATTGGATTAATGATAAGTGGTCAAAGCTACAAAACCCTACTACTGAATTAGAAAAAGCACAAAGTGAATACTATAATATGTACATTGATGTTTTTGAAAATGAGTTAGTAAACTTAATACCAGAAAATATTAGTATGATTGGTAGACTACCAACTATAGAAGGTAGACCAACTAGTAAACTTAAAGATAAACCTAATTCAGTAGGTTCTATATTTTCTAAAATGTCTACAAAAATTAGAAATTATTTTTCTCCTAGTACTGTAATTAAAAGAGCTGTTAGAGATGAGCATGGTAATATTATAACAGATTCATTACCATTGTATTATGTTGGTAGTATTGTGCAAGAAAAAGATATTGAAAATGCATATAATGCTTTAGATCAAATAGCAACTTTATATAACAATGCTAAAACTGCAGAAGAAAAAGAAAAATATAGAAAACAACTTAAAACTCAAAGAGGAAAAATAAAATCTCTTGAGTCAAAACCAACAGCAAGAACTTTAAACTTAGATTTAACTGAATCTTTAATTAAGTTTTCAGCAATGGCTGAGAATTATCAAATAATGAGTCAATCAGAAGATACTTTTCATGCTATGATTAAAGTTATTGAAAATAGACAGTATACTAATTCAAAAGGTGATATTATTATTCAAGATGAAGAAGGCAAAGAAGTAGGAAAAAAGGGTAAGGTCAAAGGTAACTTAGAAGCTAATATGACTAAGCGTGCTAAGAAATGGATGAAGATGGTGTATTATGATAATGATAATGACACAAGAACATTTTTTGACAAAGTATCTAAAGGTTTAATATCTGCAACATCTCTTGCATATGTAGGATTTAACGTTTTTGGTAACTTAAACAACTATGTTTTTGGTAGAGTATCAAATGCAATTGAAACAGCCGGTGGTAGATTTTTCTCAACAAAGGCTATGATGAAAACTACAGCTAGATTTCAACGTGCTATGTTTGATAATCTTGCTGGAGCAACAAAAGCTGCTACACAAAGATATAGACGATATGAAGATGACCAACAAAAAGGCAAGTGGAATGCAGTTGTAATGTATTTTAGAATGCTAGATAGTAAACAAGACATGCGTGAAAGTCAATACAAAAGTGAAAACACAAGTGTTAGATCAGCTGCTAAAGATATGTTTACTGAAGGAGGGTCAGATAATGTAATTAGATTTCTTAGATCTGGTTGGGATAGATTTCATGAATTTGGTTATATCATACAGGATGCAGGTGAATATAATGTACAAACTAAGATAGGTAATGCAATTCTTGAGTCTACAACTATGAAGAATAGTAAGACAGGAGAAACGATGTCATTATGGGATGCTTTAATTTGGGACAATAAAGCTTTAACTATGAAGGTTAAAGACGGTTTTGATAAAGTTATATTTTACAATCAAACTAAAGAAAGAAATTGGGATGATAATGCCCGTTATGATCTAAGAAATTATATAAGGGAGGTAAATAAACAAGTACATGGTAACTATGCCTATGAAGATAGAATGGTAATGCAGTCTACAGCAGTAGGTCAATTAGCAGCACAGTTCCATAAATGGGTTGCTCCTGCAATCAAAGCTAGATTTAGACCAGAATATTTTGATGAAAATCTAGGATGGATGGAAGGAAGATATTTAACTTTCTGGAATTTCTTAGGGTATGCGTATAAAAATCTTCAAGACATAGGTAATATAGCTAATAACTATAAAGAGTTTAATGGTGAGAAAGGCCAAAGAAAACTACAAAATGTTTATAGAACTATGGGTGAGATTGGTATTATTATGACAACAGTATTGCTTAAGATGTTATTGTCAGACATGATGGGAGATGATGACGATGAAGAAAGAGGTGGTACTACAAGACGTGATGTTGATGATAGTGATTCAGTTTTAAGAAAAAGGTTGCGTAATGTGTTTTTATATCAGTTAGATAGAACACACAAAGATTTAGTAACCTTTATGCCTATACCTGGAACAGGTGGTTTAACGCAATTATATCAACTGTTTAAGTCTCCAATAGCCTCTACAAGAACTTTGGGTGAGCTTGGAGAAGCATTAGAGTATACAGTAGGTACTAGTTTATCATATGCCTTCATGGATGATGAAAGTTTTATGGAATCTAAATGGGTATACCAAAGACCTAAAGCTAGAAGAGGTCAGCTTAAGCTTGGTAAGCAATGGGGTGATGCTTTACCTATTCTATATACTATTAATAGATGGAAGTCTTATGATAATGTAAGTGACTTCTTTATTAAATAATCATTTAGAAGTTTTAAGTATCAGTGCTTTAAGTTTTTCTTTAAGCCATTCATGATCTGGATGTTTAACTGTAGCTAAAAGCCTAAATGATATTTCTTTTGCTGTTTTATCAATTAATTTGTTCATAGTTATTTAATGTTTAGTTAACATAAACTGAGGTTATAATCTATATATTATTTATATGAAACGTATAGATATAACCCCAGTAATATATATTGTAATAATGGTAGTTGTCTTTGCTTTAGGTACTATGTAATTTCACATGCACCACCAGCACATGCAAGTTCACCTTTTAAATCAGTATTATCATCAAGTTCTACAACTTTTGTAAGATCAACAGAAGTTACTGAGCTTATTAGCTCATTGTATTGTTTTTCTGTTATATCTTCAAATGGAGCTTGAGTATAAGTACCACCGTCATATGGTAATACAGATAAACCATTATAATAGTCTCTGTTTTCCCACATCCACTTACCAGCTTTATCCCATTCATCTTCTTTAAGAGATACTGTAGCGGAAACATTATGAGTATTAGAACCTTTTCTATGACCTGGTTTTACCCATTCAGTAGCAATCTTTTTTATTCTCTCTAGTAAGTCAAATGGTGATTCAGTTCTTAAGGTTGAACCTTTTGGTGCTTTTTGAGGAATGCTAATAATTGCAGTGTCATGTCCACGGAATACACAGTCTTCAATAAGCTCAGGATGATTTACAGAAAGATATGTATATATAGCTTCATTCTTACCAACTCTTATTCTTCTTAGATAATAATCATTATGCCAAGCGTGAATACCAGAAGAAGTTCCAAGAGTTAATGATGTAGTTCCTGCAGGTTTTACAGTAGTACATCTTGCTGAAGAGTTAATACCTAATAGTCTAGCAATAAATTCATTTTCCTTCTTTACTATTTTTGCTGCCTCAGCAAGATCTAGAGAAGATACTTTACCACTTGCTATACCGGTCATAGATACACCAATGAGAGCATCTTTTTCAGTTGTTTCTTTCCATATCTGTCTAAGATAATGGAAGTTAGTATAGCTAGCTTGTAATGTACCAATGAAAGAAGCAGCCTTAACTCTTTCATTTAAGTCCTCTTGTGACTCAACATTACTTACGTTAACTTCACAAAGATTACAAAATTGAAAAGGACGTAGTGCAATCTCACAGCATGGATTAGTTCCCCAATCTTTATCATTATTAAAATATATACCAGGCTCACCAGCACCAGATAACTCAACACGTTTCCATAAATCCATAAAGAAAGACTTAGTTATTTTATGTCTCATAAGTACAGCAGAGTTATTAGCTCTACCACGTTGTGGATTTAGTTCCCACCATGATCCAGATTTACAACCAATCATTTCATCATCATCAGCACTAAATAAACTTATAAGTGCAGCACGCCTAATACCTCCAGCTAATACAGCATCAGCAATATGACAAATCATATCATGAACTTCAAGTGTAGATAATTTATCACCATCTTCTTTATTACTTAATAATCCTTCAAGTTTTAATAAGCATTCTTTAAGTGGCTGAGGTCCAGGAGCTTTACCACCAGATGTAACTAGCCTAGCTCCTTTTGGTCTAATATCAGAAAAATCAAATTCTATTTTAGATGATCTTGCTCCAAAGTAAGATTTAACTAAAACTTTAACAGCATCAGCCCAACCTTCAATAGAATCACCAATTAAATATCTTTTTGATCTTTTTGCAAAAGGTTTATTTATACAAGGAAGCTTATCTACATGATGTTTTTGAACAGAATAACCTACACCAGTACCACCTAAAAGTAAAAACATTGTTTCATTAAATGCATCTAAAGCATCAACTGGTAAGTACGCACAGTTATATACACGGTTAGGACTAACTTCAATTGGTTTACCACCAAACTGCATAGATCTCATAGAAGGTAAAATCTTCTTATCATATACTAGTTTATATACATCCTCTATCTCATTTCCAAGACCAGGATATTTTTTAATATGCATGTTTTTGTTACGAGTGACAAGTTCTTCCCAAGTCTCTCTTCTATTGTGTTCAGGTAAGTATTTTGCATACTTCATATGAACAGTAATTTCACTTAAAATTTTGTTACTTAGATTCATTTTTTTTATTTTTTATTTAGTTTAACAATAGGTGGGATAATTAAGATAAGAAAATAGAATCTACTTTCTTAGTTTTTTTATATAAAATTGATGCAATCATCATTTTTTTATTTTGTTTTTTTTCAGTATATTATATATGTAACTGATAAATTAAGATTGCAAAAATATGGATTCTCAACAAGATATTATAGTAATGGGGTTAAGAATTGACAATATGGAAAAAAAATTAGATGAAATTGATAAAAAATTAGATTCTTTAACCAAAAAATTGTTAGATCCAGATAATGGTTTTGTAACTAGAGTTAACAAGAATACATCTTTTAGAGATAGAGTAGATGAATTCTTACCATATTATGAAGAAACTATTGCAGAAATGGAGTCTCTTAAAAAATGGAAAGATAACGTTACAAAAGCACTTTGGGTAATTTTTACTGCAGTTGTTGGTTGCATAATTAAATTAATGTTCTTTGCATAATGGCACGTTCTAATACTGGCAATACGGGTTTAAATCAACAATTAGTAACTGTTACACCAAATACGTGGACAGATTTATTACCACGTGATTCTGCTAGAACTAACTTTCTAAAAGGAGTTACTTTTAATAAAATAGTAATTCAAAACACAGGAGCTGCAGATATAACTGTGTCAGTTAAGTTAATATCTAGATTACCTGAAAGCCCTAATACAGAATTTGAAGGAGAAATAGTTTCTGATAAAATTATATCAGGAAGCACAAGAAGATCATCAAATGGAATTAGTGCAGGAAAAAATAACATAGTAATGTTTAGTCATGTAATGAGCCCTTCTGTACAAGGCTATGGAAATGGAGGACACGATGCAAATACTATTTCAGATTGGACAGGTTTAACATACACAGGACAAATAGAAATAGATTTTATAAATTATCAATTAGAATTTCCAGATGTACAATCAGTTCAGTTTAAATCTAATGTAGCTAGTGGTTTTATTGCAACATTAGTTTTGAATAAAAATGTACAAAGAATTAGAATGCCTGCAGGAAGTAATGGTATGAAACAAAATTTAATGTAATAAAATGGCAAAGGAATTAAATGAAGAAACAAGTTTTAAAGTAAGCTTAAAAACACTAGGAGGAATAGCAGTTTTAATTTTTACTCTTGTTGGAATGTGGTTTACTTTACAAGCTGATATACAAAAAGCAAAAGAGTTACCAGCTCCACCTGATCCAGAAGTAACACGTATGGAGTTTGATATGAAAGATCAAATGATACGTAGTACAATTATGACAACACAGGAAGATGTAAAAGAAATTAAAGAATCTTTAGAAAAGATAGAAGATAAATTATATAATAGATAATAATGAGAAAAAAATCCACAATACAATTTAAAGGTAATAAACGAACCAAAAGACCTGGAGTACATAGTAAAAATGCTAGCAAAGGTCAAAGTGGTTATAAAACAAAATACCGTGGGCAAGGAAGATAAAAAAATAAATAAATGGAAAACATTTGCAACATACTTGTTTGTGCTTTATTTATCTTTTGCCTCATTAGAGTGTTTTTCACAGATAACAGTGAGACATTTTAATGCAGAATGGAATAGTGCTAATGATGTAAAATGGTTTGAAAAATTAAAAGAGTGTAATAAAAAAAGATTACTAATAGAAGAAAATAATAACCAATCTAAATATGCAATAGCATCAGTACCTACGATAATAGTGTTTAAAGATGGAGAAGAAGTAAAACGTTTTCAAGCAGATTTAAGTTTTAAAATGGTTGCTACTAGAGAAGAGATACAAGAATATATTGATGAACTAATAATGAGTGATTTTTAATTATGAAAAAACTTTTATTTATAATAATACTAATTTTAGCAGCATGCGTAACTCCAAAAAAATGTTGTGCTCAAAACTCCTATCTTGTTATAGAAGCACAATATGATTCATGGGGACCAGCTGAGTCACAGTTTTATATTACAGATGTTCAAGGTGATACTGTATATCATCATCAGCCTACAGTACAAAGTGAATATTTATTAGATACTTTATTTATAGATGCTCAACCACTTACAGCTATTCTTTTAGATCAATATGGAGATGGGTGGCAAGATACAGGTCAACAAGGTTATTTTAGAACATGGAATAATTGCCAAGATACAATAGTAGAATTTATATCTTCACCAACAAATTACTTTGCTACAGAAATAATAAACTTTAATTTAGGACCATGTCAACCTAATGGGCCACCACCAGCACCATGTTTTCCTGCTGCAGTTATAATTAATTTAGATCAGTATCAATCAGAAACATCTTGGGAGATAACTGATTCTTTAGGTTTAGTAGTAGCATCAGGAAGCGGTTATGGATCACAACCAGATTATGCCACTTTAACTGTACCAGTATGCTTACCAGAAGGAGATCTTAACTTTACAATATTTGATGATTATGGAGATGGTATGCAAGGTTCACTTTGGCAAGGTCAAGATGGATCCTATTTTGTTAAACAATGTGGAGATACATTAGTATATGGTACAGATCCGGCTTTTGGTACAGACAGTACTCATGTATTTACTATAGGTGAATGTCCTCCTATATATGGATGTACAGATGATGATTATGTAGAATGGAACCCCTTTGCAGATACTGATGATGGTAGCTGTCAAACATTAAAGATATTTGGGTGTATTGACTCAACAGCATTTAATTATGATTCTACTGCAAATACAATGGATCTTATTCCACAATGTGAATTTACGTTAGTGTTGCATGATCTTATGGGTAATGGTTGGGTAGGATCACACTTATCTCTAGATTTACCTGACACTTCTTTCATATTTACTCACACTGGAGGTTTTAATGATGAACATCAATTTACTATAGATGCTCCAGATCCAGCTGTGTTTAGATTTCATATATCCCCACAAGCAGCACTAACAACTATAGAATGTGGATTTACACTCATTAATCCAGAAGGTGATACATTAATTAGTGTTCAACCACCGTTTATACAGCCTTTGTTTCCTTATGCTTTTGTTACTAATTGTGGTAATACATGTATAGAAAAAGTATTTGGTTGTACAGATAGCCTTGCTTTAAATTATTATGATGAGGCTAATACAGATGATAGCTCTTGTTATTATATAGCAGGATGTATGAATCCACTATATCTAGAATATGATACAACTGCTGATTATGATGATGGATCATGTGCAACTTTAATTGTTGCAGGATGCATGGATTCAACAGCTCTTAACTATGATCCGCTAGCAAACGTAGAAATATCTGGTTCATGTATAGCAATAGTAGAAGGATGTACAAATCCTTTAGCATTTAATTATAATATAAATGCCAATGTTGATGACTCAACATGTGTACCAGTAATTGATGGTTGTACAAATCCTATTGCTCTTAATTATGATTCAACTGCTAATACAGACGATGGAACATGTATATTACCAGTACCTGGGTGTACAGATCCTAATGCGCTTAATTATAATCCACTTGCAAATGTAGATGACTCAACCTGTATAGATATAGTATATGGATGCACAGATGCATCAATGTTTAACTTTAATCCTTTAGCCAATGTAGATAATGGTTCTTGTGAACCTTTTGTTTTTGGCTGTATGGATTCAACAATGTTTAATTTTAACCCTTTAGCAAACACAGATGATAATAATTGCATTCCTTTTATCTATGGTTGCACTGACCCTTCTATGCTTAACTACAACTCCCAAGCCAATACAGAAGATTTTAGTTGCATACCTTTTATTTATGGTTGTACTGATAGTACTGCCCTTAACTATGATCCATTGGCTAATACTGACAATGGTACGTGTATTACTGTGGTTGAAGGTTGTATGGATCAAGTTGCATGGAACTATGAACCGTTGGCTAACGTAAATGATTCTTTATCTTGTTTATATGATGCAGGATGTATTGGTGGACCAGGTATTCCTTATTGGTTAAATGATGGATGTTATGCTTGGGTAATAGACGTAGATGAATATTGTTGTGAAAACAGTTGGGATGCAACATGTCAAACAATGTATGACTATTGTCAATTAGGATGGCCAACTAATATAACTGATTTATCTTCTACAGGTATTGTAGTATATCCAAATCCTACAACAGGTATTTTTAGAATTGATACTAGATTAAATGTAGAAATAAAAGTTATAGACATGCAAGGAAAGATAATTGTAGAAGGAAAGAATTTAAATACTGTTGATATATCAGATTATTCAAATGGTTTATATAATTTATATATAACAACAGATGATAAAATATTTATTAATAAGATTATAAAACATTAATTATGAAAATAGATAAGGATATAACAAAATTACAAGAAGAAACAACAGAAGCTTTACAGCCTGGAACTGTTGTTTATATAGATACTGCTAATAAAAAATATAGAGCAGATACTAGTAAAGGATTTTTTGCTATAACTGCTCTAGAAGATACAGTTCTTGATGGTACAAACTCTAAATGGAATGTAGCAATGAGAGATGCTGCTCTTGCTGCAGGAGTATTAGGTCTTACATTAACTAATACATCAGATATAACAATACCAAAAGGATTAACAGTATATATTAGTGCAGGAACACTAGTTATAAAGTCTGGAAAATGTTTAGCTTACGCTAGAAGAAGTACTAGAACAGAGGCAGAAGGATAATGGATATATTAGGATTAGGATTACCAATAACTAAAGTTCCTTACTTTGAAGGAGCTCCATCATCTCCAGGTGAAGTAGGACCTGCGGGTACTAATGTGCTATGGTTTGATTGGACTGATAGAAATACAGTAGCTTTGTCAGGTAGTCTTATAGAGTCAATTGATAATAAAGCAACTGTAGTACCTTGGAATGATTATAAACTTATTTCTACTGCCGGTCAAGAGCCTGAATTAAGTGGTACAAACGGCCAAAATAATTTAAGTTATTCTTTACATGATACTAATACTGACAAAGCATATACGTTAGTTGATGGAGATAATGGTAATATTTCAGTGCCTTATGGTGAAGATTATACTTTAGTTGTAGTTCAAGATAATGATCAAGAGTCTGGTGTATCAGGTATAACTGGTGGTAGAACTCCTAATGGTTATGCGTTTAGATGGAGTGGTGATGTTTTAATAGGTACTGTTTATGCTCAAGGTGGACAAGCTTCTGATTCTATTAATCCTGTAGGAACAACTGAAAAAGATTTTGGTGTTGCTATACAAAGGGTTGACAATGTTAATGATGAAGTTGAAGTTATATTTAATGGCATATCTCCTAATTCTCCAGGAGCTATAACTGGTGATCCAGTTAATACAGTAAGTAATTTATTTGTTGGTAAAGCAAATACTGCAGGTCAATACTATAAAGGTAAAATTTATGAATTTATGTTATATAAAGCTGCATTAACAGATGCTGAAATTGCTCAATTGCATGCATATATAACAAACAAATACAACTTTCCTATTTAAATTATGATAAGAACAATTATTTTCATATTATTATTCTGTTTTAGTTTTACAGCTAACGGTCAAGTATTTAAAGATTTTTTTAAATATTCTACTTTATACTCATCTGTTAATGGAGGTAATTCAATATCAGATCAAATAGTATACGATGTAGCTACAGGAACTTTATTAAATGAAGTAGTAGAAACTCCTTATAATTATACGTTAACGTTTGGGATTAGAAAGATTCAGAGATTTCAATACGAACCACAATTACCATTTAAAGATGGAACAGAGACATCATTTAACGATGCAGCTACTATAGGAAGAGTAAAGAAAGGTTTTGAGTATTTATTTGAGATTGATTATGCGAGACAACAGGGTAAAGAGTTTGTCAATCAAAATCACTTCTTACGATACAATACTACTAAGTGGATGACACGTGTAGAGTTTATGCAAGACGGTTTTGCAGATATAGAATATTATCAAGCGTCACAAAGATTAAGGTTAAATTCAAAGGGTAAACTCTCTTTTAACGTGGGGGCATGTCAGAGAATATCAGAACCCTATGGATTTAATCCGCTTGAGCAATGGATGCTTTCTAATGGATCATTGCATTATACACAATTGGCCCTAGATCAAGGATACACTATAGAGTTTGATGGTGAAGGCGGGGCAGAATACTTTAATCCTGATGGAGCATCTGTAGCAACTAGTAAAGAAGTATGGGAAGCTGTAGCAGTTCCTGAAATGTTAGTTAACTATGTTGCTGCTGAGAGAGACAAATTACCTAATCAGTGGGTACATTCTCTTATTATAGGTTTTGATTATTATACTTATAATAAAGATATATGGTTACATGCCTGGGGTAATATACTACCCTATCACTATAACGATGGAGGTGAATATTCTTATCACAATTTTAATGATGGTGAGCAATGGTATGATTATTCTGGCGGTATGATCTTTGGCTATAAAGTAACAAGAAATCTTGGTGCATTTGTAGAGGGTAAGTATAATAAATACTGGGACAGAGAATGGTATGATTTTAAATTTGGTATTAACTATAAAGTGTTTTAATTATGGCTAAGAAGAAAAAAACAAAAAGTAAAAAAGATGCATGTTATCACAAAGCTAAAGCTAAGTACAGAGTATTTCCTAGTGCTTATGCTAGCGGATATATTGCTAAGTGTAGAAAACGTAGAGGTAAAATAAAATAATGGCAGTTAGAAAAACAGCAAAAGGAGCAGCTCTTAAACGTTGGTTTAAAGAGAAGTGGAAAGATGAGAAAGGTAACCCTTGTGGATCATCTAAGAATAAGAACACTAAAAAGTGTAGACCTACTAAACGTGTGTCAAGCAAAACACCACGTACATGGGGCTCTTTATCTAAGTCACAAAAAGCTAAAGCTGTTGCAGAGAAGAAAAGAGTAGGTATGGGACGTAGAACTAGCTCTATTAAGAAACGTAAAACAAAATCTAAATCTAAAAAAAAGTAAAATTATGGCAAAAATGAGAGAATATTACAAGAAAGGTGGTCAAAAAAAGGCTGCATGTATAGGTAAAGTAAAAGGTGTTGATGTATGCTCATTAACAATGAGACAACAAAAAACATTAGAAAAACATTCTGTGCATCATACAAAGAAGCATATAAAAATGATGGTTGACGCTATGAAAAAAGGTGCATCATTTGGAGCTTCTCATAAAATGGCACAGAAAAAAGTTGGAAAATAATGGCAAGTAAAAAGAAAGGTGCAATGAAAGGCTGTACAATCAAGAATGGTTGTAAGAGTAAAAAAGGTGGCCTTACTGCTAAGGGCCGTAGAATGATTAATAGAAAAACTGGCTCTAAACTTAAAGCTCCACAACCTGGAGGAGGTAAACGTAAAAAATCATACTGCGCTAGATCAGCTGGTCAGATGAGAATGCATAACGTTAACTGTAGTAAAACTCCAGATAAAAGAATTTGTAAAGCAAGAAGACGCTGGAAGTGCTAATGGCAAAGAAAAGATTAGACATAAAAAAAGCTATAAAAAAGCCTGGCTCACTAACTGCTGCTGCTAAGCGTAAAGGTATGACTATAGCACAATACTGTAAGAACCCGCCTAGCAAAAAGGCTGGTTATAGATGCAGATTTGCTAAAACACTTAAGAAAATTGCTAAAAAACGTAAAAAGAAATGAACTGGATAGGTGAACATATTGTAGATATAATTGCCCGTTTTAGAAATACTATTTTTGCAGAAAAAGATTTAAAGTTAACTCTAAAAAATGCTGCAAGTTTTCCAAATACTACTTCTACTAGAACAACAGCTGGTTTTTCTGAAGATGGAACATTAATTCAAGATTCAAAAGTTATTGTAAAAAAAGTAACAGGAGCTCAAGCTAAAGCTATGACAACTGCAGAAGCTACTTTTATTACTTTAATTCCTGCACCTGGAGCTAATAAAGTTATTGTAGTAAGAGAGCTTGAAGTATTTATTGATAGAGGAACTTGGTCACCAATGAGTGGAGGTCAAGTTAGAGGTTGGGGTGGTAATTTATTACTTGCAATTAAAACTCCTTCTTCACAAGCAAATTTTGAATGGAACACTTATGGAACTCTTCAAAAGAAAATGTTAAATCATACAATTAATAATGTATTTAATACAAGTACTGCAGTTGATACTATTATAGTAAGAGATGCCCCAGTAACTCAAACAAGAGCATATCCTAATGTTCCATTATTACTTAGACCTCAAAATGCAAATACATATGGTCAATTAGTAACTTATAATCAAACTCCAGACGATGATTATTATTTTAGGATTACATATAAGATCATGGACATGAGTAGTGATTTTGCAGCAACAACAACATAAAAATAATAAATTATGGCAGTAACAGTAAATCCCGTACATGCATTAGGAACAAGAGTATTAAAAGTTCGTGAATGGACAGCCATTGATAAATGTGGCTCATCAGTTACTCCTGTGTCTCCTAATAATGCTGACACTGCTAAATTTAAAGAAGTAACATTTACAAACATAGGAGCAGGCCCTTGTACTATACATGTAGCTGTATTTAATAGAGCATCTTTTTCTGGAGGAGTTTTAACAACTGAATTAAATCCTCCTGATATAGCATTGATGTTACAATATAATACAGAGATTCCTTTAGGTGCAACGCTTTCTTTAAAGGATGTTTATATGGATTATATGACATTTGAATGTGGAGATCCCACTAATGAACCTATAGTTGCTGTATGGATAGATACAGTTACTGGAGAAAAAGAAGATGGATATTTAGATGTAATACAAAGAAGATAATTATGTGGAAATTGTTTAAAGATAAAAATGATATAAATGAAAAAAATGTAGTTGGATTTATATCTTTTGCTGTTATGGTACTGTTTGCTATTATAGATTTAGGTACTGCAGTTATGTATATGGGATACGTAGGAGGAGGAGAATTAGAAATTAACGACACTATATATAACTCCTTTGTTATGGTAACATTAGGGTGTTTTGGTATTAGTGCATTTGAAAAAATTAAAAAATCTTAAGGTTATGAAGAAATTTATTTGTATTTTATTATGTAAGATAACGTTTAATAAAGTATGCTTAGGCTGGTGTGGACCAGACTGCTGCTTAAAAAAATAATATTATGCCAGGAACATATAAAATGAAAACATACGGGAGTGGTGGTAGTTATAGTAAATCTAACAAAGCATTACCTGTAGGTAAAAATGGAGGTCAAAGAAGTTTATTGACTAAATTAACAACTAGAGCACCAAAGCCAAGAAAAACATCAAAAGGCTGCGGATGTGGTGGAGAAAGATAAGATGAGCATACTAGGAACTATATTTAGTGGAGGAGCTAAAGATCTTGTTGAAAGTGTTGGTGGTGTCATTGATGGACTACACACTTCAGATGAAGAAAAGCTAGCTGCTAAACAAAAAATGAAAGAACTTGTAGCTACTTATGAGGTCCAAATGGAAAAAGAAATAACTTCCAGATGGCAAGCAGATATGAAGTCTGACTCATGGCTATCTAAAAATATTAGACCATTAACTTTAGCATTCTTGGTTGTAAGCACAGTGCTATTAATATTTATTGATGCAGGTGTTATTAACTTTGTTGTTGAAGCTAAATGGACTGATCTATTACAATTAGTATTAATCACTGTGATTGGTGCCTATTTTGGTGGACGATCATTAGAAAAAACAAAGAAATAATGGCACAATGTGTATGTGGTAAAACAAAAGATGAAAATGGGAACTGTGATGGTTCTCACAACAGCTAATAAAAATGTATTCTTATCAGATTGACTTAATTAGAGTTATTGATGGAGATACTATTGATGCTTATATTGATTTAGGTTTTAGTGTAAAAGTTAAAAAACGTATAAGACTTGCTGGTATTAATACTCCTGAGTCAAGAACAAGAGACCTTGAAGAAAAGAAAAAAGGTCTTGCAGCTAAGGATAGACTTAAAACTCTATTAGAAGGATGTGATAAAATACTTTTAGATTCACAAGGTGTAGGTAAGTTTGGAAGATGTCTAGGTAAACTATCAATTGATAGAGTAGATGGATCTGATAAACTCACCATGATCTGTGTAAATGATTTATTAATCTCTGAAGGTCATGCAGTAGCATACCACGGAGGAAAAAGAAAATAGAATGAAAAAAATAAATTGGATAAATAGTTATAAATCTAATAATAAAAGTGAGATTTATAAAGTAGAGATTAGAATTGGAACTTTTACTGCATTAGAACTTACAATAAATGCAGCTAGACTTAGGTTTATGATTTTTAATCTAGGATTTGAGCTTGAATTTTAGTATATTATAATATATTATGCCTGCTAAAAGAAACTATAAAAAAGAATATAAGAAGTTTCAGTCTTCTACTAAATCTAAAAAAGATAGAGCGGCTAGAAATAAAGCACGTAGAGAAGGACTTAAAGTAGGTAAAGTACGTAAAGGTGATGGAAAAGATCTTCATCATCCAAATGGACCAAGGTCTAAGAAGACTGTAGCAATGTCAGCTTCTAAAAACCGAGGTAAAAAAGAAAAGAGCAGAGTAAAAGGTAGTAAAAGAAACTATCCTAAAACAAGGAAAAAAAGGTAACAATTTAAAAATAAAATAAAATGGCAACAATTACAAGTAGATTAACACTAACGGGCACTGGTACAACCAGTGACGTTTTAAACATTATTAAAGAAAAAGTTTTAAATGTAACAAGTCCAGCTGTTCAAGTTGGTACAACAGCATTAACAACATCATTTGCAACAACTTTAGATGATTTAAATGGTACTAAAAATACTAATGATACATATTTATATATCATGAATACATCTTCTGGAACCGAAACAGTACATGCACAAGTTGTAGCAACTGCTACATGTAGTGGAGAAGGTTCTTCAGCTACAGTAACACAATCTCCTCTAGCTAAATTAGCTAAAGGTGAATTTGCAATGATTCCTCTTGAAGCTGCAGCTCATATGCAATTTAAAGGTTCTGCTACTACTGCAGTTATGGAGTACGCATTCTGGACTAAATCAGCTTAAGGATCTACTAAAGGTTCTAAGTAATTGATTGCCCAATTATATGCAGCAGCCGGGTAGGTAAATAGTTTTCTTTTTCTTTTTACCCATCCGGCTGACTTGCGTTCATATATTACCATCTCCCATTTTTTTTTGACAGGATAACAACTTACCCAATACCCTTTTTTAATAAGTAATTTAATATCTTCTTTATACATCAGAATATGTATCTTATTGTTCCTATGTCAAAATAGTTTGCATAGATTTGTTTAAACATTTCTAAAAGTTTATGCTTCTTTGCTATTGGATAGCGCATCACTCCTGATCCATTTTTAACTTCATCAGAATATTTCATAATCTCACGAGCCTCATCACTAGCTTTAATCATTTGATTAACATGATTGGTCAATGCAATAACTTCACATTTATTTTCACCTGCTACTTCTTTAACACGTTTAAATAACTTATCATAATGTTTAGACCAGCCTGGCATAAATATAAGTGGAGAAAAATTTAAATGTACTTCCCATCCTAAATCCTTAAGTCTATTAATATCTTGTATTCTAGATTCAATTTTTTGCATCTTAGGTTCTAATACATCTGAATAAGCTTGAGGCATAAGACTTACTCTTACTCTAGGTGGTTTATTAAAATGATTAACGTCAAGTTTAAGAAGACCCGGATACTTAGTAGCCATAGTACTATTAAGTTGTGGATGATCATCAAAGCGTTTAAGGTAATCATGTAATGGTTCAGGCATATGCTTTTGCATCAGAACTAAATCTGAGTTGCATGCAATGTCTACCATTGTATATACTGGATCTTGCTGGTTAGGGACTTTAGTATAGCCCGCCTCCCAAGCAAGAACAGAATTAAATATGTCATTAACATTAGTATTAACAAATACTCTACGTCCGTTAAATCTAGACATATAACAGTAAGTGTTTACACAACCCCCCATACATCCATAGATTATATTAGGAGCTATGCAATCACTACTGTTATTATTTGTTTTTGTTACTAATGTTTTTGTTACTTGACGCTTTATGGCCATATAACTATAATGTTATTCCCAGTAACAGAATACAAATTCATTTCCATTATCATTTTTTTTTGTTTTTAAAAACGGTATTCCCGTTCTCTCATTAGTAATAATCTCTTTATCAAAAGGTAAATCTATTTCTTTATAACCTTCTAAGAGCTTTTTTCTAAATACACGCATTGGTACTTTTGTCTTAGACATCTTTTCTTGTAATATGTATCCTTTATATCTCATTATTTTTTTTAAATTTTATAAAGATAATCCAATATACAGCAACTAATATGGCAAAACCAAAGGTGCTCAATTATATATATTTATGTATAATAAGTAAAAGGGTTGTGATCAAAAGACCACAAAACCCTATAAATGCTCCTATATAACTACTTTTTGAGTTTTTCATCAAATTGTGTAACTGCATAGGCACCGGTGGCTAAACCAGCAAAGTAAATCATAATAGCCCAAAATAAATCCATAATTAATAGTTTTGATTAATAGTACACCCAGAAGGATTTGAACCTTCAACCTACAGCTTAGAAGGCTGTTGCTCTATCCAGTTGAGCTATGGGTGTAACACAATGTCTTTCCATTAGTCAGTCTTGAGTAAGATTGAAGGAAATGAAAGGATTAAAATACTATTTCAAGTAAAAACTCCCGGAGAAGATCCTATTAGATCAATTATTAAATTGACATCTTATCTTCAGACCGGAAGACATCCCGGTCATATAAACACTTCTCCTATTGATTTTCTAATTTAGTTTGTAAAGCTGCAAGTGCTCTCCAAGCAACTTTAGCTAAATGTAATATACCATCATCATCTGTTTTATCTGCATCAATAAGATGTCTAGTAAGAGCATCTAAATGATCTTTACTTTTATCTTTATCCCAATGTAAAGGTTTATCTGGATGATGTTGTATATTACCTTGTAAGGAAACTCTTGATAACTCCATAAGAGCATCAGGAAAATATTTAAGAACTCCTGTATATACAGGATAGTCTTTTCTAGATGGTTTATTGCTCATAGCTTCTTTTATTTCTTCTAATGTATATGGTGTATTAAATTCTAAACCAGGAGGACAACTGAGAGTTATTTCCCCAAAAGGTTTATTTCTCTCAGTATCCCAATAGTATTTACTGTGTTTGCTCATAAAGTAAATACATTATTTGAAGAATCATAATCCTCAGTATCATGATTTTCTGGTCTTGCAGCATCTAACTCATCAATAATTCTACCATCAGGTAGTTCTATTAAATGTTCTTCAGGCATTTGAATATCATCTTCAGAATTAGTGTAAGTGTCTTTAGTATTATTTTTAGTATTACTTAAACACTCAGCTGTCATAAACTCATGAAACTTAGCTTGATTCTTCATCCAGTTTCTTGGATGTGTTAATTTTAATGCATGTGTAACATGATTATAAAATGACCAAGCACAATCAGAATTTACTCCATAATTGTATGATGCTTTTTCCATTTCATTTTTTACACATGTCATTTGTTGTGAGTCAAGAAGTTTTTCTTCAACAAATAATCTACCCAAGAATTCAGCTTGTTTTTTATTAGATAAGTTTACCGTTTTCATATCATTTTTATCTTGAACAAGTTGATTGAAATTTTGTGAAGCTACACTTATTTGTTGTGCAATTGATACTGCAATGTCTGCATTAGCAGTTCCTGTATGTTTACGACCATAGTTGGCCATATCACCATGGATCATTCCATTATTACATACCATTACATAAGCCCCAACTCCACATTGAAATCTTGTACTTTTATCATATGAGTTTGTCCAAGCAAACATCATGCTAATTTCATTGTCTGATACAGAGTTAACTCCAGAGATATTGTATATCCCTTGAGCCACTCTAGCATTCATACTTGCTTTAAATAATTGATTATTAATTTTAAAACCATTAACTTTTAATAGTTTTTGTGTGTGATCCATCACTTCTTTATGTGATACCACTGTATACGTCTTACCATGTGATGGTAAGGGTGCATTTTCTAAATAAATTTTGGTTGTTGTAACCGCTTTTTTGTGTCCCATAATTGTCAAATTTAATCAAATAAATTCAATTGATTGCTAGTAAAACCTAAAATATTATTGACTTCTTTTTCAATAGCTTGCTGATAATATTTATAGTTAATATCATAGTCTGCAAACTTTTGAGATAATATCATTTTATTAAACATAGTTGTCATCCAAGGTCCCGCTTCTAACTGTATAACACGCCCATCATTCTTGTTAACTTTAACAAGCTTAGATCCGCTATTGCTTACATAATATCTGTTAATTTTTTGTTGATCATCAGATTTTGCAATACCATTTTCTACATATTCAGCTTTGACTTGCCAACCACTATTAGTTTTACTACCTATACAATAGTCTAGTATATTAGTATTTTCCTTAAGATAATCTTCAGGCAGTTTATTATTTACAAAGTACTCATAGATACCTTTAGGAATAACTAGTTTAGATTTGTTTTTATGTAATGCTAGATCCGTAAATTCAAATCTACCTTTACATTTAACAGGAGCATAATAAAATTTATCTTTTTCTACTTTAAATAAATAGTGTGGATTTTTTTGCTTTATTGTTCTCCATGTAGATAAGTCTGTCTCAACAAATTTAAAAATACCAATATAATTATTAACATCTCCAAATATAAGTCTTTGATATTCATCATGTTCTAAATTAAGTTGCGTTAACTTTTCCCATTGTTCACATACTTTAAAATACTCTTCCTTTGCTGACTCAGGAATAATAGTTTCAATACCGTCAGTATTTTGCATGATTGCACGTGCTTCTGGTATTGCTTCCATAATCATTTCATAGAGCATCATCAAAGTAAGTTGACCATTGATTGTAATACGCATTGTAAACTCCGGATCATACAAGAAAGAATTTTTATCATTAGAAAGACCATATGTACTATTAAGTATAATTTTATATACATAGTTCATAGGGTTGCTCTTAGGAATCTTTTTTCTTTCTGTAAAAAACCATTCATATAGTTCACAAAACTGTGACTTTGGTAAATGTGCTGGAGACCAGCTATTTTTAATTGCTAGATTAGGATAGAAAGATGTAACATCTGAAGACATAATAATCTCACCATTTTTAGGCTCATATATTCCCGGTTTATTTGCACCGTGGACACCACCTAAACCAAAATCTGTTTTAACTCCTTTGTATTTAACACTATACTTAAAGGCCCCTTTTATATTAAGAGGATTTAATTCTACAGTTTTAAATCTATCAAGAAGCAATTGAAACTCTGGTGTCTTAAATGTTACATAAGGCAGTATAATATCTTCTAGTTTTATTACACGCCTAAATGTTCTCATCTTTTTTAACTCATACTTAGGAATATCTAACTCTTTACTTAAATAGAATGCAAACAGCTCCTTAGATATTCTAGGTTCTGATGCATTAAATAAGTTAATGTTATATTCTTTAGATAAGTTTATTCTTAATCCTATAAGCTCTTTAGATCTATTATAGATCTCTTGAGTTGCATTAACATCATTAATACAATAATCAATAACCATATCAATTTCTTCATCAGTTGTTATTTCTGACTCATGATCAATAGGCATATCAAGAATGTTATTCCAATCCATAGTATATTCAATCCACTTAAGACTAGACCGCTTGGCCATATTATCCCAGTGATTTAGCTTGTATACATCTATTTGAGGAATAGTCATTTTCCATTCTGGATACTTAGAGAATTCTTTATTATTAGATCTTTGGATTGTTGCTTGTGCTTCATCATAGATGTGACGAACTAAGTCTTCTATATCTGCATTTAACACTGCTTGTTTCTTATCAAGAAACCAATGTGTTATTTGCGCATCAAATCCTAAACCATTAAATGATATATGATATTCTCTATTTTTTTTGTTTTGTTCAAGAAATTCTATAAATGCTTTTCTGTCATCTCTTTTAGAATGTATTACAAATACCTTGTACTCTTCTTTTTTGTAATGTTTAAATACACCACAAAAGAAATTACTCAGTGTTTCATAATCCATTATCCAATGACTCTTCATATTTTATGTTTACCCCATTTAGAATCTTGTGCATCCATATCAGCATCAAAATCATTTTTTGCTTTATATTTTTCCTCCCATTTAGTCATATTTTCTATAAGATTTTTTTGATTTTCTATTTGTCTACCTTGACTTAGGGCTAGTTTACAAAGTCTAAAAAGGCAATAAAGTGTTGCTATTACTATAAGTGCTGTCATAATTATAATTTAAGGCCAAAAAAAGGGACCGAAGTCCCTTTCTATGGATTGGTTAATAAAGAAAACTCTAAACAAGGTTTAGATTAGTAGCTTTGTCAGAAGATAAAGCTCTTTTCATTTGCTCAACATCATTATCAATAATACTAGTATAGTCATATGAGTCAGCATTAACTGCAAACTGATTAACAAAATCTTTGATTTCTTGATCATCAACAATATAATACTCAGCATGAGTTTGCATCATTACTCTTTGTTCTTTAATATCTTTACCATTAGGTCTTTTGCCAACTTTAAGTTTTACCTCATCTCCGTTGTCATCAATCTTTGGTACAAAATGATATGAACTCTTATTAATTTTAGAAATAACAGCAAGTATTTTACTACTTGGGTCAAATATGATCTCCACATAAGGACAATCCTCTGTGATAGGCATTAATTTAAATGTTTTGTATGGGCCCCAGTTTGATGTTGTAATCAACATGTTTTGTCCATACATTGGTTTTTTGTTTTCTTTACTCATGTTAAAATATATTTTGAATTAGAATACAAAGATAAAAACTTTTTCTTAAATATAGCTTTTACGTCAGGTTTTTTAAATATCAAATTTTCTTTTTCCATATCAGGTTTATCACATAGTTCATATACAGATTGTAATGAGTCAACGTTAACATCTAATTCATCTGCATATTGCTGATGATAATATTCTGGATACAAAAATTCTTCTACATATTGTGCTATAGCGCCTTTTTCTCCAAAGAAGTTCATAATAATTTCTTTATTTCTTTCTGATATTTCAGAATATTTACCACGTGCTACTTTAGTATAATCTGCACCTAGATCACTAAAATCATAGATATATAAGTGTACATCTTTATCTAATAATATATAATCATAAAAGAATATATTTGATAATAAATATTTGGCTTCAAAAGTTTTCCATTCATCTGTTTCTTCTTGCTCATACAAACACATGAATTTTTTATCTTTAACTTTATAGTTTTCTTCCCAGGTTAAAAATGTTTCTACAGGAACAAAATCAACCCCTCTCCTTATGTTTAATAAAGGATAGAGGAAGATCTTGCTTTTTTGAAAGTATTTTGTGTACATCATAATACTACTTTGTTATTAATAAACTCATACGGTAAATCAAAGTTCATTTCTTCTAAGTGGTATTTACAGGCCTTTAATACAAGCATAAGTTGTTCAGCCCATGTTTGCATTGTGACTTCACTTACCTCAAAGTTATAGACTTGATTATACGTATCTACTACTATAAAGTTAAAGTTTATTTTATAACCTTGTATGCCATCTGGAACATTTTTTAATATTAACATAGTATAAATGGCAGCTTGCATCCAATAATTGTAATAATCTACAGTGTCTACAAAATTGACAATAGACTTGCCTGACGTCTTGATGTCAATGATAGTGATTGACCTTTTCTTATGGTCTATTATGTACTTGTCTACATAACCCTTAAGACCAAACTTAAGATCTCTTAAATCACATTCTAGATATGATTCTGCAAACGTTTCAGTTTCATCTAACTCAAAGTCTGTTATAACTGGATCAAGTAAATCCATTATATCTTTATTTGACTTGACAATCTCTACACGCTCTAATGTTTTATCATACATATCTTGATCAATGATGTCTTTGCCTTCTGATACAAGCAAAAATTTAAAGTACTCTTTGTTGTCATCCGTGAGTATTTTTGCTAATCTTTTTGAGTCATCTTTGATAGATTGATATAAGTTTTGGTGTTGCAATGCAGTTATAATCTCAGGACCTAAATCCTCTAAATCTCCTACAGCAACTCCTTTAACTTCATTAAGAACTCTACGTACAGCTTCTGATGGTATCTTACCGGGTAGCAATGCAAACTCTGATTGGAAGTTATCAGGTTGCAATAATAATAGATGTAGTAGTCTACCTTCTATTAGATGCTTATCTAATCTAGGCTCTCTATCTTTAAGGATATAATCCTTGTAGAAAAGCTTAGGGGAGAACCTAAGTCTATTCATACTTGAATATGAAAACTTAAATTCTCCTCTATCATATTTGTCTTTAAATATCTGTTCTTTATCTGTCATAATTAAAATGGTAAATCATTTACTGTTGGATCTTCTTTTATTACTGTAGATAAAGATTTCTCTTTAACTTTAGCTCTAAAATCCGGTGTTAATGATATTGAACTTCTTTCTAACTTAAATGCTTTTGAAGTATTAAGACCTGTTGCTTTCTTAACAACATCTTCAAATAATAAATCTAACACATGTTCCATTGCTGGTACAGTTAATGCATTATCTTCAATCAACATACCAATTAGTTTTTCATATCTTGATGAATGCTGATAACTGTATGAAGTGTTGTCATAATACTTTTGAAAACCTTTTCTTAATGCTTTAAATCCAACTGTGTTCCAAGGTTTGGTTCCTTTCATAGAATCACCAAAATGAAAGAACAACATAGCCAAATAAGTTTTAGAAGTCTCTATATCACAATTACACATAAGGTTCATTGCAACAGCTCTATCATCTGGCGTCCCTCCTTTCAACATATCTTTGATTTGTATAAAACTTTTATCATCTAATGCTACTGAATCAGCAGACATAAGCTTATTACAATTTTCATCTAAGATCCATTTGAATGTAGGATTTATAAACTCATTAAACATTTCCAAGTTTTTAGCTAGAACTAACCAGTTAATGCTTTTAGTGTTAGATTTTTTAATATCATCTAACATTGGAGAAATAGTATGTTCCCAACTATCTGCATGATAAAATCTACGAGTTATAGAATCTATGTCTATCATTTCATCTTCATCTATATCTTTAATTATACTTATACAATGTAATTGATCTGCTTTTGTTTCAAAGGCAGCAGTATGATTTTCAATTATTTTAATAAGTTTAGATGGAGTTACTAACTTCTTTGACCAATGATATTCCATTAGTTTTTCTATACCTTTTTCAGATATAACTCTTATATCAGCAGCATCTTTATTTCTAATTACTTTTAAATCATTATTTTGACAATAAAAAGCAACCTTATCTCTAGATAAACTAAGATTAGGATACCTATATAATGTACGTATATTATTTAATGATTTAACTTCATTAGGTCCTAATGCTTTTTGTATAGCCTTTTTTAGATCATCATTATATCTACTTACATTTGGCATATCAAATGCATGGTCATTATCACAGTCTAAAGAGACTTGACCTTTTTTAATTTTAGTATTATGATCATCAATATCAAATCGTAATCTATGTATTTTAATTAGTTTCATCTGTGTACACATAATTTTTTTAAATATTTTTTTTCATACTCTGGTTTAATTCTTACTGTGAATACATACAACTCTCTGTTATAAATTTCAATTCCTTTTCTTATCAAAGGCTCCATATATTTAAAACCCTCAGAAGTAAGTGTTCCGTCTTCATCATGTTGTTTTACAAAATCTTCAGCAGACATTCTTGAATACCAAGAATGTTGTGATTTACTGAACCAATACTTTATATCTTTATTACGTGAACTAAAATGATATTCTTGAATACTACCATGTAGTTTCCATAATAAATGATGATTAACATCAGTACGTATTGTAGGCAAAATCTTTTCTAACATTGCTCTATCTTCACCACCCGCATCATACATTTGTAAACATGTATCAAGCAAACTCTTAGTTAGTATTTGTTGATTAGGAGATTCATCTACAACTCTTTCTCCAGTAATAGTTTCACAACCATCATTAACAATACGATCTAAAATTTTCAAAGCCATACCTGTATATACATATGTATCATAAGGAAGAGAATCATACTCACAACTACCAAGATAAGTACTCAAAGCTTCAGAACGTCTATTATCCCATATTACATGTTCTATGCTTTCATCAGTCATCCATTTATTAATAAGGTCACATTTTCTTTTACCTTGTGTAAACTCAGTTATAGAATAACCATTATTAATATTAAACATAACAGTACGCAATGGTATATTATGATCATCAACTGTTTGACTTGACATAACATTAGTAATAAATACATCTGCTTGATCTATATCATTAGTAATTTTAATATCATGCTCTTTTAATTCCATTTTTAATTTATCAGCAGTTATGCTTGAGCCAGGAATAATAAAAGCTTTTTTGTTTTTATAATTTATAATGGGAGTTTGAGTATCTCCTTCTAATATTTCTTGATGTTTTATATATGATGTTTCATCTTCACTAACTAATACTGTTGTATAGTTTAGAGCATCACCACTACAGATCATCCCATTGATGTCTGTAGAGGCAATACCTAAACTTGAAACAATATTACTCATGGATCTTACATCTTCATGAATTTTTGCCATTACTTTAATGTCATTTTAATTATTTCAGGGTTCATCATAAACTTGTTAAACTTCTGCTTGTTACCATTAAAGATAGTTCTAACAATTAGATACTTAAGATCATTAGAGAAATACTCTTTAGTACATAGTGTTAGCAACCTATCAGTAATCTTTTGATTAACTGTATTCTCTTTAGAGTATACAACAGCATAGTTACCAAGTCTTGTTGCAAGTGTAGATGCAATGTCTGCACGATATGAATCATCTTTACCAACACATGATCCAAGCTCACCTAAAATATATTGCTCATTGTCATGAGTCAATAAGTCTTTAGGAGTTACCAGCTTATCCAGTTTGTTATTAATAAAGATTGTAAACATAGATGCAAACTCCTCACCTACACTACCTTCACCAATCATTTGGATTAGTGGTAGATTCTCATCAAACTTTTCAAAGCTAGATATAGCATTGAAGAATGTAGAGATAGATCTTGCATTAGTTTCTTGTGTTACAAGTTCAGGATGCATCAACAAAAAGTTAATACATCTTGAGTCAATACCTTCTGCTTCTGCCCATCTTGCCCACACATCTACATCAAACTTTAAGTTTGCAGTTATGTAACGAGTCTTCTGTGCTGAGTCAACAGAGTTAACCATATAGTCACCGTTATCAGGATTTGCAGTCAATATAATATGCCAATCCTCTGGTAGTGTCCATGAGATGTATGTCTGACGGTCCACCAATTCCATAACAGCTTGGATGAATCTTACATCTGCACGGTTCCAGTCATCAAGAAGTAGGATACCACCTTTCTTTTTACCTGCAATCCACTCAGGTGCACAGTATGACATACGGTTTTGACCTGTCATCTTCCATCCACTCTTAAGATATTCTGCTACAGCTAACTCATCAACCCACTGACCAACTTTCTTAGTAGTAGTTTTGTTTGCTAGCTTTAGTAGATCATCAGCTGCAGCGCCTGTTCTACTATAGTTTACATCATCACCTTTAACAGGTACTTGCTTTTCTTTATACATTTGAAATTGTCTAACTGGAAAACCTACAAGGTCACCCAACTCCTCAATCTGTGCAAGATTAAGTTTAACAAAATCTAGATCATGGTCTCTTGCCATGTCCATAATAGATGTAGTTTTACCAATACCAGACTCACCAACAACTTCAATTGCTACTGGTTTCTTACCTTGTTTTTGTAGGAATCTATTGTTGTTAACTACGTGATTAACAAAATCCTTTAACTCATCAATGTTTAAATTTACTTGTGCCATTTTCTTTATTATTTATTAATTTGAATTTTAAGTCCTGGTAACTCTTGATTTATATTACAACGAGAACTGTGTACCCAAAGAGTATTCTTTGGACAGTTATCTGGAGTATAAGCTTCACCATCTGTTAAATATATAAGGGCTGTATAATGACCCTTTTCATTATAATGATCTATTACAGGTTGGAAGTCTGTACCTCCTCTACCTTTTATATCCCAATCTTTTTTAGGATTAAATACTTCTACACTATTGATCTGTGTATCACACTGTACTACAGTGATTTGATGACCAGTCTTGTGCATATGTGTAAGTTCACTCATGAACTCTTTTAGTTCTGAATTAGATACAGATCCGCTTGTGTCAACACCAACACAGATATGATTTTTGTGTTTAATCTTAAGACCAGGGTTACCGCTGTATCTTTTATTGTACTTACGTCTCAGTTTCTTTGTATATACTATACTAGAATTTCCAACAAACCTTCTTAGATATGCCTTCCAATTAAATGAAGGTGGTTCAATCTTTCTCAGTCTTTTTATAATTTCTGCAAATTCACCGGGTACATGACCTTGTCTTTTTTCTGTTAATTCTGCAGTTTCTTTTAACTGATGTTCAATTTGTTTTTGTACTAGCTTCTTATCAGCTTCTGATAGCTCATCAAACTCATCCCAAGTACCATGACAATACTGACTACCACCATTCATTTGATTTAATAAATTGTCTAGTGTTGGACATGTACCATCTTCTTGAGCTTGTTTAAGTGAATCATAGTATACTTTAGTTCCTGCTTTAATAGGAAGATTTAACTCAGGAAATGTATCCAATGTTAAACCACCTTCAGGTAAACAATCAGTTGCTATATACTGATTAATTTCTAGATCAGCTGCTATATTAAATAGTTTTTGATCATCATACTTATCTCTTATAAGTAAATGCCCAAAGCCTACATGTAATATCTCATGTTTTAGCAAACCCATTTGTTGTTTTTCAGTAAGACCATCAAAGAATGCAGGATTAATTGCTAGCTGCACACCCATTCCGTTCTTACTTACACCTGCTGTAGGCAGATCATCTCTATATTTTTTATTGATTCCTATAAGAAAGAGACCATAAAATGGTTCCTTAAACATAAGAGTCTTACAAGCTTTAGATACTTTATCTACTACTTTCTGTATGTTAATAGCTGTTGTATTCATCATATAATCTATCAAATATTAATTGTTCATCTCCTTTTAAATATCTTTTACGTTTCTCTTTAAGTTGGGCCATTGACATAGTATCATAACGCCATAAGATACGTCCATTCATATTTAATTCTTTTTCTACTTCATGTCTTTTGTTTCCAACAAAAGATTTATACATAAGTATATCAGACCACTGTGATCTTTTATGATTCTTGTATACTTCTAACCCCATAAAAAAATCCTCCATGTTGGAGGATCTCATCATTTCTATTAGCTTATCATAAACCTGTAATGTTAACTTAGGTTTCTCGTTCATCTTTTAATTTATTTAATTCTGGTTTAATTTCAATCCAGACACCTGGATATTCTTTATCATATTCATAAGGTTCAAATATTGGTATAATGAATTCACAGTTATCATCTTCAATCCATCCATACTTTACCATATCATCTTGTACAGTTTGACATGGATTTATATAATCAAATTTGTGTTTAGTTCCTCTTACAAATGTAAATGTAACAGTGAGTGGTAACTCATACTTAGCTGCTTCAAACTTAAACTGAGGAGCCATTCTTTCATACTCCGCTCTTGTAGCTTTTCTATATTTAGTAACTGTTTTACTAACTACAAAATATTTACCCGTCCATTGACGGCTATTCTTTGAACTAGGTACATTACCTTTTACCCACCATTTCATATACTTGATTTTATTAGGTTAAACAATTTAGGCTTGACTGCATCAGCTCCATATTTTTTTACTGCGTCTGATATATCTTTTTCAGATTTGATATATACACCATCTATATCATATACATTTTTATATGTCTCCATTGCAGTGTGACCTGCTTCATCATTATCAAACAAAGATAATACTTTTTTATACTTCTGTTTTAAACTATGTATTATATGTGGTTTGATTATTGTGTTCTCACTATGAGGAGCAATAAACTCTAAGTTAAAACCAAATGAATCAATACACATACCATCTTTGAGTGATGATGTTATTATAAGATAATCCTTCTTATATGTTAGTTGCTCAAGTCCCTGCAGATGCTCATGCACTTTAGTAAACTTGTTCTTCTTACTATGAGGCTGATAAATCTTATAACATTTACTTTCTTTATTAAAGTATCCATAAATTCCAGAGGATTTTATTTTAATTTTTTCAATACTATCTCCTGTATCTTTAACCATAGTAAAATAATCTAGAGGTAACACCATATATTTAGATAACATACTACTACCTATATTAAACTGTAACCAAAACTTAGCGTCTTCATCAGTCCAATCTCTTGTTATAGTTGCATCTAATTTAAATTTTGGTGCAGGTACAAACTCTTCAGAATCAAATATACCACCATCCATTACCCATTTATTATAGTCTTCAACTATTCTAAACAAAGCCTTAGAATAATTCAGGTCAAATAATTCTTGTACTAGATCAACTTTACTTCCCTGTTTACCTGTAGAAAAATCTTTAAACTTATATTCATTTTTATATGGACATAAATAGATACACATACTTGGAGTACGCTCATTAGGATTAAACACAGACTTAATCTTTAAATCCTGACCGGCTAGCCTTTCAGGTAGAGTAAGATAGTATTCAAATACCCATGCACTATTTACATCATTTTTATTATCTGCAAATCCTTTTGTAGTAAACATAGTATTAAATTTAAAAGTTGGGGCTGAGGATTGGCAACGCAACTGTTTTCCCCCCAATTAAGCTGGTATGACCACGTCTGGAACCTTTATACCATTCAGCACCCACTACTTTTATTATTTATTAAAGATCAAAGTCAGATCCTGCAGAACCATTCATTGCAGGCTCAAAGCTTGCGCTAGATGTAGTTGACTCAGCTTTCTTTTGTACTTTTCTAACATGAGTTCCCTCATTGAAAGACAATAGTCTTGAGTTTTCTTTATCTAATTGTTCAGCAGGTACACCATCTTTAGATAACTTAGGAAGATACAAATCATTATTGATATATCCTTCTTTGTTTTCCCACTCACGTGAACCCAAACATACATTAAAGTATGTACCACTTAGCAACTTACTAGCAGAAGATATAAAGTCTTCAATAGTATTAGCTTCAATAGTATCTAACTCAACTCTTTTGTTCATTACTTCACTTAAGAATATCATAGACTTAAGAACTTCTTGATCTCTATCAATCTCTCTACCACTTGCTAGAGTTGTAGTCTTGTAAGGATACGGTGTCATTCTAACTCTACCAATTTGTCCTTCATATCTACCTGCAGATTCATTGTCTTTATCTTTAAAGAATCCTTCAAAGTCACCACCAACTGGTTTAGTTTCTACATGTAACATAACATTATATGCATCAGTATCAAATGGTGTTTGATCAAACGTTATAGAATTAATTTTTATTACGTTGTTACCTGGGCCAATCAAAGGTCTAACTTTACCGGCTCCTACTTGCATGTCTTTTGTATTTAACATTTTTTCTTTTTTTAATTAATTAATATACTAGTTCTCATATTCTGCAATACAGTTTTTAACTAATTGCAAATCATTATCTATAAAGGAATCATCAAACATTCCCATTGGAGACTTACATGTATTCTCCCCATTATTTACAGTATCAAATCCATAGTGTAATTGTCCGTCTTCATCTTTCTTTACATGACCAAACAAAACTATAGAAAATAATCCTTCTAGTGTTAAAGTATTATCAATCATTTTACCAATTGTTTTAGCTTTAACTTTACGATGTCCATTAATATCAGTTGAATCTTCTGAATGAGTTAAGAAAAAGATAGTTAAGTCTTCTCTCATATCTTTAGGCATCTTAGCAACCTGTGCCAAGTTAGCCGCAATCTGAGTAAACTTATCATAACCTTTTTCATTAGCTCTATCAAAGTATTCAAAGCTAGACATATACTGCCAGTCATCTACAACTAGTGTCTTGATGTGTGGCATGTTATCATTAACATGTTTCATTGCTTTAATAATACCAGCAGCTGAAGAAGCTGAAGTCATATTACCTTTAGGATTATCTTTACTAATGTTAGTATAATCTTTTTTCCATCCTTTGAATGGTAAAGGTTTATTTGCAATGTTAATTATAAAGGTCTCCTTTGCAGGAAGATTCCTCATACTTGTTGATTTACCTGACCCTGAGTCAGCAATAATTAATACGCTTTGTGCCATACTTATTGATTTAATTGATTTCTATTAATGTTCTTCAATAGGTTTTGAATACCTATTAACGCTTTCTCTATACCTTTAGCTACATCTAACATAGTTCTTTCTGTCTCAGGATTACCAATATTTATATCCTGTGTAGTTAACTTAGTTACTGCATCTGCAAGGCTAGCTACCTGCGCATTGTTTCTAGAGTTTATATCATTGATTACTTTTAGTTCACCAATAGGAATGATATGTCTTTCATGTCCTGACTTTGATGTAACTAACTCATACTCTTCAGCCCAATGAGGGTTATGCTTAAGAAAGTATAACGTTCTCTTTGGATCTTCTGAATCATATTCAATACTTACAAACTCTGTGTATATATCTTCTCCCTTTTGTAATTCACTTGGGAAAAAAGATATATGTTTCTCATCCTTACCAGGTGGTCTATACGCCATCTTAGGAATGTATAATGGATGTTTAATGTTATTAGAAGTAAAATACTCTTCATGTTCACTAAACAACTCCTTAACTTTTTTCTTTCTTTCTGCTGGTGTCATATTATTTATTTATTAAACTTGTCTACGTGGAGCTTGAGCTGGTGTATTCATCTCAAGTATTTCCATTCTCTCAAAGGCTGCTTTAAAGAATGACATACGTGCATCACCATTCCTTGCTTTAAGGAAATGTAATACTAAAGTCTTGTCATCATCTATTACATATCTATCAGGTCCATAGTATTTAATCTTTTGTTTAGCAGGACGGTTGATACCAATCAACGTATCAGCATGTTGTAACATTGCATCTGAACCAAATATATCTGACTCAAGAATATAGTTACCATACTTACCATCAACAGCTCTATCTGGATTATCTATGTTCCTATTTAGTTGTGATAATGCTATAAACAAACAAGGATACTCACGTTTAACTTGTGTAAAGAATTCACCCAACTCAAACAACATATCTAATCTATTGTTTTGATAAGGTGCTCTCTTAACTAGTATAGTATGATCCAATGTTATAATAGTCTTCTGACCTTTATGTTCATTCATATACATATCAACTTGCTCACGCATTTGATTAACAGTCATAGGTGTAGATATTATATCAACAGGAAACTTTACTCTATCTTTTGCATACAGATGACACTTATTAAATACATCTGCACTTAACGTTGATCCAGCACTACATAACTCTTTGTATGTCTTACCAGTAATGGAACTAAATTCTCTTATTGCTGAGGTTCTACCTACCATTTCAAACTGAAACTCTAATACTCTAAATTCATCTTCAGGATTTAAGACAAATGATTCTCTAATTATCTGATCCTTTATTAATGTCTTACCTGACCCTGGTCTACCGCCAATAACAGTAAGAGTATTCCACTCTAATCCATCTGTTATAGCATCATTAAACTTAGGCCATGGTGTATATATAGATTTCTCTTTGCCTGATTGTCTATCAAGCATATATCTAAGCGCTTCTTGAAACGCATTATGTTGACCTTTCCATGCTTGTTTACTCATACAACATTCTCACTAAAATGATTATTATCTTCTTCTTCTACTCCATCTCTAATCATATCACAATAGTCAGCAAGTTGTGATTGCTTTACTTTAGATTGATCAGCTTTGGATATAAAGTATTGACTAGTCTGCATATACAGATAATCTTTTTGTGCATATTCATTTACATAACGTTTAGTTGCATCAATAACTTCATCCCATGTATAGTTATAGTTCTCAAAGAACCATCTAAAATTATTTATTAATGTCTTTACATTAACTCTGGCTGGCTTACCATGTGGTAATTTACCCGCAGGAAACAACTCTCTATACTCTTCTACTTTATCTACATATTCTTTACCCATTAAATGGATATTAGTTTTCTTTTTAGCTTTAGTAAAATAAGCATTGTATTTAGTTATTATCTCTCTACCTTTATTAGTTATTTTGACATTCTTACCGGGCTCATACTCTACATACTTTTCAGCAACCAATCCTTTTATTTCTAAATGAGGATTAATTGTTCTAATACTAGTACTGTTATCAATTGCATAGAGTAACAAGAGCTGATTCGGAGTAAGTTTGTCTATCAGGATTTCCTGCATTAGTTCCCACATATTCTTGAATGTATTTTTTTAAGTGTTCATAAATAGCAACATACTCTACATCATTAGTATACTTATAGTTTTCTATAGTTTTAATACTGTGTATAATAGTTGCGTGATTTTTATTTAAAAATCTAGCAATACAACTTTTGTTGTAACCATATCTCCATGCTAAATAAGAATATAGTTGTGCCCATATAAGCACATCTCTTTTTCTTGTCTTAAGATTACGGAGACTTTTATATTGCTTGAGGTCTTCATCAAACGAGTGCATAGCATTTGTTATAAGAGAAACTATATCTGTTTGATTTAATCTTTCAGGATTATCAGCTACTGCAATTGAACTTTGAATACCACCAATCTCTACATTGATTGGATACTTATGTTTACTTTCAAATGATTCAATAAACTGGCTTACATCCTGAGCCATTTCAGGTGTTAAAATACTTGGTTTCATACTTGATTTATTAGTTAACAAAGATACAAAATTAAACTGTGTTAACCTTGTATATATTTAAATTTTATTCCTATCTTTGTATCATAAAATAATATTACTATGTCAGAAGAAATAGATAAACAAGCAATCAAAGAAATGATTGAATTGTCAGAACAATTACCTAATGATACATTTGCTGCAGTACCTGATGAAGATACTGTAGATATAAGAATCTCAGGTGCATTCAGTAGATCAATACAAAAAACATTAGAGTATGTTGTTAATAGTGTTGACCCAGATGAAGCAACTAGAGCTTTGGAATATGTTAAAATGGATTATAAAGGTGATGATTTTGATAAAGAAAAAGTTACTGACTTAGATGTAGCAGTGTGGACACTAATGATGCTCACTAATGAATTCAATGCACAAGCAGGCCTTCAAAAGAAAACTAAAATCTATGATAGAAAACATTTTCTTGAAGCACTAATGGGTAATGCTGATCCAGCTATACCATTAGATGATGATGCAATTGCATTAAGAATTAAAGTTGCTAATGAAGAGTCACAAAGATTATTAAAAGAAGAGAAGGAGAAGAAAAAGGATTAACGTACATTAGATCCTACAAAATCTCCTACTGATATGCATGCTTGTATAGCAGCATTCAAGTCATCTGTATCACAATCAGCAAATGATTTACACTCACCATCAATACAGAGACCAGCTCTTTCTTTAACTTCATTTTTCAAAGGTTCAAAGTCCATGCCAGTATCATTAGATATTTGTCTAATCATGGCATGGATTCTTTTTTTCTGTGCATATGTTGCATCTTTACTTTGTACTTCTACAGTCAAACTAACTTTAGAACCATCAGGTAATTCAGCTAGCATATCATTGTATTCTTTTTCTTTAATAGATAATTGATGTTTCCATTCACCATCTTTTTTAATAAGTATACTTGTAAATAATGCTTTCATGTATTTATTATTATATGTGTTCCTGGTTGTTCATCACCTGGATCACTTATTATTATCTTAATAGTCATCTCTAAATCTATCAGGATCAGGTTCATCATTTTCTATTTCTTCTAGAATAATTTCTAAAGCTGATTCATAATCAATGTCTTGATCTAATATATCCTTTACATTTACTGTAATAGGGTTACCATTTCTATCTTCAAGTGTAGCCCATACTTTTTGTATTTCTACAGTTAAGCTTGCGCCAGGATGATCCCAAGTTTGTTTTTCACCTGGGTCATATACACACTCAAATTCTAGGTCATCTATATATGTTGTCCAATTAGGCATATTTTTTTTTTTTAATTTGTTAGCATATTGTCTGAGATATTCTTTTTCACATCCCATCCATCTTTCTTCACGCATTTGCATGAATACTTCTTTCATTCTACCCATTTAGTTGTTGTTTAGTTGGTTCAAAGTATTTAATTTTATCTTCAGAAAAATCTGTCAATGCTCTTTTAACCCACTGTTCATCAATGGTATTCTTATAACATAAGATATGACACATTGCTGTCTCATTAGGATTAAGTCTTAGTAGTCTACCTATTCTTTGTGCTGATTTCCTTTCGTTACCATATGCATGCATAATAATACCACTACGTAAACCAGGAATAGAAACCCCTTCACTAAGCTGAAGAACACAAGAAAGCTTATCAATTGTCCCATTACTAAATAATTCTAAATTGTTATCACTATTTTTATTCTTTGAATGATAGCTGTAATCACACATTTTATCTGCTTGCTTCTGTGTATTTGCAAAAATAATACATTTATCTTTTATGATACTCATAAGTTGTTTAGTATATTTTTCTTTAGACACATAAGTTTGCAGTGCTTTCATTCTCATAATAGATGCTAGTTGTTTAGCTCTCATAGTTGGAGCATCATCAACATTACCTGTATGATACTCATAGTCTTTAACTTCTGATGTATACCACATGCCACCATCTCTTTTTTTCTTAGGTATATTTCTACTATTACTAAGAGGTAACATGTGTACTATGATTCTATAATCATTAAGAATATTATTATCAGTAGCATCATCAACTTTAAAGTTATATACTATAGGACAGAATTCATTTACTAATAATTCTTTCTCACCATATACTGGTGGTGTACCTGTCAGTCCAAGTATTCTACCAGAATATCTATCTAAAAAATCTTTATGACTATACAAGAGACTATGACATTCATCTAAGTATACTATATCATACTCATTAGGATTTTGTTTCCGTAATGATAAATATGTTGTAAACTTAATATGATCTAATAAATGTGTAGCATTCATCTTTTCACACTCATCACGCCATGCATTCATAATAGTTTTTTTAGGTGCAACAACAAGAAACTTACTGAACTGATTAAAGTTCTGCATCATATGTTGTAATGCTATACGTGTCTTACCAACACCCATAGATATAGCTAGGCCACACCTATGATGTTGGTTGACAATATCTAATGCTTTAGATTGTACTTCATCTCTTCCCATTCCAAAAATTTAAAGCTACAGTTATTAAATCTGTTTTGGTTAACTTATGTAATAAAGTATACATCTCTTCTGTATCATATTCATCTAAAGGTTTATGATCTTTTAAGCTCATATGGGGTTTTGTTAATTGATGTGTTATCTTTTTACTTAGTATAACTTCTTCTGATATTTTATCTATTTCATTATTTAAGCTGCTCATATGTGATATTATTTTTTTTCATTATTGATTCTAACTTTTTCTCTAACGTTGATTTGTTAGGCTTTGTTGGTTCCCAAGGATTATTCTTATGTAAAGAACTATCTCCTGTTGTACGCACACCGTTGATTCTGTCTATTGTATGCTTCAGGTTTTTACAAACCTCTATAACTTTATTCATTTGACTTTGCTTTTTTATTACTAAATCCTAATTGCTCTGACTCAACAGGATTCTCTTCTATCCAATTATGACATGTTCTACATACTGACAACCAAGTAGTTGGATCATTTAAGTATTTACCACGACCTTTCATATGGTGTATATCAGTTGATTGTAAATTACAACCAGGTAGTGATGCTTGACAGAGAGGATGTTTCTCTAAGAATGTTTTTCTTAACTTGTTGTAGATAGTAAGCTGAACAGACATCTTAGAAGAAACTTTCTTTATTGGTTTTGTATTCTTTTTCAACACCGGTTTAGGTTTGATTGAGTTTACTTTACCCTTTATTCTATGCCAACATGACTTACAATAACGGTTACCTGATTGATTCTTCCAGATGTACTGCTCAGACTTACAGCCTACACACAGTTTCTTTTTAGCCTGCATTACCTTGCTAATAAATAATTTTTAGGTAGCAAACCTTCAGACATAAACTTGATAACTAAATCTTCATAGGTTATGTCTAAATCTTTTAGCGTCATTTTATTTATAAATTGTGGGTCAACATTATTGACATCCTCACTTATAAAGTGTTTAGCTAACGGGCTATGATGAAATAATCTAAATACTTCATTAGCTTGCTTGTTACATATAACTTGTTTCCAAGTATTAATAACAGATTGAGCACGTCTCCATACTCTTTTGATTCTTCTCTTTTTATCCCAGTGCATTTTTTCTAATTCTTCTTGTGTGTAAACATTGAGACCGTGTAGCACTCTTTTAAAAAGGAAGTGTTGTCTTTGTGACAATTGGCTGTATACTATTTGTTGTGTAAGATCTTTAGTTATAGTTTGATATTCACTAAGTATACCTAGGTAGTTTAACTTATTTTCAAATCTTGTTTGTGCTAGCTTTGCTAGCTGTTCTTTTTTAATGTGCATTTGTTTAATTATTTTTTATTAATACTTTACTAGATATAAAATAAAAGAGAGCAACTAGAATTAACTAGTTACTCTCAATCATTAGCAATGTTATAGGTTTGCTACTCCTTACAGTGTGAATACATTTTCTTCTACTTCAACCTCTTCTTCAACTTCTTCTTCAACAGTATCCTCAACAGTTAACTCATCATGCTCATCTTCATCTGGATCAGCAGGAGTTTCTAATGCTTCAGCTTCAGCCTCGGCAATAGCATCTTCTAAGTTAACTTGATTCTCATCAATAGGATCTTCTGATTCTTCTGTGTCAGAAACTTTTGCAGCTGCTAAGTCTTCCATTGTTGCAGCATTAGCTTCACGAATAGACTCACCGTTATTATGTGCAATTAGTTCATCTTCTTGTGTACCAGTTGCATCATACTTAGTAGTTCTATAGATTGGTTGACCATCTATACAACATACTATACCAGTATTACCTGCCATTTTTAAATCTCTATCAGGATTATTTTTATTAAAAGGTGTTAATGACTCTTTAATAACAATATTACCAGGTAACTTCTTAAACTTTTTAATACCTGAAGCAATTAACTCTTCAGTTTTACCATGTATAAGTGCTGTAACTTGTTTTGTTTGCAACCATCCGTTGCTGTTGATCATTGTTCTCTCTTGAGATAGTCTAATGTGAGCATATTCTGCGTTATTTTTAGACACTCTGATTGCGTTGTTCATGTCATCTTTGACAATCACAACTGATTGGTTTTTAAAATTCATTTGTTTAATTTTATTTAAATACTCAGATTAATTATATGTCTTCTTTCTCATGGTCATAAAAATCTTCTAACTTTTCTTCATCAGTAACGTTATATAATGCATGTGGATCTTCTACCACACGTTCTTCTTTAGTTGTTTTACTGGAGAATGGTTTATAAAAAGGATTATTTATTTCCATTAATTGTGAAGGACTAAGACATTCAAGGTCCCTCAATTGTTCATCAGTCATATCAAGATATGCTTCTGTTGATATTTCTATAGTGTGTCCGTTGGCTAGTTGTAATAACATCTTATTAATATTTTTACTTACAAAAATATCAATAGTATGTGAAACACTATTATCTTTGACTCACTAATTTTAAAATATATTGTAGTATTATAGCTATCTAGGAATTTAAATCATATAAATTCTCTAATGTATTAACTAATTTACTTGATTTTATTATTGAAACAGGATACATATGTATAATATTAACGTTATTTTCTGTTGATTTTATCATCAAATCATCATTAATACCATAACATCTAATCCTAAAATCACATGCATACGGATTAAAATCTCCATATGATCCGCTGCCTTCAACTTGGCCAAGATATAATGGCTTCCCATTATAAGTATATACTAAACCTTTATCTACAAGAGAAGCGTGATCACCTAATTCTTTTAGTTTATACCCTTTATGTATTTCATATAAGATATATTCACCTTCTTTAAATATATGTACACTAGGTTTATGCAATGCATAGTGTAATAACATATTAATATGTGAGTCACCCCAAATAAGCATGCTCTTAGCCAGAAACATTTTAACTTCTTGAGGTAACTCTGTATTTAATACATTATCTGCTATCAATTTAGCTGATAAGTTATTATCTAATTCCATTATACAAAAACTGTTTTATGAATATCATCTACTCTTGCAATGATTTTATTTTGCGTTGCTGTAGGTATATCCTTATCAAAGACTAACTCTTTTAACAATTGAATACAACCAACAAGCTTTGAGTTAGATACTTGAAGTTGTCCTTCTACTTCTACCATTGCTTCTATTTGTCTTTGTATTCTTTTTTGTACTGAATTAATAAGTCTAGGAACTTGTAACTCTTTATCTTCATTGTAACCTTTAACTAACTTATCATGTAATTCAGTCATAGGTTTTATTGTTTCAGGCACATCTGGCCCATTTATATATTGAAAATCTTCTACCATATTCTTTTGTTTTTTAAGTTTACTATTAAGTGATTATCTAATCTATCTTTTTCTGCCATATGTAATAATACTACAAAGTTATCTCTAACTTTATTTACTATTTCTTTTTGCTCTACTTTCATATCTCTAATCATATTTATTTGATCATAGTTATCTATGAATTTCATTCCTTTACGATCAGGACATTTAATGTAGTAATCAATAGCACCCCAACTCATTAATCTCATACTTAATTTACCAAAACTACTATAGATACCTTCTATTTCTAGTGTGTCAGCATTTGTATGATTATCTTTAAACAAATTACTAATCCATTTTCTACTAAAATAGTTGTTAAGATTAAACTCTAAACTTGTTATACCTTTATTAATATCATATATCTGACCAACATAAGTACTATACATCTGATTGTACCACCAAAATTTATTATTGTCATGCTGTATATTAGTTACATTACCTTTGAATAATGATTTCTTAGCTACCAAAGAAGTCGGTCTCTCCATATCCATCATTATTCCTCTTTCTATTTTTGTATCTATTATATTTTTTCTTGACTTTACCTTCAGTATATTCTTTATAGTTTCTATTAATTTTCTTGTCATTTTTTTGTTTTTTAAATTTCTTTTTCATTTTATTACTGCTATTATAACTATGATAATAATACCAATAAGGTATGCTCCCACTATAAATGAAAGCACAGCCTTATGATACTTGTGAACCAAAAACATTAATTTTTTCATTGCTTCTTAAGTTTTGATATTTTTACGAGTAACTTTTCTAGTTCTTCAACTGATAAGTAACAATATGGATCTGTCCATTCATGCAATATTCCTTCATCATCTACTATATCACCATCTTTATTAAGAACAGCACATTCATATTGACCTGGTTCAGCAAATGCATTAGTACCATTAATAATAGATGCATGAAAGCCATTGTCAAAACATACATATGATCTAACCATTGCAGTTACAAGTTTATTGTCTGGACCTACGTGAATATAATCTTTTACCCATGTTAAGTCTTCAAACTTAATAGTATTATCTGGATGTGTAAATTCATATGCACCTTCTTCTGTTACTTTACCAATAACATTTAGTGTCTCATGATGATCTACGTGTTTTAATGTTCCTCTGTATTTTTCCATTTTTTTGCGTGTAAGTTGGGTTACTAGTACTATTCTATATAGAGAGAAGATACACCTTCTCACTATACTGACAGCTCTCAGAGTAACTAGTATACTGTCTTTCTGTTTTTGTTATTGCATAAGTCAATTTATCCTAATTGTATAGTGTATTATACTGAGCCTAGTCAAGCTCATTAAGATGCAGTCAGGGTCTTCATCCTGTTGTTAATGTTACAAGCAGCACTACTGCACGTGCCTAAAGGTGACTAGCCTTATATTTTTAATATTGCGGATACATATATGCTCATCCTATAGAGAGAGAGCATACATAAGAGTATAGAAGTGGACGCTGCAGCTGATTACTGTTCTTAACCACTACATATACTCTCATGATAGCTATGTTATTAATATGTACCACTGTAAGTGTCAAGTGGTAAGAAGTGGAGAAATATGGGAAATATGATGTCTCACACAGTTTTTTACACACACAATGCATTTTTTTGTCAAACTTTTGTGTTTTTTGTTGCAAACGTAACAATATTGCACAAACATGACAGGTAAGTATGCATGATAGTGATTAATTTAAAAGGAAGAGACACTTGCGTGTCATCCTCCTAGGTGTTAGGCTTTAGGAAGTGAAGCCCAGAAGCAGTTAGTAACTGGAGACTTTGTCTTACGGTTAATAACAGGACGTGCGTTAACCACAGTGCCATCCTCTTGTTCAGTAACAACCACGTCTAGTGTAAAGGTGTCACCAACTTTAGGCAAGTCACTTGCTTTGTGTTTACTCACGTCCATTGGAACGAAGTAGTTAACACCAAAGTTTGGTAGTGCACTAAAGCCTCTGGCTTTGAGTTTACCAAACTGCATAGTTGTGTCACCTGTATTAGTTTTGCCGTTAAGTCTGTTTTCACGGAGTTTACTAACTCTGTCCACGTCTGCTTTGCTGACTGGGTTTGAACAAAAGATTACGGCTTTCTTTGACTTAGCCACTGATTTGAAGTGTAGTTCCTTTTGAACCACGTAGGTTTTTGAATCTGCCATTTGTTTAATTTTAACAGTTAATAAAAAATTTAATTATCCCTGGATTTGACCGGGGGGACACACTGGTCCAGGACAAAGTAGGGGAGCCGCAGTGTAGGACCCAACTAAAATGCCATGCATACAACTTTTATAATCACTGGATGTGCCATAATGTGTAGGGGGGATACTAGGATTATTTTTTTTATTTTTGTATATTATAGTATAGCAAATCTATTATGGCAAAAAATTTACCAAAAGCGCAAGGAGGTACAGGTAGTCTCATACAAAAAGCAATTAATCCTATTATTAATTTTTTTAAGCCTGTTACACCTACAGTATATCCATCATTTAAATTAGGAGTAAGGACTGTTAAAGGTTTTCCTTATGATGCTAATTATAAATCTCCATATCGTAATTATGATGATTGGATGAATTATGTTAAAAGTACACAGCCAATTCCAGATTTTGCAACTACTCCTTATCAACTTCCTAGTATACTAAAAGGTGACATGAACTTTTTGGTAAACAAAGACGGAATGATGAATACATCGCAATTAGGTCAATTTATAAATAAAACAAAAGGAGTAAATCCGGGCCAATTGTATGATAGAAGTATAATGAAAACTGCATTTGATAATCTTAATTTAGGAGATCAGAAAAAAGTTTCATTTACTGACTTTAATAATGAAGTTGGTACTTTATTAAATGTAAATCCATTGTTTGGAACATCTGTAGGTACTTCACCAATGAAAACTAATACTAAATGGAGAGCATATTGGCAAGGTGATTTTAGTCCATTTGAAAAAAGTAAAACTAACATAAACCCATTAAGCTCAGATCAAGCTACTGTTTTAAATTCATATTTTGATCCTTTAAGATATAGCAGTTTAAATATGCAAAATTATTTGCCATTATTAGATACGTATAAAGTAGCAGGAAATAAACATTATAATCCGTTAGGAATAACGGGTGGTATTAATATAATGGGTAAAAATAATGAACCATTTACAGTAGCTCATCAAAGAATAGTTTTAGATGACACTAGAGATGGTGGTTTTAGTGATGGTATTTTAGTTTTAGAACGTCAATCAGATCAAGCTCAAGAGTTTAATAAAAATGCAAGAAAAACATATGAAAATAACCAAATTTTTCTAAACGAGCCATCAAATGTACCTAACAGAGAAACTTATTTTAGTCAAGCACATCTTGATCAACAACAAAAATTTAAAAATTTAACTACAGCAGATTTACAAACAAGATTAGATGCTATAAAAACATCTGGTTTTGCTGATGATTCATATAACTGGGCAACTGATGATGTAAATACAATGATTTCGCAATATGCATATCTTGTAGATGATTATGGTAGATTACAAAATAATATAAAAAAGAATGAAGGTCAAACTATTCAAGAATATCTTAGTAGTAGAAATGAACAATGGAGTCCATCATTTGATAAAATGTATCATCAAGTAGATGCTGAGTCAGGAGTAACAAAAGGTGGTTCATATGACAGAAATTGGCAAAATAATGGTGCTCAATCTCATCTTTTAAATCCTAAAGATAGAGTTCGTTATACAAGCTTTATGGCGCAAGATGATTTTTGGAATCAATTTGATTATAAAAAACATAGTGATTTATTAAAAAGAAACTATGATGAAGGCGGTATACATAATCTGTCAGCTGAAGATAAAGCTGAAATTTTAGCAAGTCCTGGATTTAAAAAATATCTTGAACATAAAAATGCATATGCACAACAAAATTATGATGATGCAAAAATAATATATGATATTCGTAAAAATGATGCTTTAGAATTTAATAATGCTTATGATAATTTTCAAAATAATCCTGATGAATTTCAATCTGCACTTAAAAAAAGATTTAGTAATTCTACTGCTGTTCAATTAGGAGAACTAGTTGATTATGCACAAAAAGTAGGTAAAGAATATATTTATTTACCATTACCTAAAACAGTAATACAAACACAAGGTTATACAGCTGATGAATATGGTACACCTAATAGTGGATTTAATGAATATAGATGGTCAGGTCATAGTGGTAATGAATTTATAGAGCAAGTAGATAAAGCTTATTCTAATGAAGCAGTTCGTGATTTTGGTGATGGTTATGGAATTAAACTTAATTATGGAGAAGTTCCATACTTTGATGCAAATGGAGAAAAAGTATATCCTAGTGGATATAAAATAATTGCAGGTGCAAATGGAAAACATAAATTAATAAAAGAAACAGATATACCTCAATATCAACAAGGTATTATAAGTATAGGAAATGATGTTGATGGTACTAATTTTGATAATTATGAAATATTAGATCTTGAACAAGGCGTTTATAGTGAACTTAGTTTTCCAGATAAACAAACATATAGAAAAGCATTAGTAGATGAAGCATATAACTGGAGAACTCAGTTTTTAAAAGAAAAGGGACATGATCCTGCTGCTTCTATTGGAGGAAATTTAAGAAAAGAGCATCAAGCTATTGTAAATAAATATACTGAAAAAGTTCATGCAAAAGATATAAAAAACGTATTAGGCCCAAATGCTACATATGAAATAGTAAATGATCCATCAGGACTTCCTTATGTAAGAGTTAAAGTACCTGGACCAGATGATTATAGGTTACCTATAAAAGGTAAAGATGTTTATAATTATGGGGGTCAAACAAAAGGTTATGCGTTAGATGATAATCCTGATCCTTTAAAATATAAAGTTGGTGGTCAAACATATGACATTAAACAATATCAAAATGGTAATGAGGTACCATCATTTGATGATGAGTATGATAATTTTAGAACATTTATACAACAAGAAGAAACAAGTTGGGATTATGTAAAAAATAAAAATTCAGCAGTATTAAAACCTGATGGTAAAACATATTACAAAATATATGAAAATGGTATGTTTTATCCATATTATCATCAAAATGCAGATGGGTCTTATGAAAATCAAGCAACAATAGGTTTTGGAAGAAAAGGTCCTAATATTTATAATGACTATAAAGACGGTGTAGGATTAGAACAAGCAGAAAAATGGAAAGATGAAGATATAGATAACGCATTAAGAAAAACTAAAATTTATATTGATGCTAATTATGGAGATACTGCATATGATAATCTTCCTGATAGAACTAAATTTATGCTTGCAGATTTTACTTATAATCTTGGTAGATTAAGTTTATATCCAAAATTTGCTGATGCAATTATGACAAATAATTTTGATAAAGCATTAGAAGAATATATTAGAAATGATAATAAAAAAGGAGCACCATTAGGAAGAAATAAAAGATATTTAGATGTATATCTACAACCATGGATTGATAATACTAAATTAAAATTACAAAGAGAAGAAGAAGAAAGAATACAAAAAGAAAGAGATGCTATAATGAATGAAAAATATAGCAGTTGGTATAGTCCTTTTGTACCTAATAGTATAGAAAATCTATTTAAACAAAATTATGATTGGGAAGATCAATACTTTAAAGATAAAGGCATAACCACTTATGATGAGGGAGGTTCAACAAATGATCCTTATGAAAAGTATGGCGGTTTAGATAATTATACAAAGATGCTTAACTTTTTAAGGTACCAAGAAGCTTTAAAACCTGGTGGTAATAAAGATATGGCAAACTTTTATAATGATTTATATGGGTTTGGAGATATGAGTTTTGGTGATGCTTATGGTCAAGCACGTGATATTTTTGAAACATATCAAAATAATCCAAATGATCCTATAGCACAAGAGATGTTAGGTAGAATGATTAATGAACAAGGTCAACCACAATTTGAATGGCAAGGAAATCAATATAACCCTTATAGTTATACAGAAATTCCTAGTGACAAAATGATTAATTTTCAAAAAGATTTAGTAAATAGATTAAGTGTTATATATAATAATCCTGATAAACAAAATACAGGTTTTGTTAGAACTGTTGATCCTATAACAGGAGAATCAACATACAGTCCTAATATAGAATCATATATAAAAAATCCTAGTGATATTTTATTTCAAAAACCAGGAGATTTAGAAAAATTTATTTATGAACAATTTCCAGAAGGTTCACAAGATAGAGCATATTTAGATGCAAATCCTACAGCATTTGAACAAATGATTGCTGACTATGAAGAAAGACTTCCTCACATAATGCATGCTAATACTGCTGATATATTAGGTGATAGAATTTATGATGAAGAAAATAATAAATATGTAAGTTCATTAACTAATCCTGAGCGTCATCAAGAAGTAATAGATAATTGGTGTGCTAAAATGAAAAAAGAAAAAGGAGATTATTTTAATTGTGAAACTGGAAGAGTAGAATATCCTGGACAAACATTCCTTAGTCAAGATAATAGAACTGATAAAGAAAGAGAAGATGCTAGATTAAAAATGGAAAGGTTTAAATTAATGCAAAAAAACATGATACCTCCTAACTTTATGTTTATGGTAAATGCATCTCCAGGTTTACAATCCATGTATCAAGAAGCACTAAGAACTAATGATTTTAGTAAAGTTAATGAGCAATTTATAAATTTTAGTCCAAGTAATCCTGTAAATTTAGCTTTAGGTGCTGGAGTAATGACAGGTGCTTATGCACTACCAAAAGCTTTAAATTTCTTAAATACACCATTAGCAAAATATGCACCAAGAATATTTAATCCAAATGCTGCAAGAGCTTTTACAGTTGGTGATGCTGTTAATGTTGGATTTGGAGCATATGGTACTGGAAAATACGGACCATCAATGATAAGTAATATAGGACAAGGTGAATATAGAGATGCAGCAAGTGATTTTGGTAATTTAGCTTTATATAATATAGGTACACCAGGATCACTTATTAAATTAAATAGAGGATTAAATTTTGGTAAAGTTTACCCAGGTCAATTTAGTAAAAGTATTTTACCACAAAGAAATATTACACCATCAACATTAGATGCTTTTAAAATTAAATATCCTAATTTAAACCCTACACTTAGTCCACAACAATATGAAAGTTTTGCAGGATCTTTTCAACAATTACCAAATTATAGTCTTTTAAATCCTTTACGTATTAAATTTCCTAATACACAAAGTTTAATAGGACAACCAATACCTACACAATCTGGATTTGGTAATATATTTCAAAATTTGAATCAAGGAGCAACATTAGTACCAAAATTAAAATAATTTATAAATCACTTGCAAGTTTGATAATTTCTTTTATAACTTTGCAACTAAAAAAATTAACAATATGAGCTTTAGTTACGATGAATACAGCAAAATGACAGAAATGGAACAATTAAAAAATGAAGAAAAATTCATTCATCATGCATTTACTAATTCGTATTACCTTCTTATAGGAGGGAATAAACTAGAAGATGTTGTTAATACAAAAAACCTTGAATCATTCATATTTATGCATGATGTTACAGATGCCCCTACTAAAGATGATATACAAAACTTAATGGATTATTTTGCAGAGAAAGATGATTTTGAAAAATGTATTAAGTTAAGAGACAAGTTTAATACAAATAAGTAACATAAATTTTGTAATATGCCCACGGCAAACAAAGCAAAGACTCCACCAAAAGGAGCTATTAGATTTTCAATAACATTATCTAATGAACAGAAAAAAGCTAAAACTGAAATTTTAAAAACACCTTATAACTTTATTGTTGGAAGAGCTGGTAGTGGTAAAACACTTTTAGCAGTACAGGTAGCTTTAGATCAGTTTTTTAAACGTCAGTATAATAAAATTATAATCACTAGACCTACTGTATCAACAGAAGATAATGGTTTTCTTCCTGGTTCTGAACGTGAAAAAATGGAACCTTGGCTAGTACCTATTAGATCTAATATGAGAAAAGTTTATAACAAACCTCAGCTATTAGATAAAATGGAAAAAGATGAAAGCATAGAATTATGCTCTCTAGCGCATTTTAGAGGCCGTACATTTGATAATTCTATTGTAATAGTAGATGAGTTCCAAAATTTAACCAGAAGTCAATTAGCAATGGCTATTGGAAGATTAGGTAAAGACTCTAAAATGATCTTTTGTGGTGATTCATATCAAATAGATTTAAAAGATAAAAACTATTCAGCATATCATGATATGTCAAAACTAGTAAATTCTAAGCATGTTTATAAAACTGTACTAGAAGATTCACATAGACATGATGCAATAGAAGAACTACTTGATCTTTTAAACGGTTATCACTAGTAAAACTAAACTTTTATTATTTAATTTTTAAAGTATTTTAAAAAAGTAAACCTTTATTGTTTATTTTTTTGTATATTTGTAATGTATATTAACCATAAAACTAAAAAAATGGCAAAAGAAAAAATTGAACTGTCTGAAGAAGAAATGGCAGCAAAAAGAGAAGAGTTAACAACCTTCTACAAAGAAAACATTGTGCATTTAAAGGCACAACTAGAATATGAAGAGTGTCTAAGAGACATAGAGAAAGCTAGAGCTGAAAGAGTTCAAGCACAAATGTTTTTAGCACAAGCAATGTCAGCTGGTACTGAAGAATCTAATGAAACACCTGATGAAGTACCTGTAAAAAGAACTTTAAAAAAGGTGTCAGATGAAGTATAGTCAAGAACAAATAAAAAGAACCTTAGAAAAAAAAGGTTATAAATGGTTTGATACTGGTGATTACAATGTAAATATTGTAGGAATCAGAAATGCTGAAACTGAAGGACGTGTTACAAATAGATTTGATGATACTATGACTATATCTTTTAAAGAAGATGGAGTATGGAAGTATTATGAATTTGATTGCACAACTGATCCAGGATCACACTATATGGATGCCCCTATTGTTAAATCAAAAGGTACTGCAATACTAAAAGAAGGACAATATAGAGGATCTCATAAAATTAGAAAACATCAAGGTAGATATGAAGCTTTAGGTCAATGTAAACCTGTTACTGTATATAGAGATAATAATAGAGATGATATATATAATTTAAATACAGAAAATTTAGATACAGGTTTATTTGGTATAAATATTCATAGAGCTACTAAATATGCTGGAAAAAAGTCAACACAGATTGATAAGTGGTCAGCTGGTTGCCAAGTAATTGCTGATAATGATGATTGGAGATTTTTTATGAAAATCATGAGAAAAGCAAGAGATACTTGGAGTAACAGTTTTACTTATACTCTACTTAACAGCAATGATATTGTAAAAACATGGCTGTCGTAAAAAAAGTTGATAAAAGAATTAAAGTATCTAGAGATGATATTATTAAATATCAAATAGTTACTTATTGTTTTTTAAATAATATTCAAATTAGCAAAGCTGATTTAGAATGTTTAGCTGAATTAGGTAAATTAAAAAATACAGAATTAAACAAATTTTGTAAAGTTATTTCAGAAAAACAAATATTTAAAAGCGCACAATCTTGCAGAAATGCAATTCAAAAAGCTAAAAACAAAGGCTTAATTGAAAAAGATAATAAAAAAATTCTTTTATCAAATGACATACAATTGCAAGTTGACGGTACTATTTTATTAGATTATAAAATTCTTAGTGTTGAAGAATAACATAAAACCAAAAACTTATAAAGTATTTTATAAGGAAGTAGCAACTGAATGTGAAGTACATCAAAATTTGGTAGAAGAGTTTGTAAGATTCTTTTACGGTGAAATAAGAAAGCATCTTGAAGAGTTAGATAATACAAGAATTCTTTTACCAAATTTAGGTACTTTTATAATTAGAAAAAATAGAATTGAAAAATCCATAAAAAGACATAAAGATATGCTTGGTAATATGGAAAAAACAACTTATTCTGGTTATGGTAAGCATTTACCAGTAAAAGAAAAACTTATTAAAATGGAAAAAGCTTTAGAACGCATGAATAATGAAATAAATAACAAAAAAAATTGGAAAAATGAAACTAGGTAAATTATTAAATGCAGTAAAACATTTAGATCAAGTTTATGAAGGAATAAAAAATAATGTTTGGAAAAAAGAATATGTTGAAATTATTGCTGGAGATAGATATTCAATTTGCAAAGAATGTTCTGCATTAGATTTAAAAGGTAATAACTGTGCTGCTCCTGGTACTCAACCTTGTTGTTCTGACTGTGGTTGTAGTTTAGCTTTTAAAACTAGATCATTATCTAGCTCATGTCCACAAAAAAAATGGGATAAAGTAATGGAAAAAGTTGATGAAGATAATTTAAATGAAATCTATAAAAATAATCCAAATTTAAAATAATCATGGCTGTAGTATTTAAAGAAGATGGACACATATATCAAAGTTTAGATGAAAATTTAGAAAAAGATCAAATAAATTGGACAAGCGTAACTTCTTTTATTGCTAAGTTTAAACCTAAATTTGATCAAGAAGCTGTTGCAAAAAAATCTTGTAAAAATAAACGCTCAAAATGGTATGGACTTAAACCTAAAGAAGTTATAAATATTTGGAAAAAAGAAAGTGAAAGAGCTATAGATTTAGGTAATTGGTATCATAATCAAAGAGAATCTGATATGCTTGATTTTAAGACAATAGAACGTGAAGGTGTAGAAATACCTATCATAAAACCAATAGTTGATTCTAATGGTGTTAAAATAGCTCCTAATCAAAAATTAGAACCTGGTGTTTATCCAGAACACTTTGCTTATTTAAAATCTGCATGTATTTGTGGTCAAGCAGATTTAGTAGAAGTTGTTAATGGAAAAGTAAACATTACAGATTATAAAACTAATAAAGAAATAAAAGAAAAAGGTTTTATAAACTGGGAAGGTATATCATCTAAAATGTTTAAACCTTTATCTCATCTTGATGATTGTAATTTAAATCATTATAATATACAGTTAAGTTTATATATGTATATTATTCTTAAACATAATCCAAAGCTTAAAGCAGGAAAACTTACAATACAACATGTATCTTTTGAAAAAGAAAAAGATGATGAATATGGTTATCCAATAAATAAATATGATTCTAATGGAGAACCTATTATTAAAGAAATTAAAATGTATCACTTACCATATTTAAAAGATGAAGTAAGAAGTCTTATAATGTGGATTAAAGATAACCCACTATGCTAGCAAAATTATTTGATGTACAAAATGGTAAAGTAATACCATCAGAACATTGTTATTCGTTAAAAACTTTAAAAAATATTATGGATAAATATCCTGATACACACATGCAGGTTTATTTATATATTTTTTATATGACATGTCCTGATCCTGACATGAATCCTTTTTTTAACATGCCTGAACATGAAAAAGAAGAAATAATTATAGATGAAATACAACTTGAAGAATCACCAGAAGATGAATCAATAAGAAATGCTATAAGATTTTGTGAGGATTTATATCAAACGCCTACATATAGAGCATATAAAGGAATTAAGTCTATGTTAGATAGATTAGCAAGATATATGGAAACCACATCTATAGAGCATGGTAGAGATGGTAATTTAACATCATTAGTAAATACTGCTGCTAAATTTGAACAAATAAGACAATCATTTAAAGGAGCATATAATGATATGAAAGATGAACAAAAAAGTCAAGTACGTGGTGGACAAGGTTTGGCTTATGATCAAATGTAATAACTATAAAAACTATAAAAATGCAAAAAATTATTCCATTAGGCAATAAAGTCCTAATTAAACTTCATGAAAAAAAAGAAACTTATGGTAATACAGGAATTTATATTCCAGATTCTGTACAAGAAGATCCTATGACAGGTACAGTAATATCTGTAGGTGAAGACGTAACAGAAATAAAAGCTGGAGATGATGTTAGAATAAGTGAATTTGGTACTCCTATGTCTATTGAGTCAGAAGGATCAGAACATTTATTATTCCGTAAAGAAGATATAGTTGCTAAAGTTGTAGATGTATAAAACAATACCTACATATAAAAATGGCAAATGGTCAGAAACTAAATTTGAATCAATAGAGGATTTTAGATCTTTTATTGATTCTATTTTTAAAGAACCTGGTAAATATAATTTTGATAAAACTGCATTATTATTTAATGAGCAAGCAATTAATTTTAATAAAAATGGTTTTTATTGTGATAAACCATTTAGATCTAAAGATTTTGTAGAATATTGGAATGATCAAAAAAATAAATGTAGAAAAGGTGTTATATATCATGGTAAAAATAATACATGGTACATTACACGTGACTACTATATGTGGTTAAATTTTTTACCAATCTTTGATAAAGAAGAAAAAAAATATGGTTTTGCTAAAGTAAGAGATGCTCAATATCATATGGCCTTATATGAAATTATGGCTGAAATTAATTATAAGCATGTAGCTATTCTTAAAAAACGTCAGATTGCTTCTTCTTATTTTCATATGGCAAAAATTGTTAATCAATATTGGTTTGAAGAAGGATCAATATGCAAGATAGGTGCATCATTAAAAGATTATATTAATGATAAAGGTTCTTGGAAATTTTTAGATGAATATGCAACATTTCTTAATCAACATACTGCATGGTATAGACCAAACAATCCAGATAAAGTTCTTTTGTGGGAGCAAAAAATTGAAGTAAGAGTTAATAATAGAAAAACTCAAAGAGGTCTTAGATCTAAAATTCAAGGTGCATCATTTGAAAAAAATGCAACAACAGGTGTAGGTGGACCTTGTACTTATTTCTTTCATGAAGAAGCTGGTATTGCACCTAAGATGGATCAGACATATGAATATATAAGACCTGCAATGTCATCAGGTATGATTACTACTGGTCAATTTATAGCAGCTGGTTCTGTAGGTGATTTAGATCAATGTGAACCACTTAAAAAAATGATTATGCAACCAGAAGCTAATGGTATCTTAGGTGTTAAAACTGATTTAATAGATGATAAAGGTACAATTGGCATAGCTGGTTTATTTATTCCTGAGCAATGGTCTATGCCTCCTTATATAGATGCTTATGGTAACTCACTTATAGAAGAGTCATTAAAAGCTATAGACATAGAAAGACAAGAATGGAAAAATGAATTAGATCCAGAACAATATCAACTACGTATATCTCAAAAACCTAGAAATATTGCAGAAGCTTTTGCATATAGAAAAGCATCTATATTTCCTCAAAGTTTTCTTACTAAACAATTACAAAGAATAGAACATAAAAAATATTCATATGAGTTTATTGAATTAGAAAGAGATGAAAAAGGAATTAAACCTATTAAATCAAATAGAACTCCTATATCTGAATTTCCAGTAAATAAAAAAAGAGAAGATAAAGGTGGTGTACTTACTGTATGGGAAAGACCTATAAAAAATCCTGAATTTGGAACTTACTATGCTTCTATTGACCCTGTGTCAGAAGGTAAAACAACTACATCAGATTCTTTATGTAGTATTATTGTATATAAAAATCCTATAGAAGTAACAAAAGAAACTCCAGAAGGACTAGAAACATTCATAGAAGGAGATAAAATAGTTGCAACTTGGTGTGGTAGATATGATGATATAAGTAAAACACATGAACAATTAGAAAGAATTATTGAATGGTATAATGCATGGACTATTGTAGAAAACAATATATCATTATTTATTCAATATATGATTTCAAAAAGAAAACAAAAATATTTAGTGCCAAAATCACAAATGGTATTTTTAAAAGATCTTGGTTCTAATAGTAATGTATTTCAAGAATATGGTTGGAAAAATACAGGTACATTATTTAAAAGTCATCTTATATCTTATGCTATTGAATTTATTAGAGAATCAATAGATGAAGAGTTAGATGATAACGGAGAAGTACTAAGTGTAAAGTATGGAGTTGAAAGAATTCCTGATAAAATGCTTATTACAGAAATGTTACAATATTATCCTGGTTTAAACGTGGATAGATTAGTATCATTTGCAGCATTAGTTGCGTTTGCTAAGATGCAACAAGCAAATAGAGGCTATGTAAAGCGTAAAGAGAGAGATAAATCACTAGAATCTTTGGATAATTCACAAAATTTGTATAAATTATCTATGAGACCTTTTAGTAATTTAGGAAGGAGAAAAAATAATAGTATAGTTAAAAAAAGAAGAAATCCTTTTAAAAATATTAAATGATGTATGATTGGGTAACAACTGCTACATGTGAAAATGAATTTTATTATATTCAATATATATATGTTTATGATAATTATGTAGAAGGGGAAGAAATAATTTATAACCAAGAATAGAATGAAAGTATTAAGCGCAATGCAATTAAAAAATGGTGCAAAAGCAGACGGCCGTCATGTATCTGCATCATTAACACAACCACTTCAGTTTTTACCAGCTAAAGATAAAGATGATAAGTGGGCATCTTGGAACTTAGATTGGCTTGAAAAAAGAGGTCTTGATTACCTTAGAGATAATGCTAGAAGAATTTTAAAAAATTATAAATTAGCAAAAGGTATTATTGATAAAACAGATTATATTGTAGAAGATGACAATGACTATACTGATCTTATTAATATTTTAACTAAAGAAGATGAAACAGCTTTAGAGTTAAAATTTTATCCTATTATACCAAATGTAATTAATGTTTTAACTGGAGAATTTGCAAAAAGATACTCTAAAGTTCAATTTAGAGCTGTTGATGATACATCTTATAATGAAATGCTTGAGCAAAAAAGATTGCAAATTGAAGAAGCATTATTGTCAGATGCAAGAAATCAAATGATTATGAAAATGATTCAGCAAGGTGCTAATCCTGAATCAGAAGAATTTCAACAAAATATTGCACCAGAAAAATTAAAAACACTTCCTGAAATACAAGATTTCTTTTCAAAAGATTATAGGAGCTTAGTAGAAGAATGGGCTCATCATCAATTAAATGTTGATGAAGAAAGATTTAAAATGCAAGAACTAGAAGAAAGAGCATTTAAAGATATGCTTATTTGTGATAGAGAGTTTTGGCATTTTCGCATGATGGAAGATGATTATGAAGTTGAGCTTTGGAATCCTGCATTAACTTTTTATCAAAAATCTCCTGACTCAAGATATATATCTGATTCTAATTTTGTTGGTAAATGTGATATGATGAGTGTTGCAGATGTAATTGATATGTATGGTTATTTAATGACTGAAGATCAACTTACATCATTAGAACGTATTTATCCTGCAGCAAATTCTATATACTTAGATAATGGTGTACAAAATGATGGATCTTATTATGATCCTACTAGATCTCATAAATGGAATACACAAAAACCAGGTTTAGCATATAGAAAATTAGTTAGTAATACTGACATGAATGCTAGTCAATATGGAGGTGATATTGTACAAGCTATACTATCAGAAGGTGATGATATTAGTACATGGGGTGATTATAATATGATGCGTGTTACAACATGTTATTGGAAAACACAAAGAAAAATTGGCCATTTAACTAGAATTACAGAAGATGGTACTTTAATGCAAGAAATAGTTGATGAAACATATAAGATAACAGATAAACCTGTATATAATACTAAATTATTTAAACAAAAAACAAAAGAAAATTTAATTCAAGGAGAACACATAGATTACTTTTGGATTAATGAAGTATGGGGTGGTATTAAAATAGGACCTAATGGACCTACATCATGGAGAAATGATACATCAGATGAATCTCCAATATATTTGGGTATTAATAAACAAAAGCCAGGAAGAATAGAATATCAATTTAAAGGTGATAATTCACTATATGGATGTAAGTTACCTGTAGAAGGAAGAGTATTTTCAGATAGAAATACAAGATCAACATCATTAGTAGATTTAATGAAACCATATCAAATTGGATATAATATGGTTAATAATCAAATAGCAGACATTCTAGTAGATGAATTAGGAACTGTTATTATGTTTGATCAAAATGCATTACCACGTCATTCTATGGGTGAAGACTGGGGTAAAAATAATTTGGCAAAAGCTTATGTAGCAATGAAAGACTTTGGTATGATGCCATTAGATACTTCTATTACTAATACAGAAAATGCTACTAATTTTAATCATTATCAAACATTAAATCTAGAACAAACAAATAGATTAATGTCTAGAATTCAATTAGCAAATCATTTTAAAAATCAAGCATTTGAATCTATTGGTATTAATCCACAACGTTTAGGTGGTGCAATAGCACAACAAACAGCAACAGGTGTAACACAAGCTATGAATCAATCATATGCTCAAACTGAAATGTATTTTACACAACATTCAGATCATCTAATGCCACGTGTACATCAAATGAGAACAGATTTATCTCAATATTATCATAGTACTAATCCTTCTGTTAGATTAAGTTATATTACTTCTGAAGCAGAAAAAGTTAATTTTCAAATTAATGGAACAAAACTCTTATTAAGAGATTTTAATGTTTTTTGTACTACTAAAACTAATCATAGACAAATACTAGATCAATTAAAACAAATGGCTCTTACTAATAATACTACTGGAGCATCTATATATGATCTAGGTAATGTTATTAAAGCTACAAGCATAGCAGAAGTTACAGATGTTCTTAAAGATGCTGAAGTTAAACAACAACAACAGCAGCAGCAACAAATGCAACAACAACAGCAAATGGCTGAACAACAACAGCAAGCTGCAGCTCAAGAAGCAGAAGCACAAAGACAATTTGAATCTCAAAAATTAGATAAGATGATTCAAAAAGATATTACTGTTGCTGAAATTAGATCTGCAGGATATGGAGCTATGCAAGATATAAATCAAAATCAACAAAGTGATTATCAAGATGCACTAAAAGAAATACGTGAAAGAGATCAGTACAGAGAGCAAATGAACTTTAAACGTGAACAACAAAATACTAAAACATCTTTTGATAAGTCAAAATTACAGATTGAAAGAGAAAAACTTGCAACACAAAGACAAATAGCTGAGAAAAATTTAGAGATTGCAAGAGAAAATAAAAACAAATATGATGTAGAAAAGACTACTGAATCTAACAAAAAGAAAAAGAAATAACATACTTAGCTATATACTACAAAAAATCTTTCTTTTTTTTTAAATTTAAATGGTTTATGGTATAAAACTTTTGTATATTATATATGTAATAACCAGTAAATAATAATAAAACCATATAATTATGTCAGAAAAAATGCAACAAACGACAACAGTACAAGAAGTAGATGTAAACTTGGATGAAATCTTTAACGGTGCTCCAGGTGCTGATTCTGTTGTTACTCCAGAAACAAAAAAACCTAATGTATTTTCAAAAGCAGAAACAGTAGATTTATCATTTTTAGATAAACCAGAAGCTGAAACTGCAGTTAAAGAAGTAAAAGAAGAGGCAAAAGAAGAAACAAAAGAAACAGAAAAAGCAGAAGTAGAAGCTAAAGAAGCAGAGGTTAAAAAAGAAGAAACTAAAACTAAAGAAGAAGTTGTTTCTAAAGAAGAGGTTGATGAAATTTTAAATGAAGGTTTAGATTTAGCTGAATCTGAAGATGAAAAATCAACTGCATCAGGTAGAAAAAGAATGAGTAATATGGCTGATGTCTTCAAGAAAATGATTGATGATGAGCAAATTATTCCTTTTGATGATGATAAAGAATTAGAAGATTATACTGCAAAAGACTGGAAAGAACTTATCCAAGCTAATATGGATGAGAGAGCTAATAAAGTTAGAAGAGAAACACCAAAACAATTTTTTAATAGTTTACCACAAGAATTACAAGTTGCTGCAAAATATGTAGCAGATGGTGGTACAGATCTTAAAGGTTTATTTGGTGCATTAGCACAAGCAGAAGAAGTGCGTGATTTAACATTAGAAAATGAAGAAGGTCAAGCACATATTGTTAGAGAATATTTAACTGCTACAGGTTATGGAAGTGCAGAAGATATTCAAGAAGAAATTGAAATTTGGAAAGATTTAGGTAAACTTGAAAAACAAGCATCTAAATTTAAACCAAAATTAGATAAGATGCAAGAGCAAGTTATTGCAAGAAAATTACAACAGCAAGAACAATTAAAAGCTCAACAGCAAAAAGCATCAGAAAATTATATGGCCAATGTGTATAATACACTTAAAGATGGTAAAGTAGGTGATATGAAAGTTAATAAAAAGACTCAAGCTCTTTTATATAACGGATTAGTTAATCCAGCTTATCCATCTATTAATGGCTCACAAACCAATTTATTAGGACACTTACTAGAAAAGTATCAATTTGTTGAACCAAACTATAATTTGGTTACAGAAGCACTATGGCTTTTAGCTGATCCAAAAGGATATAAAGATCAACTTATGTCTAAAGGAACTAATAAAGCAGTTGAGCAAACAGTTAGAAAATTAAAAACTGCTCAGTCAACTAAAAAAGCAGCTAGTGGTGGTGTAACATCAAATGAAAAACCAAGTACAACAAGGAGAACACTTCCTAGAAGTCAAAATATATTTAAAAGATTTTAACAACAACAACAATAATTATTAATTTTAAAAAAGTGAAAAAATGGCAACACCGGTTTTAAACAATGGTCTCTTTCTAAGAGACACGTCTTACCAGGCTAGTTCTCATATTGATTCATATCACTTAACACAAATGCTTGGTGATGCAGAGCCAATGGACATGGGTCCAGTGGAACTGTGGGCTATGACGCAAAAGGTAGAAATGCCTTTGTATCAAATGGCATCGTTTGGTGGTAAGAACACAATTATGGTGGACAATGCTAGAGGTGAGTACAAATGGCAAACTCCTGTTTCTTCATCATTACCTATGTCTATGGGTCCTTTGGCATCTTTTAGAGATGATGATGGAGCAGATGGAGTTCCTTTCAAAATCAGACTATCTAAAAGAGAGTTTGGTCATGGGGATATAATTACTTATGACAAGTATAATGGTCTTGAACTATACATTACTGCAGATGACATCGTTCCTGTAGGTGATGGATGGGTTTATACTGTAACACTTGTAAACAACGCAACAGGCGCAGGAATGCCTATTGAGTATTTAGCTGCAGGAACTAAGTTCTTCAGAAAAGGTTCTGCAAGAGGTGAATACGGAGAAAGATTCTCTGATATTTCAACTGGAGCAGGATTTAGAGAATTCTACAACTTTGTTGGAGGAGCTGAAGCACACGTACACTATTCAGTTTCATCACGTGCTGATCTTATGATCAAAGGTGGTATGAATGCTGATGGTACTGTACCTGTAACTGAAATTTGGAGAAACTTTGACAAGAACCTAGATCCTTCTTTAGATTCTATTGAGTCTATTGCTGGAGCAATGGGTAAAGACTACATTAAGAAAGCATTTGATAATGGTTCTCTTTCTAGAACGTTCTTAACGTCTCTTGAAGCAGCACACCTTACTAAAATTGCTAATGACATTGAGTGTTACTTAATGTGGGGTCATGGTGGTAGAGTTAGACAAGACGGTCCAGATGACATCAGACTTTCTGTTGGTCTTTGGAGACAATTAGATAACTCATTCAAACGTGTATATAACAAATCAGCATTTAGCTTAGATATGTTCAAAAATGAACTTTACAACTTCTATGCTGGTAAAGTTGAGTTTGATGGTCCAGATCCAAAGAGACAATTAATTGTACAAACTGGTATTGGTGGTATGCAATTAGTTAATGCTGCAATTGCTGCAGAAGCTAATGGTGCTAACGGTATGATTACTAATGCTGATAACATTGGTGCAATTACTGGTTCTGGTATGGATTTAGGATTTGGATTTGCTTACACTAGCTTTGTAATTCCTTTCTTAGCTAATGTTAAGTTTGTACTAAATCCTGCGTTTGACAACTTACACACTAATGACATTGAAAATCCATTAGTAGATGGTCGTCCATTATCTTCTTACAGCTTCATCATCTTTGATGTAACTGATGAAGGAAATGACAACATCTTCTTATTGAAACTTTCTTGGGATAATCAACTTAAGTGGTTCTACCAAAATGGTACTATGGACTACATGGGAAGAACTCAAGGATTTGCTTCTTCAGGACACTTCAATGGTTATCGTGTTATGATGACACAAACCATGCCTTCTGTATGGGTAAAAGACCCAACTAAGGTGTTAAAGATTGTTATGAGAAATCCAGTAACTGGAGGATCATTCTAATCTATATATATTATGAAATGAGGGGGAGCCAAGTGCTCCTCCCTATTTCTTTTAAACCAAAATTAAAAACTAATAAAAATTAAAAAAATGAGTGACGTAACTATTTTTGAAAAAACAAATGCTGTGAAGGATGGTGCTATTGCTATCCGTGCATATTTTAATCCTGATATAGATAATATGGGATTAGAAAAATATAATATGACTTTACATGAAGGTGCTTTTCATAGTGAAAGCATTGCTGCTTTAGAAAGAAATGGTATAGTTAGATATATAACAGGCTTAAATGAATTTGCTCCTGAAGTAAAAACATTACCTGAAGCTGAGAAAAAAGCTAAAATAAAAGAAATCAGAAAACATGTTGCAGAATTAGAAAAAGAATTAGCAACTAATGTTATAGATGTAGATGATCCTGAATTTTGGAGTAAGGTAGAAGTCTGCAAACCAAATAATGGTGACTTTTGGAATAAAATTACTATTAAAGCAGGAAATGATCCTGTATTTATTGATCCAAAAGTTGATCCATATGATAGAATAAAACTATTAGCAATTAAAGCTGGAGGATTTTCAATGATTGCTCCAAATTTAGAAGCTGCTAAAAAAAGTGGAAAATATAAATTTTATTTAGATGAAGTTCTTGAAACAGCAAGTACAAGAACTAAAGATACTAAATTAAAAAATAAAGCTCTTGGTATTCTTAGTAATTTATATGATGATGATAAAATTAGACTAATGCACGTTGTTAAAATATTAACATTTAATAGTGCTCAATATACTCCTAGCACACCATTAGATGTATTGTATGAAGATGCAGATGGATATATAAATGGTAATGGTAGAGAGTCTAATACTTATCAAGCATCAAAAAACTTTGTAGATGCTGCTAAAATGGATACTGAAACATTGATGATGCATTCTATAGTAAAAGATGCATTAGCATTTAATATATTAACCACTAAATCAGATGGTTATATATATGAAAAGAAATCAGGAACTAAAATTGAAACAACAAGAGAAGGAGTTGTTGAATTTTTAAAGAATCCTGTTAATGATGAAATGTTAATGGACATAAAACAAAATGTTGAGAATTTATTAACTACGTAAAATGAATATTACTACACTACAAATAAAATTTAGACAAAGGCTTAACAAGCTTGCTAGTAATGACTATGATAACATAGAATGCTGGCAAATTGTTGAATCTTTTAATAAAGCACAAATTGAGTGGTGTAGAAAACAACTTCATGGTACAAATGCATATAGAGAAGGAGATGAAGCATCTAAAAGACGTATAGATGATCTTCAAATCCTTCTTACTACGCAACCAATATTAGGTTCTGTTCAAACAGATTATTTTTTAGGAACTAGTTTTCCAGATAATTACTTAGAATTTAAAAGGGTTGACACAGATGCAACAACAGAATGCTGTAAAAAAGATCCTAGATCAATGACAGTTTATTTAGCTGAAGAAGCTAATGTTGATGTAATAATGAGAGATCCTTTAAAAAAACCAGATTTTGAATGGGGTGAAACATTTTGTACTCTAGCTAATAATACTATTAGAATATATAAAAGAGAGTTTGATATTGTTAACCCTAGAATTACATTTTATAGAAAACCTAGAAATATTCAAATAGCAGGTTGTTCTGATCCATATTTAAATGTTGTTTCTGCAGCAGATGTAGAACCAGAATTTAAAGATGATATAGTTGAATTAATTATTGATGAAGCTTGTACAATAATTGCAGGTGATATTAATGATGCAAACAATTATATAAGAGGAGCACAATCAGCAGAAAAAAATAATTAATAACTTAAAAATTAGAAACTATGCCATACGGAAAAGGTACATACGGTTCAAAGGTTGGAAGACCTCCTAAGAAGAAAACAATGAAAAAATCTTCTAAGAAAAAAACTACTAAAAAGAAAAAAAAGTAGTATATTAATATAGAAGGAGTAAAAGTTTAGGTTTGGGTACTTTTGCTTTGGATTTAACAAACCCATTCTTTTTGTAAATAAAAAAAGTCCTCTGATAGAAAAGGGGCATTATAAAAATGGCTTATTTTAATCATGCTTATGTAAAGTCTGCCGTTATTAGTACTACAGAAGCTAACAAAGACGTAAAAACTTCAGCTTTAGCAAAAGGAGAGTTAGGTCTAGTTGATGCAACAGATTATGAAACAGTAGATTTTCCTACTGCAAATGATTCTGCTGTACCAGCTGAGTACATGTTAGTATTTGGTAACTATAATCAGACTGATACATTAGGTAATAACCCTACAAGAGGTGGTTATGCCGAATCAATTAAAACAAAAATTATTAAACCAAATTATGTTACAGGTCTATGGAAAGCTGATTGTGTAACTGGAACATCTGAGACAATTGTAATTACAGTTCCAGATACATGTTTAAAATGTGATGGTTCTACTACTGATCAAAATCAATTAAGAATTGATATTAAAGGAGATGAAGTATTACGTTTCTTAAACAGATTTACTTATTCAGTTTTAGATTACAGAGAGTGCTGTACAGGTGAAGCAACAAATGTTGCTGGTAAAACTGTTACAGATGCTTGGGCAGCTAGAATTAATGAAGATCCTTTATTGAATCCATTTATTACAGCATCAAGTGCTGCTGCTTCTGGAGCTGGTGCATTAACATTAACTGTTGATTATACTGCAACATTTTTTGATAACTGTTCATATGATACAAGAGATCACTTTGGAATTGCTCCATTAAAAGTTATTGTATCTCCAGTTGATGATGACGGTAATCCTTGTACTAACACATGTATGACTGCTACTGCTGGTGGTAGTTCAGTAACAGATTTTGGTACAAATGCTGCAATTGCAGTTACAACTAAATCTGAAACTACAGGAGAAAGAGTAATTGAAGAAATTATTCTTGAAGGAAGATACAGACAAGATGGTGGATGGAATCAAGGTAACAAAGATTCTGCTAGATTTAGAGATATTCAACATGGTGATGCATTACTTGGTTGTGGTACTGGTGCAGTAGATAGAACAGCATTTTATGCAGCTTACTACTTACAACATTCAGTTCCAAGATTTAACAATCCAACTGGAGTATTTGATAATGATCAATACATGTATGTATTCTATGTTCCATGTGTAGGTGGTGACGGTAAAGCAAATGCAGAATTAGCAAAAATGGACTTTTTATGGAATTCATTAGCTAATAAGTCTGATTTAACTGTTACTGATTATCTATAATAGTTAGTTAATTAGATTAATATTAAAAAGAGTGAGTGAAATATTCTCACTCTTTTTTTTTCTTTTAATTAATTAATTTTGTATATTATTAGTAGATACTCTTTGTATCATAGACTAAAATAATATTATGGCAGCTAAACACATTTTAAGCTTAGAAGTTCTTCATACGTCAAATCCTGAAGTTTTCAGTATTAAAGATACAAGCACTTATGCAAAAAATTTAAAAATAGATTGTCCAGAGTTATTAATAACAGTACCTGGATTTAATCAACCTGCACTTATAAAAGCAAGTAGGGGTTTTGATTTAACTGTTACTGCATGTGCTTTGAATGTACAAACAACAGGATGTAATTCAAATAGAGCTATTGTACCAGATGGTTTATATATTATAAGGTATCAAGTTAGTCCTCATGACAAAGCTTATGTTGAGTATAATCATTTAAGAATCACTAATATAATGAAACAATATTATGATAAATTATGTGAACTAGATATTACTCCATGTGTTCCAACATCTGAAAGAAAAAAACTTTTAGATGAATTAAGTGATATTAGAGTTTATATAGATGCTGCTGTTGCAAAAGTTGAATATTGTGCAAGTCCGCAAGCAGGCTTAGAATTATACAATTTTGCTAAAAGAAAATTAGACAAGATAACTTGTCCAACATGTTAAACCAATAAATTAAATAAAATATGGCAGCAACTTGTGCACATTGTAAAAGACCAATAGGATGTGGATGTCAACAAACAACAACATCAGATGGTAAAACAGTTCATAAAGCATGCAAAACAGCATATGAATCATCATTAAAAGTAGCAATAGCAAAGTAGAATGGAACCTAAAAAAGATTATATCATACAAAAAATCAGAACTGAACGTGGATTTGCGGATGAAATATTTAAAAAATATAGACATGAAAGATATGGTATAGGATCTTGTTGTGGTTCTAATTTACCTTCCTATATAAAAGATAAATATCTTTGTGATTTTGAAGATGCTAAAGTAACTCCTTATGAGTCAATAAAAATTACAAAAACATCATATACACCTCCAACTCCTACAGGTGCTAAACAAGATGAAAATAGACCACCATGGGTAAATGAACTATGTGGAATAACTCAAGGAGATGCTGAAATTTATTTTTATTATGACACAACATCATTAGGTGTTCAAGCAGTACAAGATGCATATTATGCAGCTAAAGATTGGGTAGATCAATTAAGTCAAGCACAACCTACAAATGATACAGAAAATTGTACAGGTGGTGATTCAGCAAAATCTATAACAACATATCATACACTTACTTTTGGAGAAAGATGGTTAGATTGGGGTACACAAGCAGTAACAGGTGATTTTAATAATTCAGGAAGTTGTGGAGGTAATGGTACAGTAGATGTCAATGGAGATTTATGTGGTACAGGAAGTAATGTTAATGGTAATCCTGTTAATGTAGATCCAATACCTGGAAGAAATTTTGGTTTACAAGATTGTGGAAGTGGTGCAGATTCTACATATCCACAAGATGTAGCACCTGATAATAAATTTTGGTCTTCATTACAATGGGCACAAAATAATGGTATACAAATGCATTCTTTTGGTCCTGCAGGAGGAACTGTTGCAACAGTTACATTAGGTAATGATACTTCTGGAGGAGTATTTAATGGTGTTACAACAATAGGTCAGGCACCAGCTGCAACAAATAAAAATCTATTAGTTGTTTGTTTTATAGATGAATCAACATCAAGAAATCATAAACAACCATATCATGATAGATCAAATAATACTAGTTGGAATACTGCAACAGATGGCGCAGGAAATATGACACCATGTTGGAAAGCAGATCATACTGAATTTATAGCTCAAAGAAATTTATGGATGGCTGCTGATTCAAATAGACAATCTAACTTTTTTGTATATCCATCAATGCCTTCAGGTGGTGCTGGTACAAGTCATAGACCTTTTCCATTACATGCTTTAGGAGCTGTAACATCTGGAGATAAAAATCCAGCTGATGGTACATTAACTGTAGCACCTAGCAGTTTAGCTGCAAATCCTCAACTTTTAACTCCTATAACAACATCTAATCCATATTTTGCTCAAGGTTATGGAGCATTAGATCAACATGGATGGGGAACAAATGTTGCTATGGTTCCATTTACAGCTGCAACATTTCAAACAGATTTAAATGCTTTTGTTGATATACAAAGTTGTAATGACTCAGAATGTTTTCTATTTGTTGTAAAAGATCAAAATGGAAATCCTATTGAAGATCATCCTATTAAAATAAATTCAGAAATCATTGGATATACTGATGAAAATGGTTTATTAAGATGGTGTGTAAGAGATGCATCAATAAATACTCAACATGTATTAGATTTATGCACATGTCTTACAACTACAGGAGGATGTGGATCACAAAAAATAAATATGACAATTACTGATAGTTGTTTTACAAGTTGTGATACAGTAAAACCATTTACTGCATGTGAAGAACCAGAAGAAACACAATCTTCAGGTAATGATAAAGAAGGTTGTACAGATCCAAGTGCTGATAATTATGATCCTGAAGCAACAATTGATGATGGTTCATGTAAGTTTTGTGATAACTTTAGTGCTGATGGTAATGTAATAGATGCAACTGAAACAGCTGGAGTTTGTAATAATGATGGTGAAATTGAACTTAATATAACAGGAGGAGTCCCTCCTTATACAATAACTTGGTCTGGGCCTGGTGGACCTCATACTGGAACAGAATTAACAGGATTATGTGGTGGTAGTTATTTAGTTACTGTTACTGACTCATCAACACCTGAACCTTGTCAAGCATTTGCTTCATTTAATGTAAATCAACCAACTTCAATTATTTATGGTTGTACAGACCCTACAGCATGTAATTATGATGCTACAGCAACTGATGATGATGGTTCTTGTTTATTTAGTGGATGTACAGATTCAGGTGCAACAAACTATGATCCAAATGCTACAGCAGATTGTAATTGTACTCCACAAGGAGATCCTGCGTATCAAAATGCTGTTGGTTGGAATAGTTGTTGTACAGCATGTGTAGATGGATGTATGGATCCAAATGCAAATAATTATAATGCTGCTGCTACTTGTGATGATGGTTCATGTACATATAACTATTCATGTGTACAATTAGGAGGTACTGGTACTCAATTTAATGCTTGTGAAAATCATACATACATAGGAGCAACATTTGATCCTAATACTGCTGTAAATCATGTTACTGATCCAGCAAACAATCTTACTAATGCAATTTTGGGTCAAATTTCTTTTTCATCTTTAGGAGCTCCTGTTGCATCTCAATGTTTAGATCAAGATGGTAATAAAATAATGCAATTGAATATGATTGGGTTCCAATTTCAAGATAATGGAACTCCATGTAATGGTGAAACTTGGCCTGCTACTTGGACAGCAGTAGGAATGCTACCTAATACTCTAAATAATAATGCTGTACATTTTACGGGTGTAAGTTGGGATAATATACTTACGTTATTTAATGATACAATAGCATTAGGTCAAATATATTATGATTCTCAAGGAACTGTTGTAACTACATTTAATGGTCTTAATCGTAATCAAGTAGAGCTTATTTTATATTATTCACAAGGAACAGGAACACCAAATCCTGGAGTATATGGTAATGAATTATTACCAGAATGTCCTACTGCAACTTTTGGTGGAGTTGCTGGTAGCGGTCCTTGTATTTGTTCTGGAACTTCTGCTGCAGGCTGTGAATGTCAAGAAATGCTAGATGGTTCAGGAACTTATCCTACATTGCAAGACTGTCAACAAGATCCAGGAAGTTGTTGTAATGTTAATCCTAGTACAAGTTTTGTTTGTGTTCCTGGTGGAATAACTAATAGTTGTTCAAATAAACAACTTGTACCTACTAGTTCTCCTATTTCTACTTCAACAAATCTAGGAGATAATTTAGCTCAAGCATGGACATCTGATGTTGCTAATTGGCCAATTGTTCCTGTACAAAACTATAAATTTTATGTAGATCAAGGAGGAGGAAATTGTGAAGCATTAACTGGTAATTCTGAATGGTTTATTAGAGAAATAAGAATAACAAATGTTGATAATGGTACATTTGTAAGTGTTGGAGATGTAGCAGTACCAAACTCTTGGGCAATAGTACAAGCCGCATTAGTTAGTGCTTTTTATGATGGTATTAACTATCCTGATTTATCAAATGCAGATTATATGACAGTTAAAACTACATTAGCTACTACAGAACCAGGCAAATGGTCAGTTGAAACATTTGAGCAAATGTGTAATTGTACAACAGATGGTAATTGTGATTGTGTAGAAGATCCATCAGGAACTTACAGCGATTATCAAACTTGTATTGACGCATGCTGTACTATACTAAATACATATGGTTGTACTGATTCAAGTGCATTTAATTATAGTGCTGGAGCAAATTTAGATGATGGATCATGTTTATATTGTAATGATTTAAATCCTAGTCCAGTTGATAATATAATAACTGCAAATACTGCCCCAACATCTGGAATGAATGATGGTACTATATTTGTACAACTTAGTTCTACAGTTCCAGCAAATATGCTAATGGAAGTTAAACTTTATGATGCAACTGATAATTCATTTTTAGGTCAAGAAGATATATCTGCATTAGGTTTTGCTACAACATTTCCAAATTTAGGAGCTAATAATTATTATGTAATTGCATGTTTAAGACATGATACTTCAACAAATCAAGAAATAATTTGTTGTTCTCCTACTTTAGAAGAAACTTTAGGAAATCCAGGTGGAGGTTTAGCTTATAGCTGTATATCAGGAACATTAACAGTAACAGATAATGCATTTACAAGTACAGCAAATGATGTTGAAATAGTTTTAGATGATCCTACAATACCACAATATTATAAAAATAATGTTGCACAATATAATGCTGGTAATACAAGTTTTGGATATTATGATTCTACATCTGCTGGTAGACTTTCAATGCTTGACCATTGGACATTATTTATAGATCTTGACCTTAGTCCATATGTAAATTCTAATGCTACTGTATTTACAACATTAGATGTTGCAACACCTTGGGCTTTCTTTGCTGTTGATGGTACTGAACCTACAAATGCTTGTTTAAATAATGTTGGTACTGTACCAGGTGAAGTTAATAGTTATGCATTACGACTTTCAAATGTAAAAATTAGAAATGTTAGAGATATTAATACTGTTCTTATTGAAATGGATACTACTGCTTCATGGTTTGATATAACAACAACAGCAGCAAATACTTTAAATAATCCAGAATTAGTTAATGCAAAATATACAACTGTAAAAGACGCTCTAACTGCTGAAGGTACTTGGGAATTAATAGCTGATTTTATTCCACTTGGTTGTGAATCAGACTGTCGTTGTGTAGTAGATCCAGCAGGAACATTTAGTACTTTTACTGAATGTGTAAATTCTGGATGTTGTACTACAGGTTGTACTGAGTCTGGTGCAGATAATATTAATCCTAGTGCAGGAATTGATATAAATTCATGTGTTGTTTGTACAGATTTTTCTGGAATCAATTTAAGTAATAATTCTCCTTCAGTACCAAATGGAAATAGTGGTAATTGGAGTGCATCAAATTTAAATATTTCAGGTTACCAAACATTATGGACAGGTTTAAATGGTTCTGGTAATTATGATGTTGCAGTATATTATGATGGTTATAATCAAAATCAACCAGCTAATCCTTTTAATTTATTTCCTGGTAGATATGAAGTTTGTGTATCAGATATGACTAATAATTGTACTCATTGTACAAGAAATGTTAATATAGGTACAATACCTGCAGCATGTCGTACATCAGGTTCAAATTGGTTACCTACTACTGCATGGGGAACAGGTAATCAAATTTTGAATTATATACAAAGTGGTGATCCAATTTTAGATTCTATTACTAATTTGTATTCATACGATCCTAATCATCAAATTCAATGGGGTATAAATGCTACTAATACAGGAGCAGAAGGAACTACGTTTTTAATTAGTAATTTAAATTCTGCAGTAACTTATACAATTAATGTTTACAATAACAGTACTGGAGCATTACATCAAACTGCATCTGGCGTTAGTGCACTTGGTGTTACAAATGCTGTACCAGGAACAACTTATGATATTGAAATTATAAGAGAAGGACAAGCATGTGGAATAATAGGAATGCCTTATACATTTAGTCCACCAGGATTTTGATAAAATTAAAATAATTTGTATATTATTAATGTAGAATAAAGATATGATACCAACTAATTCAAATAATTTAACTAACTGTGATCCTATATCATCTAACTGTGTAATTTGGCAAGGACCAGATTTACCTTGTGTAGAAATATGTACAGGAGATACAATTAGTACTGTAATTGCAGCATTATGTACTGAACTTCAATTACTTCAAACATTAATACAAAATGGAGGTGGTTCATCATTTAATATAGCAAATATTGATCAATCACAATTATCTGGAGGTCCTGCTACTAATTTAGAAGAACTTATTCAGTTAATGATAACCAACATTGTTTTAAATCAAGGTGGTGGTGGTTCTTCTTCAGGTGGTGGTAGTAGTGCATTAGATTGTGGTGAAGTATTTAAATGTGCTGTTACAACACCTTCTTGTTTTAGAGAAGCTACAGGTTTTACACAAGGGAGTAATCTTGATGATTGGATAGATGTAGTTTCACAATTTATATGTGACCAGTCTAATACAAACACTACTACTAATAATAATTCTCAAGCTCTAACACAAAGAGTAGCTTCACTAGAATCTCAACCAACAGGTGAAGCTAATCCAAGAATGTATTCTAGTGGTTCAGCAACTAAAGGTCAGTTGTTACCAATAGAAACAATTGTGCAAGCTATAGATTCTCAATTTGTAACTTTAAGAGGTACAACAGGTACTCCTTCTAATATGTCAACTGGTGTAAATACAGAACCTACTGATTTAGCAACACCAGTAAGTAATGAAGGATATAGAAAGACATTAAAAACAAGTCCGGCTACACTAGGTGATTCAACATATAATACTTGGTTAGCTATTGATGACTTAAGAAAAGCAGTAAAACATATTCAAGATAACTGTTGTGCAAATACACAAATAACTAGAATGGGTGGTATAAATTCATTTTATGCACCAGGATCATCATGTTCAGTTGCAGCAACTAATGCTGGTACAGCAAGTAATTGTTTAGATATTTGGAATGTATCAGGTGTACAATTTGATACTACATGTAAAGCATATACTAGTCCTTATAATCCTAGTTCTGCAACAGAGCTTGTAAATAATCAATGGTATGCGTTATGTGCAGGAGGACCTATGGCACAATATAATGTTGTAGCACCTCACTGGAGAGATCAAAAATCAACTTGTGGTGAAGAATAAAAAAAATTAAAAAAATGGCTTGTAATAACTGTAATAATACTTCAACTGACTGCAATCACTTAGCATGTGGATGTGCTGATACATCTCAAACAATGCCATGTACATATACTGATTGTAGAAAAGATGGTGCTGAATCTTGTGATGAAGTAATGTGTGCAGCATGTATATCATATTGTGCAGCAACATTTGAAGCATCATTAGGTGGTGAAATATTACAAATTGCACAAGGTGAAAGATTAGATAGAATTTTACAAAGAATAGTTTTATTTATGACAAATGCAGCATGTGTTTCTACAGCTCCACAATTAGTTTCATTAGGAGATATAACAACAACAAGTGTTGAAGTAGAATGGTCAGGTGTTCCATCAAATGATACTGTTGATGTACAATATAAAATACCAACATCAGGTGGATGGACAACTGCTGCATCTGGATTAACAAGTTCTACAACATCACACATAATAACTAATTTAACAGCTAATTCAGCATATCAATTTAGAGTTGTAAATGGATCATGTTCTTCAGTTATATTAACTGGAAGTACATTAGCTGCATAATAATAAAAACAAGAAAGTGAGGGTTTTATATTGGTTTTCCTAAACTTAATTGTCAGAGACCTGGGGTTAACACCGGGTCTCTTTTTTTATATACGTACTAAAATTTTTATATATTTGCAAACAAAACTTAATAATTTATGGAATCATTTATAGACAAAATTAAAGGATCATTTAAATGGAAAAAGACATCAGAGTATTGTGCTGATAAACTAGGAGTAACTATTGAAGATTATGAACTATTAAAATCTTGGGTTAAATCTACAGAGTTATTAGAAAATAGCAACTCATCTTATGAATATAATTTAGAAAAAGGTGAAGCAAAAATGGAGACAATAAGTTCTTCTGAACCAAAATCACCTGAAGAAATAATTGAAATGTTAAACATTGATATTACACAATGGAAACTTTCTAGTTATTGGAACAAACAAATGGGTGATCATTGGCGTGTATCTGCAATGGTTACTAAAATTAAAGATAATGAAATTGATAATGTAGCAGAATTATTAAAAGGATTTAAGCCTAAAAAATTCAAATCCGTAAAAAGAATTAAAACTCCAGGTAAAGTAAAAACAGCTGGAGTTTTATCATTACAAGATATACATTTTGGTAAAGAAGGAAATGAAACTATTGATCAATGTTTTGAAGAAACAATTATTGATTTAGTTGAAAGAGCTACAAGTTCTCATCATTTAGAAAAGATATATTATGTAGTAGGAGGAGATCTTATAAACATGGATACATGGAGTGGTAGTACTACTAGTGGTACACCATTAGATAATTGTATGACTGCTACAGAAGCTTATAAACAAGCTTTTGATGCTATACAGTGGAGTATAAATTATATAAAACAATTTTGTGATACTTTACAAGTAGTTTATATACCAGGTAATCATGATAGATTATCTTCTTTTCATTTAGCACATGGTCTATCTAAATGTTTTGATGATCCAAATATTGAATGGGATGTTGTTTATCTTGAGAGAAAAGTTTTTGTATATGGAGATAACTTTTTTGCATTTGAACATGGTGATGTAAATACTAAAAATTCTTTAATGTTGTATTCTATGGAATATCCAAGAGAATGGGGTAAGACATTATTTAGAACTTTATATACAGGACATTATCATCATAAGAAAAAAATAGAATATATAACTGCACATGAAAACACAGGTTTTATGTTAAAAATATTACCTAGTTTATCACGCACAGATTATTATCATTATCACAATAAATTTGTTGGATCAAGGAGATCTGGTGTATTATCTATACATAGTCCAACAAAAGGAGAAATATGTGAATTAACATATTCTCCTGAATAACTTTTATTTATCCTCATTTTTTTGTAAATTATATACGTAAGAGATATGATTAGTAACTTTAAAAATCCTGATTTAAACAAACCTAGATATAGAGAAAAGGTTTTAAGTTTATTAAATAGTGAAACATTTGAGAAATTTAAAGAAAAGTATCCAATGTATTCATCTGTTAATAACAGTAAATTAAATAAAGTTATAAAATCATTTAACGGTAAAATTTGGAATGGTGTTATCAATAATAGAAATGGTATAGAACTTCCTGAATCATTAGGATACCTTTTTATAGGATCATGCCCTCCAACAAAAAAAATTAACATAGATTATGCATTATCAAAGCAATATGGTAAAGTAATACAAAACAAGAATTGGGAAACAAATGGAAACATTGGAAAAATATTTTACACTAATTATTCTCCTAGGTATAAATTTAAGACTAGAGAGTTATGGCAATTTAATGCTGTAAGACAGTTTAAAAGAGCTGTTGCATCAGTATATCCTACTCAGTGGCAAAAGTATATTTCTGTTCCTAATAAGTTTAGAGTTGCTGATATGTATAAAAAAGATAAATAATTATGACAACAATAGGTGAAGCAATATCTAGAATACGTGGTCAAATAAAAGCTGGCAGTCAAGATGCTTTTACAACAGACAGATATATTTATAGCTTAATTAAAAAATATGCTCAGATGTTTATGCGTAGGCAAGATAATGCTAATAAACTAATGAAGTTTAATAGTGTTTGGCAAGAGCTTAAATATGTTAGTTTAATTGAAGTAGATAAAATAGAAGCAAATTGTGTAGGATTAAGCAGTGGATGTACTATTAAAAGAACAGAAAAAAAATTACCTACATTCATGCAAGGATATTGGGGACCATTAATTAGAACAGTTAGTTCAATAGATGGTTCTGTTGAAGTACAACCAACTCAACCTGGTACATACACTTCAATGTCTAAAACAAAAACATTTAAATATAATAAAACAAAATACTTTTGGTTTTTAGATGGGTATTTATATTTACCTAATGTATCATGGGATGCAATAAAATTAGAAGGAGTATTTGAAGAAGATATAGCAAAATGGACATGTGATACAGATGACGACTGTGTACCAAGATATTTACAAAACTTATACATACCTGAATTTTTATTTACAGAAATAGAAAATCAAATATTTAATACTGCTATGAATACTATGAAAGTTCCAGCAGAAGATGGTAATAATAATAAAAATATAAATAGGTAATGAGTGTATCACATAAATATAGAACTTTTGATGAATTATTAGAATCAGTTAAAGTAGACTTTAATACATATAATTTAGAGGGAATGATAGAACCTCAACAATTAATTAAAGTTGCTATTAGAGTTAACTATGATCTTGGCTTACGTATTAATAGAACAAATAGTGCTGTAGTAGATATAGAAAATAATAAAGGACAACTACCATCAGATTTTCAAACATTAAATTTTGCTGCTATTTGTGGTAAATATAGAATTAATACAACTACTCCATCAGGTACTACTACAGAAACACATCCTACTACTTATACTCCTGAGCCTGGTTTTACAGCTCCTTGTGAAGATGGTCAAACATGTAAAGATGTTTGTGTAGTAAAACCATGTAAAGATGACAGTTCAAAAGATTATATTGTTGTACAAAGAGTAGGAGAAAATACATATAGAGAATTTAATACATTTATACCTTTAAGAATTGCTGATACTTCTGGTGCATATTGTACAACAGAATGTCCTAATCTTGGTGTAAGTGCTGTAGATTTTGCTGAATTAAAAGATGGTTTTATTTTAACTAATTTTAAATCAGGTAAAATATTTTTAAATTATCAAGCTACATTAGAGGATGAAGGTGGTAACCTTTTAACTTTAGATCATCCTTATTGTAATGAATATTATGAGTATGCATTAAAATCACGAATATTAGAAAATATGATATTTGCTGGTGAAAATGTAGTTAATCAATCTCAATTGATTGAACAAAGGTTACGTGCTGCTAGGAACAATGCTTTAGGTTTTGTTAATACTCCAAACTTTGAAGAGTATAGAAAAATATGGGAAGTTAATAGACAAGCACAATACAATAAGTATTATGATATGTTTTCAAGTTTTGCTACAAATAGAAGATGTTAAAAAATGGCTAAGAAGCAGCAAAAAAATACAGGCAGAAAAAAGACGCCAGCTCAAAAGACTGATATGATAAACACTAATGTGTTTGTTAAAGGTATGAATAAAGATACTGACTCAAGTTATTTTGATAAACAAAGCTGGTATCATGCCCGTAATTTAATTAATAATTCTGTTGATGGAGATCTAGGTGTTGTTGGTAATGAACCAGCAAATTTAAGATGTGCAGAAATACCTTATACTGTTATAGGAGGTATTCATTTATATGGAGATCAGTGGGTAATATATTCTACTAATGATACATTAAGTGAAATAGGTTTATTTGATGACAGCAAGTGTGAATATACAATGTTAGTAAATGATCCTTGCCTTAACTTTAATAAAGATAATTTAATTATAGGTGCTGCTAAAGAAAATTTTGATTGCACATGGCAAGTATATTGGGACGATGGTTTAAATCCATCTAGAACATTAAATATTGATAATATACCATATGTACAAATAATTGATCCAAATACACCAGCTGGATCTACATGTATAAATTATGTTAATGCTGAACCATTACAATTAGATTGTGAAAGAATTAGATTAGCTCCATTAATTGATATACCATGTATTGAATTAGAAAAAGCAGATCAAGGAGGATTATTAGAAAATGGTAGCTATCAAGTATATGCAGCATATTGTATAAATGATAGAGCTGTTACAAATTATTTAGGTATTTCTAATATACAACCACTTTGGTCAAGAGAAGATACACAAGGATCACTTACAATAAAACTTTCTAATTTAGATACAGAATTTGAACAAATTAGTATTGTAGTTAGATCTAGGATAAAAGGTCAAGCTGTTAATACAAAATTAGGTATTTATAGTACAGAAACAAAATCAATAAATATTGATTATATAAATCCTGAATTACCAAAACTATTATCTAGTGATCTACAAAGAAGAATTCCAACATATGAAAAATCTGATGGGATGTTTGTTGTTAATGATTATTTAATTAGATCACAACCAACAGAACAGTTTGATTTTAATTATCAACCATTAGCTAATAATATTCAAACATATTGGACAGCAACAGCATATCCTGCTGCATATTACAGAAATGGAGGTAACAAACCTACATTACTTAGAGATGAGCAATATACTTTCTTTATAAGATTTGTATATAATACAGGAGAAAAATCTAAATCATATCATATTCCTGGTAGAGCTCCAACAGCTGCTGACCAAGCTCCTGTAGGTGGAGTAGGTAATAATTTTGATAACTCACCATTATGGAGAGCAGGTAATACTGCTACACAAACTCCCGCTGATCCTTTTATTGCACCATTACTAGGTACAACAACAGATGATGGTGGAACAATTATAAATGGAGGTCAAATGGGTTACTGGGAATCTACAGAAGTATATTCTCCAACTGATCCTGTTAGATGGGCTAACTTATGTGGTTTACCTATTAGGCATCATAAGATACCTGACGAAAGTACTGGTTTTTTAGGAACATCATTATTAAATCCAGTTGATGAAACTATTAATGTTATTGGTGTTGCATTTGATAATATTGCAGCACCTTTAGATAATGATGGTAATATAATACCTAATATTATTGGTTATGAAATATTAGTTGGTAGTAGAGCAGGTAATAGATCTATTCTAGCTAAAGGTATTATTAAAAATATGTTTAGGTTCAGAAGAACTCAAAATGATGGTACTGATGCAGGTCAAGGAAATACTAATGCAAATTCACAAGCAACTGGTACTGGTTTAATGCCTAATTATCCTTTTAATGATTTAAGAACTGATCCTTATTTAGTT